TCCCAACCTTAAAAAATCCATTATAGAACATTCATTCTATTTTCAATTTTTACGTGTCCTGAGCCGTAGAATTTTCAAGTTATGATTATATTTTCATCTTTGCCCCTTTTGAACGGCTAAAGTGAATCCCCTTTGATTATCCTATTTTCAAATTAATTCAATTTGAATCCTGTTTTGAAAATTCAGCCTTAAAATAAAAAAGACTCCCCATAGTGGGAGTCTTCGTTATTTAATTGTAATCCCTCTTATTTTTTACCAGTGCGAATCATGTTGAGATTCTTTTTAGCGGATTGCATCCTACGCCATGCCTGTTTAATTTCATGGTCTGGTTGATCTGGTTTAATGTTAATCCAACGGGATTCAGCCTTGCGAAGTTCCGCAAGTGCTACGGATTCGGGATTGTATCGGTTAACCTTTGTGTTCATTTTAAGACTCCTTTTGTCTTTTTTTCTGATTATAAAATCAGTTATTGAAATATGTCAAGGGTTAATAATCTGCGTTACAATCGTCTTTTCCTGTTATTTTATAAGGCGAGTCAATGTACGTGGTATTAGTTGATCTTAACCCGTCCCTTTTAATCCTTGCTACACCTGCAAAGATTACAGTTATTAAACCCACAACAATAAAAATAATAAACCATGTTAAGTAGTTCAATTCAAGCATTGTGACTCCGTTTATTTTACAACTTTATAAATTAATTCGCCTTTATAACCTAGTGATATTAATTCGCTTTCAAATGACGCTTTGCTATCATACCGTAAAATATTTGCAAGGTCTTTAATTTGATCTTTTTTAAGTCTCTTAATAAAATTATACATTTGATCTGATAATTCAAAACATGACTTAATAAAAAGATTTATTTGCAATTCCTCAAGCCATCCTTTTTTGGTTCTGATATATAACATTTTAGACTCCTTATATTTTAGAATGTCCACATTATACAGATAATCACGCAAGAGTCAAGGGTAAAAGGGTATCAATTTTCACTTTCAATATAATATAATCCCTCTTCATTATATACGCAAAATTGACTCCGAATTCGCGCAAGGCTATAAACCTTAAAAAATCGAATTAGAATTTATGTTCTAAAAATTTACTATATTTTTTAAAATGTTTTCCTACTATAACATTCTATCAAATAAAGAGTCTCGCGTCAATAGAACGTATATTCTAAAATAATCCATTGCTACTCTATAATTATTGTTTTGTCAATACCACCAGAATATTTTAAGGTAGTTATACGCATTAATTGATTTATGGGGTAGGGGTCGGATTCAGGGGAATCATTGAAATTTGACGGTAAAAAATGGCAGGCATGAGAATCGCGATTCTGTCAAGGTTTTAAACATTGCAATATCATATTAATTTCATAACAGATTTAAAATTGATACCTTGAATCGCTTGACTCTTTGTTTTTCTTTTGATACAATCTTTACAAGGTAAAAATAAAGGAGTCAATAATGACAACAAAAGTTAAAATCAAATGTAATCAATGCAACCCCTCCGTGATTAACGGAGTCTTTTGTCACGAGTCTGGATGCCCAAATCAGGGTAAAAAATACAATCCTGAATCCGAGTCATGGGATGAGATTTTCACATGTTCAGAATGCGGATCAAAATATACCGATTCAGAATTAGCGGGTGAATGTTGCACCTTTATGGAAGAGGAAGAGGAAGAGGAGACTCCGTTTTATGATGTATTCATTCGATCATGGTATACGCGAGATGAAAAGACGGGAGAATTATTAAATTATCCCGGCGATAAAAAATACATCGCTGAAGGTGTAGACATATTCCACGCCCGCGAAATTTGCAAATTGTACAATGATAATAATGATCCGGGCGAATTGTCCATTAAGGCGGAATTTGAATCTCAATAACACAAGGGGAGTCAATGACTCCCCGTTTTATAAGAGGATTCAAAATTGACACGAGTCAACCCTTGACTCTTCTCATAAGGTCATGATATAATAAAATAAAAACAGGAGTCTATAATGAACAACCTACAAAAGGCAGTTAAGCGAATCGTCGAAAAGTGCGGAGGCGTTTTTACTGAAGAATCGAGTATTTCAGAACATATTAAAATCGTAGCTAGTGATTACCCTGAAATTTTGGCAACTGAATTAGAGTCAATCACAAAAAACGCGGCTCAGGCATGGGAAAATTATAATAATCAAATTGTGACTCGTGATAATTCGGACAAGTATTATAACTTGGTTGATGACATTATCCTTCCCCTTAATATGACGACTGATAGAGGGGTAGGATTGTATCCTACCTATGAAGTTATGATTAACGGGCGAACATATACCGAGTATACGCCCCTTAATGCTTTACGTCGTTATAATAACTACTGGCATAATAACGATTAATAAAATCCTGATTTTATGGGATTATAGGCGCAAATTTAAGGAGTCAAAAATGACCGAGTCATATAGTGGACGATTAGAGGGGCTGAAAACAAAAGACGGTCATAAATATACTGGAGTCTATTATGATGAAGAGGGAATCCGGTGGTATATGGTGGAAGACGAAAAGGGGAATCCATACGAGACTAAAGAAGAGCCGCCCGCTGAAGTTATAGACTTACGGAGTCACATGGGATTGTCTTTTCAGAATTCAGAATGTCCGTTCTAATAACGGGCGAAAATTAAGGATTCAACCATGACAGATAAAAAATTATACAATCCGTTCAAAGTAAAAAATGAATCTGGTTTCTACTGCTATAAATGCGAAAAGTGGCATAGCAAAGAAGAAGTAAATTATTTTTATAATGTTGTGGCAGGGAATGAAATTTATATGTCTTCATGCCGTAGTTGTAGTATCGAATACGCTCAAGAACTATCCGACTCTTACAATGAACGTAATGAAAGAATCAAATTACTTAGTACTAACCCTGAAAATCCCGTTAATGTGTAATACTTAAATATATATAGGGCGAAAATCGCAATGAAATTACAACGATTCAACCCTTGCATTAGTTGATAAACTGGTTTATAATTGTATTGTACAAAACAAAACAGGAGTCATAAAATGGAGATTAAATTTACTGAAGTTAAACCGAATCAATGGGGACATTCTCGCCATGTATGCCATTTTCTGAACCTTCTTAAGCCTGAAGAGAAGAGTCAAGAATTCAGCCTTAAGCATGGTTTAAATAGTACTTCGATTCAATATAAAATTGCATTAAGTCGTGCTAAAAGAATCGGTGGGCGAAAATTCCATAATAAACAATTTGGCGGCGGGATTGTTTTTACTATTTCAGCCCGTACAATTGAAGAGTTGGAATCTCAAATTAAGACTCTTTTGTCTGAATAGGATTACAAAATGGAACTCTCAAGAAGTCAAGGGTTAAACTTTTCACGGGCTGAGATTGAATCAATGAACTTTATACACGAGAATCCGGGTAATCATCACTGTATAATCTGCTCATCTAACGGGGCAAAAATCGCCCGCTATTGGATAGCATACCATTATATAAACGGTTCACCGGGGAACTGGTTAAAGACTTTTCCATGCTGGGAGTCACTTGTCGATTATATGACTCCCTTGAATATCTTACAGGCAGTTAACATTGTTGGCTATGGAAAAGTAACAGATTAATTTTGCAATGATTTTGTAATGTTTCATTGGCGCAAATTTGGTATAATAGAAGTACAACAAACAAGGAGTCAAAAATGAATTACAACATTAAATTAACTGATAAATTCTTTTCTCAGGCTGATGACCTAGAGAATACCCTTCATTCAGTTGGCGCAAAAATCACGGCTGGAGTCTACCAAAAAGGGACTAATTACATCGAAGACAATGCAGGGCGAAAAATGGGGGAATGTTTTATCAGTGAAAACCCTTTAACTCTTGTACAATGTCTTAAGGCAGGTCATGACTCCAACGGGAATCGCCTTGCAATCTTTGTACAATACGACCTTAACGGGGTCATCTTGGCAGTTTACAAGTATGGTAATAAAATCCCCTCCGCTATCCTGAATAACTCATATATTCTTTTGCCTGATGTAAACGTGAGTAAAAAAGAATTGCAAGAATGGATTAAGGACGCTAAACAATCGAATCGAATCGAATTCATTCAAGGCGAATAAGGAGTCAATCATGACAGAAAATCTAAAATTTGAAATTATCGATAACGGGCGAGTCTTGCGTGTAACGGCTGAAAATCAGGCAGATTTTTTGCAGTTTATAAAAGACCATGAAGAAGACATGTTAACAAGTTATACCCCGAATTCTGACCAAGCATTTATTGAATTAACCGAGTCTTACTGGTGTAATGGCTGGCATGTTTGTAATGCCGATGAGTTAGGGCAAATGAGTCAATGTTTGGTAATCTGTGAAGATTCAACCATCGAAGATAATGAAAGTGTGACTCTTCGTGGGCGAGCATGGACTAACATTCATAATTACCATATTGTTAACCCGCTTGATTCAATTGTTGAAAACGGGTATATTGACTTTTTACTATGGGATACTTTCAAGGGCGAAAATTTTCCTCTTTACGGTGGAGTCGAATAATGGACTCCGCGAAACTCTACAATAAATACTCCATAGCAGAATTGCAAGAGATGGAAAAGAAAATCAAGGAAGACCCAAAGAATCGGTTAAGGGGTCAATTCTATCTATACACCCCTTCAGCCCGTAAAAAATTAGATGCTATTGCATGGGCGATTACCTACCATTTACGGGATGCAAAAATAGCACGGGGCGAATCTGTAAACGATTCGGGTTATACTGGAAAATAAAGGGCGAAAATTCCTTGACTCTGTTTTCAAATTGTGCTACAATTGAATTATACAGGAGATTCAAACATGGAAGAAAATAAAGGTTATAAAATGTACTTCAATACCGGAGTCCGTCCTGAAAATCGCCTTAGTTTATCGGGCGAAAATAAGGGGAAACTGGTATTATCCGAACATGAGGCATTAAAAGGCGGCACAATTCAAATTGCATATTATCTTGAGGAAAAGCCAAAAGATAATTACAGACTCTTGTACCTTTGTCCAGAAGATTACATTAAAACAATGCCCGAATACGAAAAAGCCATTAAAATTATCGGCGGCGGCATGTTGTCGGATTATGCTATTTTTCAAGTGATTTAAAGGTATTCAAAAATGATTAAAACAATCCGAGTCGATATTCCCTATAGTGAAAATAAATCAATGGAAGAAGTCTTAACCGAGGAGTTGGGGAAAGTCGGTTTAAAAATCTCAGACATTGAATTAAAAGGTATTATAAGTAGAGATTCTTATAGGGTAACTTCTCATTTTGGGAACTGGTGTTATGTTCCCGCTAAAGATATTCCTGAACTTCATAAAACAGGATTATTACTAGACCTTCCCCAAGTAATTTTAGAACAATCGGATTTAGAAGGAATCGCGGTAGGGGATAAAGTAACTTACAGTTTTAATAACTCTCTTCTTATGGAGTCATCCGATTTTGGTAAGGTTGTAGAAATAAAATCAGATGATAAAATGACCATGATTACGGTTACTAAGGGAAAATCAAGAGTTAAGGGGTATAGGTTTTATACCGGAGACTGTGTAAAGATAGAAAAAATCAAATAATTGCAACGTTTTTGCAATGTTTCTAGGGGCAAAATTGGGTTATAATTATTGTATCAAACAAGGAGTCGTAATGATTACTCAAGCGCAAAAGGCACGGACTGAAAAATACTTAAATTCCCTTATCCGTCACAATAAAAAAGTAATGACGGTCAAGGAATGGTTAGAGACCCTTAAGAATGAAGGTTATAGCCCTTCTATTGAAACGGTACGGGATGACAACAAAGAAGAAAAAGAAGCGGAGCGACTCCGTCAGATTTGCCGCTCTTGGGATTTTCCGTTTGGTAATCCTAATCATCCTGAAGTTATCAAATATAATCAAGATAAAGAAAATCTAGCAAAGGGATTCTTTAAGACGGTCTACGTAATGCGGGCTGAACGGAACTCTTATGTTATCACAAAAACCGCCTATGATTATTTGATGGGCGAAAGTCAGGATCAGGAGTCATAACATGGGCGCAAAATTAGAATCTGAATCTTTCCCTTTCCCTGTAAAAATCATTCATGCTTTGACGGGTCATATTTATATTAGACCCATCAGCAATTTAAAACCATTTACCGAATATCAAGAGAAATTTATAGAGGATTATATTAATTCTTGTAATCTTGGGATTATTAGGAACAAAGTAAAGTCTAATTTTACTACCGAACCCACAAAGCAGGGGTATGGGTTCAGGATTTATACCAAATAACTTGGATAAAATCGCCATTTTATAAGGAGTCAACTATGGAAAAATATTCTTTGGATAATGTAGATCAAACTTCTGTTACCGCTATGGGTGGCTATGTTTGGCGGGCTATGCTGGCTGAAGGGTTTACAAGTCATCAAATGACTCAGTTTTCTATTTTATCAATGCGAGGGGGATTCCAAAATTACAAAAAAATTTGTTTTGATTACATAGACATCTTAAATAAAAATTTGTAATGATTTTGCAATATTTCTAGGGGCAAAATAGGGTATAATTAGTTATAACAAAAAAGGAAATCAAAAAAATGGACATTATTACGCGGTTTGTTAATTCTGGCTGGAATGTAAAAATTGAACACTTTGAAAGTAAAAGCGGATTCAAAGGAGTTAAAATTTTTGCAGATAATGGAGATGGAGAATTAATTGCAGATGGTAAAAATCTTGCGGAAGCAAAAAAGGTACTTTGTCTCTTAAATAAAATTGAACTTCCATTACCTTCTCAGGTTTAAATAAATAAGGAGTCACAATGATTACATCTAAATTATGCTCTAGCCTTGAGTCAATTTATAATAAACACTTTCCACATAGTAAAGCGTTTGCGAAATTTGACTCTCGCTTTTATTCTAGCATTTACGTTAATCTTTTCTTGGCAGGATCAAAAGAAGAAAACTCAAGGAGTTACTGGGATAATGACATGCTACACATTACCTTTCGCATTGTGACTCCATCGGGCGAATTTTCCAAAGATGTTACAATCGACTCCGAATTGCCCGAAATTATCTTAATTGAAAATGTCAATAAATCGTACTGGCTTAAGCCTGAAGACAAATATTCTGCTTATGGTCGGCGCAAGTTGTCTTTTCGTAAGGCTGAAGGGAACGTAGAAAAGATTTTACAGGTTTTCGAAAAGTTTTGCATTGCCCTTAAAAAGTCTCTTGTTGAAGACTTGCAAAATGACCTTATTCACAGTAACCATAAAGAACTTTTAACAAAGAAACTAGGAGTCTAAAATGACAAACGAAATTGATAAGGCTATCGAATGGCATAATTCTCTAAGCGTAAACGATTGGAAAATCCTTGAGAAAAAATACTCTTTTGGACTTATTAATTTTCATCCTTCTAAAATTCTTGAAATGTGGAAGGGGGAAGGAATGCCTGAACCTCAAAAAGTAGATTCTGTGCGAGATATTGAAATTAAAGTTATGTTGTCTAACTTACTTTATAATATTCAAGACAAATCTATTCAGTCTCTCTTACGTTATATTATTTTTACTCATTGCGGAGATCAAATTGAGTGGGAAACGATTTATAACAAAATGACTGAACTCATGCCGGAAATTTTACTTAATTCATAAGGGCAAATTTTCTGTAATGAACCTGCAATAAAAAATCATTGACATTTATATTTTTCTCTGCTATAATTGAAGTATAAATAATCAAGGAGTTAATCATGGAAACAATCGGAAAAGTTTTATATCAAGAAAAATGCGGAGAATGTGAGTTATATATAAGCGAATATGGATATGACTGGATTGTAGGGGGGATTATAGAAGGACAAACAGTAGAAAAAACGTTTCGCCCTAACGCATATGCTAATAATTACGAATCTGCAATTGAAATGTACGATAAGACTCTAGATTATGCGAGTCGTAAATATGGAATTGACCGAGTCATGCCTGATAAACCTAATTTTGAAGTAATTATAACGATATAATGATTTATCCTAACCTTTTCAAATCTCGTTATACTCTGAAAGGTAAAGACTGGATCAAAACTATTACCGCCGAAGACCGACTCGCCTTTTACATAGGGCGAAATTTGGCAAGCCTTTATCAATCCTACAATCAAACGTCACAAAGACAAAGGTACATCGTGGGACTGGGAAGGATGCGGATCAATTCCTAATCTTCTATGTCTTATTGAACGTCATAATTTTATTACGTTAGATTACACGTCATCTGACGGAGAATCTAAGTCGATTGTATTATCTGGAATGCTTGCCCGTATTGCACAACATGAGAGTCATCACTTACAAGGAACTTTAATTACTGATATAGCAAGAGAAAGAAAGAGAATTAAGTAATCAATGGGCGAAATTTATTGTATTGAAAATAAAGTTAATGGCAAGAAATATATAGGACTAAGTGTAAACCCTAATCAAAGATTTATCCAGCATAGATCAAAACTAAGAAATAATCAAGATAGGTCATAATTTTTAATATGAATCTGCAATTATTCTATGCGAAATTTGCTCTTGCAATTTATAAAGATATTTGGTATAATTATATTATAACAAAATAAAGGAGTTTTATGAATAAAAACCCGTCCCATGCACCAAATGATACAAATAAGGCTCTTTCAATTATGGGGGCATATTTTGAAGCGGTTTCGATGTTGATTCATGGAAATCAACTTATCAAGATTGCTACTCATTTATTGAAAAAATATTGACTAATGAGGAATACAAAAAGAAAACTTTCATTATTGATTGGAGCAATCAAGAGATTATGAACCAAATGGGTCATGATTTTTGGTTGACTCGCAATGGTCACGGTGTTGGTTTTTGGGATCGCCCTGAAATTTGGGGAGACTGTGCTGATTTATTTTCTGATATTGCTCGTTCAATGGGCGAAAAATCCGCTTGGGTAGAAAATGAAAAATTGTTTATTGAATAATTTTGCAATGAATTTGCAATGTTACTAGGGCGAAAATCGATTATAATAGATGTATCAATAAAAACAGGAGACTAAACAAATGAAACAACTATTAGAACAAATTCACACTTCAGAAGATACCGCCTTTATTATTGAAGATTACCCCTTTGGTTTTCGTTTGCGCTGTAAAATGCGTGTCTGGATTGAATCAGACAAGAAAAAGGGTATGCGCGTTGTTCGGCAAACTACCGATCCTCGCAAGGCTGGCGAATTCTGGAATGCCCCTAAGAAGTCAACCTATGATACCTTGAAAGTATTGTACATTGACTCTGATACTGAACACATTGAATCTGCTGGCTGGAATGCAAATTACTCTTCAGGTAATATGGAATTTCTCGCAGACTTTGGGGATGTTCTGACTGAAAAACAAATTCACATGATTACCATCCACTACGCCGCTGATATTGTCCGTGAAATGGGTATTAGCCTGTATGATAATGGTCGGGCTGAATTCTATGCGAAACTTAAGGAAGTCTTGCTAGATATGGGGCAAGATGAGATTGTAAAGGATATGGCGGTTTGATATTAATAAAAGTAATCTTTTATATATGGAGAAAATATAATGATTGACCAAAACGAATTTACAATGACAGTTAATCCTATAAATAAGAACGGTGTTACCTTTTGGGTAATTCGATTGTTCAATCTTGAGACTAAGAAATTTGAAGAATATCGTACTGACGATAAAACAGGTCAAAAAATAGATGAATACTTGCGTTCAGTTTGTAATAATCTCTGGTCATGGTTACCTCAGTCGGTTAGTTATGACATTTATGACCCTGTAATTTATAAAGAAAAGTATTTTGAAATCATGCAGGTTTTTGGATCAAAGTTAACGTTTATATCGGGCGAAATTTTCTAGGAGAAAATATGTTAATTCACATTTCTTACAAAAATGGAAATCAGGAAACCATACTTAATGTAGAAGAGATTCATTATGGGTACAATATGATAACAATTTCCCTGTATGTTGGTAGCAAAGAAGAAATTTTGCTATCTGAAATTTCTATCTTCAAAGTCGTAAACGAATAAAAGGATCATTTTATGGACAAAACATATAACATAATGTATGGGGTCGCCAAGTGTAAGTATCTTGTCAACTTTCATGACGGATATAAAACTCACAATGACGGGAGTCCTTTCTTTGATATAAAAATTTTCAAGAATAAAAAGAAACTGGCTAATTTTGAAAAATTTCTAATTCAAGAAGGTTATGTAAAAGGATAAAATATGGGAACAACTATTTTTGTAATTGCGATTGTTGTGTTATTTGGCATTGGTTTTTCTCTCGTTATCTTTGGATAAAACAATGGCGCAAATTTTCACTTCTCACAAACTAAATGCGGGGCAAACATTTAAGTTTTATTCTCTGGATGAAATTCTACTTTTGTTTGATGAGGTTGATGTCTGGACTGAAAAAGAAAACAACGGACTCGGTGAACCTATCGTTTATGGTCGCGCTAGAGTTGTTAGGACTCCTAATAATAAATACAATGTCTACACTGGCTTAATATTATCGGGCGAAAATTGCAATTAATATATGCGAAATTTTCTATTGCTTTTTATTTAGTAGTGTGCTATAATTATTATATCAATGAATAAGGAGAATAAAAATGGCAGATTATCCAACAAACTCAGACATGAAAGTTAGCAGAGATGTTAATACGGGAGAAGTTGTTGTAAAGATTAAAAGAAACAATATCAATCAAGAAATCAGATTGAATTTTTCCCCTAGTTCGGACTGTAAAGACGGAACACTTACGATTTTTGTATCTGGTGCTGGTGAAGTAAGCAGTATGACAAAATCGAAATTTATGGATAAAGTTTGGACTATTTTCGGCTTTGGAAGACAGCCGGGAGAACTCTAATCGATAAAATGAGGATTTTATTCAGATAAACAAAAGGAGTCTCAAATGAATTATCAAGGAAAACAATTCTTGAACAATATTGATTTATCTGTTTCCTGTGAAAGATTGGAAAATTGGGGGAGTTTAGAGACTCTATTTCCAAAGGCAAAGTCTGGGGATAATATTTACTGCGTAAGTATTTGCTTGGATAATAATCGAGATGAAAACGGAAACAAATATTATTTAGACGATGATGGATTTGAAGACGTTTTCGTAGCTAATCCTGATGTCATCTTAGGAAACGATTCTTTTCATAAAAAGGTTGTTGAAAATAGCGGAAAATTTGATGATGGCGATTGCTTTTTCAAGAACAAGAAATCGGCTATGAAAGTAGCTATGTGGTTGAAAACTGAGTTGCAATTACTTGGCTATAGTGTTGAGTTTTCAACAATAAATATTTAATTTATAAAATCAAGGTTTTATTAAAAGAGGATCAAATGAAAATATCTCGCCTTTGGGTTGTAACCAAACCGAACAAAAATTCAACACTGGAAGACATTTGCTTTCAAACGGATTTGACCGAAGGACTCTGTAATCAATACAAAGGTGGTCTTGACCCAAAAGACATTGTAGGTTTTTGGGATGACGAATCTCAAGCCAAAGAAAAAGCCCGATTTCTTCTTCAAAGGGCGAAAATTGAAAACAAGGAAAACTAAAATGACAAACGTAAAGACTCTAACCGTTACTCATCCTAAGATTGAAAACGCCGAAAGTATTGAAGATATTCTCTGCCTTTCAACGTTGATTGCAAACGGAGAACTTTTACCAAATGCAACTTTGGATCAGTCGAAAGATTTTTATGTAAATGAAACGGGCGAAAATTGTAACAAATGCCCCTTCAAAGTAACCTGTTTGGCTTGCATTATCAACGAATAGGATAAATGAAAATGAAACCTTATGCTATTTGGATGTTAGACGAGTATGGAAAATGGGGTGCGGAAAATGTTGAAACAGAGGAAGAAGCGAGAGAAAGAGTAAGTGATTATAATTCTCATTCTCTAAGAGGCGAATTCTATTTTTGGCAAAAGGAAGAATATACTACGTGGAAGAGTGTCGAATCTGAAGACCTTACAAAGATTTGTGTTTTTTGTGACGAAGAAAACAATGTTTACAACAAAGATTGCTTTAATTGTGGAAGAGAATCGTTTGTTTCACTTCTTTTTAACACATAAAATCTGTATTTTATGTAAAGGATGAATTATGAAGTTAATATTGGAAGAATTGGATGGCTCAAGAAAGACTTTTTATAATGTAAAATTGTTTCAGCAATTTCCTGAAAAAGACTCTCCTCGGATTTTGGTATATGTGACACAGGTTGAAAAGGGAACTGAAACAACTGAAAAATTAGAGTTTTGGGAAAGTCTTGAGATACATGTAGCGGATGAATAAAAGTATTCTTTTATTGGGCGAAATTTGATAAAACAAAAAAAATAACAGGAGAATCAAAATGAATTTTTCAGATTTGCAAGATATTGTAGAAGATGCGGGATTTGAAACACAATCATATTCTGGTCGCGGAGTGTACGGAAAGAAATGCTTGTCTTTCAATCTTGAAAGTGGGGAAAATGGGTTTGACGCTTTCTTATCCATTGCAGAAGCTATTCAATCCTATGTTGAATCTCATGATGATGGTATTGAATTGGAAGATATTACTCCTCTTTTTATGGGGGCAAAATCGGACTCTATGGGGCTGGGAGTAGTTATTTATTTTCCCGATATTGAATGGGAAGAAATTGAAAATCAAAATGGAGATGATGAATTAGATTCTGTTGATGAATTTGAAGACGAAGAAGACTGGTAAACGAATAAAACATAAATTTTATTAAGGATAAACAAAATGGAAAAGTCAACTATCATTAATTATGTTTGCGAACATGCTCTTGTTAGTGAACTTACTACTCATAATAATTACTCTGTTCGATTTCCCTACCCCTCATCGCCTATGATTTTTACAGCCAATGATCCTGAAACTCTGGTTGATAGGGTTTGGAATTATATTAATACAGATGAAGGGCGAAATTTAATTGCTAAACGTGACTTTACAGAATATACCGACGAATTCTATATCCCAAGCGGAGACGAAGAATGAACTACGAAAAAATGAAAGATAAAGTTTATCAAACAGGTAACATGAAATTTAAGGTTGTTGGGTATGAAACAATCACTGAACATTCTGCAACTCTATATGTAAAAATTCTTGATGCTGGTTTCTTCTCTTCTGTTACTATCGAATTTGGATCGGACGAAATCAAAGATGGTATATTGTCGGGCGAAATTTGGGAGAGTAAATAATGTTAATTAAAGAATTTTGCCCTGCAAAAAATGGTGATTATCATTTTGTCATACGAGAATCTAATTATGGATCACAGTATGATAAATTCGAAGGATTAGTTTCCGTTGCTAAACAAGATTTTCCAAATTTGGAATCTTCTGACATACGAATTGTTAAATATGGTGGAGACAGATATGCTAAAACTTTTGGAATAGAATTTAGTTTATCGACTCAACCACCTGAAGATTACAAAGAAATTTCTCATTTAGAATATGAGTCATAATAAAACTAGCATTTTATCTATGTGGAGGAATAAATATGAAACACTATAACATTCTTCGGGCTTTAGCTGAAGGTAAAAAATGCTTTATGGTCACTAATCAAGTTGAAACACGATGGGTTTTAGGAACGTCTTTTGAACAAGTGAAAGGTCGTTTTCGTAAATGGCTGGTAAAAGAAATTTCTGTGAATGAATTTGTTAGACAGAAACTTGCATATGAATAAAATGGTAATTTTATAGGATCAGAATATTATGAATGTTTTTAGTTTTATAAAAAATAAGATTAAGTCTATCTTAAACGATTACGGATATTACCAAGTCGATGATTTAGTTACGGGCTGTCATTGCGGCTTGTGTGGAAAATGGATTTCGGATCAAATAGTCCCTAAATACTGGCGTTGGGGCATCTGCAAAGAACATAAATAAAATCACTGTTTTATAAAGGAATGAAAATGACTCCTGTAATTGTTCATGAACTTTACTTTGTTGTTCGAATATCCGAATTAGAGAATTTAAAAGAACTTCCTAGACATGGTTACACGAGTCTTTTAGAGGCTATGAGGGCGCACGATGGAAGAGAAGAATTTACAGTAAAAAGCTATATTTATGTATGGAATGTGGTTCAAAGAAACATTTGTTAAACCCTTGACAAGCAAGGGTTTTTCGCTTATAATTAATATTATGAAAAATAAAATTCGTTTCAAAAAGCATCCAGAAGTAACGGGTTTAGCATCAGTTGGGGCTGGTGATCCAGACATTGATATTAAAATTAACGGTAAAGTGTGCGGATATATTGCTCACCCGAATTGGAGCAGTAGCGATAAAAGAATTCGTATAAAATTATCAGTCAATAAAGAAATTGAAGGAAAACCTAATTTCGAGTGGATTACTTTAAAGTACATTCCTGAAAACGACGAACAAGCCAGAGAATTTCTAAAAAAGTATGTTGATGAAATTGTCAAGAAACATAATTTGTATTATTTTGAGGATTAAATGAAAATTAAAGTATATGAAGTTGGTGGAAAACTCAGAGATGAGTTTATGGGTTTGCAAAATAAAGATGTTGATTATGCAGTAGAAGCACCCTCTTATGAAGCAATGCGCGATTACATAATTGCCGAGGGTGGAAAAATATATTTAGAAAGTCCTGAATATTTTACTATTCGGGCTAACGTAAATGAAATCGCGGCTGACTTTGTTCTTTGTAGGAAAGACGGAACTTACTCGGATGGTCGTCGTCCTGATTATGTCGAAGAAGGAGACATTTTTGATGATCTTGCTAGGCGAGATTTTACAATGAACGCCATCGCCAGAAACGTTGAGACAGGGGAAATCATTGACCCATTCGGGGGAGTTAGTGATATTAGTCGTCGTTTTATACGATGTGTAGGCGATACTAGAGACAAAATGATAAAGGATTCCCTTCGACTCCTTAGAGCATTGAGATTTTCTATTACAAAAGACATGAGTGTTGACTCAGATATTATGTACTTTTTTACCTCTCATGGCTGGATGGATAGACTCAAGATGGTTTCAGAAGAACGAATTCAAAACGAAGTTCATAAAATGTTCGCGTCGAATACCTTCGATACAATGAAACTCTTTAGTGATTATCCTTTGTTGGCTAAGGCTTGTTTTTCTGGATCAATCTGGCTGAAGCCAACAAATGAGAAAAGGAAATAAATAAAAGGATGCTTTTATGGAGAACAAATGAATAATAAAATTTTGACACTATTTATTTTTAGAATTTTACCAATAATTTTTACAGCGGGATACATAAAAATGTTGCTCGATTTAGATAGTAATTTTATTGGAGGAGTTGTTACAATTATTGGTTTGATTTTTCCCCTTATCGGTCTCTTTTTGTGGATGTTGGGCGATAAGGTATACGAGTCTCAGAATTTTAAATAAAATAAGGGTTTTATAAACATGTTAAAATTATTATCCGAAAATCAATATTGGTTAAGCTTTTCTTTTGTCACCGAAATGGAAGACGACGAGGTTTCTATAGTTGTTATCAATAAAAAATGGTATTTGAACCCTCAAAACTATAGTTCTGTAATTGGATATTGGTATCCTGATTTTAAAAACGTTCAGGAAACAGTTGAAAATGGATCGTACATAAAAGATTTGATAGATGAGTTTTTCAGAAACCTTGACAAATCTAAATAACTGTTTTATAATTATTGTATAATCAATAAACAAACAGGAGAAAATAAATGGCTCATAACATTTTTGGACAGCGTTTTTATGGAAATCGAGAACCTGCTTGGCATGGTTTAGGTGTGGTTTCTAAAGAAGATCAAACAGGGGTTGAAGCCCTAACCGCTTTGGGTGGTGGTTATTGGATTGAAAAACGCCCTGTAACTGTGACTCTCAACGATATTCCAACCGAAACGGGTGATTTTGCAATTGTTCGTTCTGCTCTTCCTGATGACCCTAAAGAACGTGTTTTCGGATATACAACTGACCGATACAATATTCTTCAACCTCTAGATGCCGTAGAATTATTTGACCAAAAAGTTTCTGAACCGGTTGAGACTCTTGGTATGTTAGGAAAAGGAGAACGTCTTTTTCTTACTTGGAAACTTCCTGAAACTGAAGTTGTAAAAGATGATGTTGTTCAATGGTATGGTTTTTGTGCCATTGGATTTGACGGCGTGATGGGAGCAAGCCTGAATGTTGTAACGACTCGTGTTGTTTGTCAAAACACTTGGACTTGCGGCTATTGCTGAAGCCATGCAGGAAAAGAAGTCAAACAAGGGTCGTATATATGCAGGGAAGCATACGTCCAAGAATATGAAGTTTGAACTTGGTGAATGGATGAATCATGTTCAATCTAGCACTAAGAAGCAAGTTGAGTTGACAAATTCGTTTTTCAAACAACTTACTAAAGTCCCTCTCATTGAAGAGAAAGAAGTCTACCGTCTTTTGTTTACTGCTTATCCTGATCCGAAACCTCTTCCTGAAGATTATCCGACTAAACTTCGCGCAAGCAAGGAAGAAAAGTTGGAAACGGAAAAGAAACTTATGACTCAGTATCGAGATGGAATTTATAGTTTGTTTGCTGGTCAAGGTACTGCTATTACTCAGGATTATTGGGGATTGTTCAACTCTGCGACCGAATACTTTAATTATGGACAGATGGAAAAGAAACCTGCTAATCTGAGTATTTTAATGGGGCAACGTGCTACTCGTATGAATCAAATGGCTGAGGTTTTGCTTAAAGACATTAATGGATAAAATTTGACTTTTATTCATAAGGAGAAATATGATTGAGGATAATATAAAAAATATTGGAATGATTCTTTATCTTTCAGATGGTCTTTCTACTTGGGTTTTTTCATCTTATCATTCTAAGATTATATCAGATGAAACTGTAAAAGATTACATTAGACTGGATGGTTTAATAAAAAAATACCTATCTAAAAAAATTAATAATCCGTCTTCTTTAATTTTGGAGGTATTTGAAAGTCATTTGAGAGAAGTTTGGACGAATATATTTATTTCTCACATGGATATCGATATAAATATTCCAAAAGACTTTACCATAATTGATGATTTTAAAAGTAGGGTTTCAACATTCAAAAACTATTCTGTTTATAAAGAACCTTATGTCAAATAAAAGATATAGAGAAAATCTTGAAAGAGGAAAAGAGTCCGAGTATAAATTTCTTCAAAACCTTAAAAACGCAGGAAGAATAGCGAAAATATATTATTCTGAACTTAACGGGAAGGGCGGACAGTTAATCGAAACATTTAGGGGCATACTTCTTGTTTGTCCAGATATAGAAGTTTTAGAAGAAAGCGGAAGTGTAATACTTAGGATAGAAGTGAAAAGTTATACAAAACTATATAAAGACGGAAATGATTTGTTCGTAACAATACCTGAAGATCAGTTTCATGATTATTTGAAACTTTTGGAATACGAAGAAATAGATATAAAAGTTGTTTTTCATGTAAAAGAATCTGATGATTGGTATTGGAAAGATTTGATAGATTTAGATTTATCTAAAGAATCTCCGAAGAAATTATATTTTCCAAGAGACCAGAGAAGTCATTATAAATGGAAATATAATAGTTTGAATACCGATTTTTCTTGGATAAGCAATGAATAAAAGTGCTATTTTATAAAGGAGAAATATGATTGAAGGAAAGATTTACGAATACATGGCTGTAAACGGCTGGCTTTGTTTAGTTTACAGGCAAGGAATTTTTATTGGATCAGTTCATTTAGATAATAGTGGGGTTTGGAATGTTAAATATCAGGAATGCGTTAGATATATTCCTATAAATTCTTGTTTACAATTATTGGGTTACAATAGAGAAGAAGAAAATACAGTGGAGGTTGAATGAAATATCGAGTTGGTGATACTAGAATTAAAAGTGGATTCTTATATTTTCCGTTGAGTATTTATACTGAAAAGCGTTGGTTAGAATGGGCTGTATGGGAAGAAAAACTAGATTTCAATTTCGATTGGGTTCCTTATCGGTTTATAAATGACGTTGAAGAGGAAGAATGAAAATTATTTACGAAACACCAAATAAAGAATACGCTATTGTAGAGCAAACTGATCCTGAATGGCAAGCTGTTTTTGGGACAGACGCAGTATATTATAATGCAGTAAAAATATCTACTAAAAGCATTATATATACTGGAATTTCTGTACCTCCTGTTTTGAAGTGGCTTAGAAAGTTTAGTGTTATTTCAGAAGACGAAATGAATTATCAAATCAAAAAGATTGGAAAATAAAATTTAAAATGTCTTCTGGTAAAAAGAGAACTGACGAAGAAATAAAAGAACTTGTCGAATCTTTTAATTATAAATATATCTATGGTTATATACACAATCAAGCCAATAGGGTTGTAGTAGAAGATAAAAACGGATACAGATATGATGTAACATCGATAAAAATTTTAAAAAGTAAAAATATAAGTTTTGTTCATAAAGAAAATCCATTCACCTTATCTCATAACATTCCTTTATGGTTAGAATTGAATAATAGTCAATTTAAATTATTGGAAAATAATGAATATAAAGGAAGTTCTTTAAAATTAAATTTTTACTGTAAAAAATGCAAAGATTATCCAAAAATTTCTTGGAATAAGATTTATCAAAAAAGAGGATGTCCAATATGTTCAGGGGATCAGGTTGGAATATATCATGATCTGGCTGTTCAGTTTCCAGAAATAGCCTCGGAGTGGCATCCAACCAAGAACGGAAATTTGACTCCTTTTGATATTACATATGGAGTAAATAAAGAGGTTTGGTGGTTATGTCCCAACGGACATGATTATTATTCATCTGTTAATAACCGAACAAATATGGGTAGTGGTTGTAAAAAATGTTCTAATAATCAACAAGAATCAAAAATAGCCACTGGGCTAAAACGGTATATTCTTAATAAACATCATGCAGAAGAAGAATATCCTATTTTTAAAAATCCTGAAACAAATCGTCCTCTTCCTTTTGACATTTATATTTTTGGTGGAAAAGATCAAACAATCAACGGGATTTACATTGAAGTTCATTGGAAACAGCATTATATGATTGAACAAAGGCATAAACAATCGGCAAAGAAAAAAGGAACAAGTTCAGAGGAAGAATTTGAAAATCAAAAACACAGAGACAGACTTAAGCGCAGATTTGCTCGTAAAAACGGAACATATATAGAAGTAGATTTAAGAAAAATAAAAACACTCGAAGAAGCAATATTTTTCATAGATGAAAAATTAAAAACACTATATTTCTAAAATCAAGAAGGAAAATAAAATGAATGCAAAAGCTCTTATTCAAGAACATATTAAAGAAGCAATCTTAATGTTGGATGAAGAAAATTTAATTGAACCAACAAACGAACAATTGTTACAAGTCACCGTACCAAACGATAAATTAGAACTCGCTTGGTGTGGTGGCAATAGGAGACGGGGATGTGGTAACAGATTTAATTTGTTTACTGTTCAGTATGAGGATGGTTTTGCGGTATGTCCTTATTGTGGAAAGAGAAACTAGATGAAAATCAAACTTGGTAGTTTTGAATTTGAAATGGACGACATGTATGTTCCAGCGGTTTTAGGAATGATTGTTATAATTGTTGCGTTAGTTGTTAAATATAAATAAAATAGTTATTTTATGAATTACGAGGTTAAAATGACTTAATGGCTTCTGGTGATGTACATAATAAATATTTAAGAATGGGATGGTATGTTATCATCCCTCTTGGTTTAATACTTTGGATTTTTCTTTTTGTAGCAGGGGATAACAATTCGTACTTGTACGCTCTATTTTTATATTTGAATTTTCTTTTATGTGAAATAATTGATCCTGATGCAGATCAGTTGGGCTTAACGAGTTCTGAGGGCAGAGTACTCAGATTTACAAGAAAATTTTATTTGGGTTTTTTGGGTGCTTTATTCGTTGCGTACACGTTTATATACGCTTACATTATAGGACTCTTTGGAGGGCATAGATCGCCTTTGTCACATGGCTTTATTCTCGGAACAATCGGAAGAATGATATTTTACAATATCCCTGTTATGTTATTGTTTTATGGTATTTATTCTTATGGATTAGTTAATTGGAGTTGGATACGGACTGTAAGCATATACCATTCGTTTGCTATGGAAAAATGGTTTCCTCAATATGTTCTATCTCAATTTACAGCATGGTTTATAGGGGACGGAATACATTTAATACTTGATACAGAGTGGGCTAAAGGAAGACTTTACGAATATAAATCTATCAGAAAATTAAAGGATAATAAATGACTGAAGAAAATATTGTTTCTCAAGAAGAAAGAAATATTTATGAAGAAGAACTTCGAAAAGACAATGAGGCGTTTGAAGCTTATCTAAACAACATTTACAAAAAAGATGTTCCTCGTCCTGAACCCCCGACTCCAGAAGAACTTAGTTTTTGGCGTTTAGCAGGTCTTGAGTCTTCTTTGTTTGTTATGTCTGCAATTGGTTCTGCTCTATTGAGTGCTATTCGTACAGGGGGGTTATTCTGGTTATTGGAGGAACTTCTTTTTCAAAAGTTTGGATTAGATTCCCAATTTAGTTTTTTGGGGAACGTGCTTGGTTTTGGATCAATGATTTTTGCTCTTTTAGCTTTTGAAGGGTTTTTGCTTGGGTACGGCTTGACTAAAGGTAGGGAGTCTGGAAAAATGGAAGTCTCAAAAACAGGTTTGGTTGTATCTCTGGTAACAGTTATTTCAGCGGGTATTTTTTCTAGCTTCAGCATCGTAACAGTTAGTGAGGGTTGGCAAGCCTTTATGAATATAGTCTTGGCTCTTATTACGGGAGGTGCTTCTGCTCTTGTCGCGTTTTATTCATCTGAAAATCTTGGTTTTATTTTGAATAATGTTTCATCTAAAAAGAATGAAAAATTATACGAACATAGAAAAGCAGATATGAGATGGAGAGAAGACGCTAGAGATTCTTATGTGAGTTCTCACTATAACATTCGTCACAAGAAAAGTGATAGAGTCTATGGTAACACCCAATCCCCTCAATCTCAACAACAACCCAAACAAGAACAGAAACAGGAGCAACAGAAAAAACTAAGCAAATTTGAAATGGCTTATAATTTTATCAACGATTATTATTTACAAAACGAAAACATTCCTACAAACAAAACTGTCTCAGAAACGGCTGGAGTCGCTTTAGGAACATCTTACTCCGCATTACAGAAATTTGTAATTGATAACGCACAATTATTGTTGGGATCAGGAAAGATTACAGAAAAAGATTTGGAGGAAACTAATAAAAAATATTATGGAACTCTAATTAAAGACTTTATCAAGCGAAATAATAGATTTTTGAACACTGAAGAAGTCAAACAAACTGTAATTCCTCCTAAAGAGTTGGCGAGATTTATCGTCGATAATCGTGACTGGATTGTACAAAACAATTTAGTTGACGAACAAACTATTCGACAGGCGGAAGAAATAATGTCAGGAGGAGGCGCATAGCCTCCTTTTGATTCCTTGACAAATTTACTATGTTGTGGTATACTTATATTTTAGGAGATAAATTATGAATTTGAAATTAGTAGATTTTATAAAAAATAATGATAATTGGGAAGAAGTTCTGTCTAGTTCTCCTTATAGTTTATCCATAAAGAGAGATGGTGATTATACTCTTTTTAAGTATGGAATTGAAAGCAATATGTCTTTGCGTATTGTTCAAGAATGTAGAGGAATTATTTTACATGAGCCAACATTGACTCCAGTTTGTGTTCCTTTTTTCAAATTCTTTAATGTTCAAGAAACCAATGCCCATGAAATAGATTGGAATTCGGGAGTTAGTGTTTTAGAGAAGTTAGATGGATTAATTATAAAACTTTGGTGGCATGGAAATATCTGGCATGTTTCAACAAACGGAACAATTAATGCCTCAGACGCAGAGTTAATGAATTCCGTATTTGTTAATAACGGAGAAGTTCGTTTAGATGATTACTATGATTTGTTTAGATATGCTTTTGTACTTGAAGGAATTGATTATCAAAATTGGAAAAATAGTTTAGATAAGAATTATACTTATATTTTTGAATTGGTAAGCCCTTATAACAGAGTCGTCGTTCCATATCAGAAAACAAAGTTGTTTCATATTGGATCAAGAAATAACATAACTCTTTTAGAAGAAGAATTGGAAATAGGGATTGAAAAGCCGTATTCTTATCCGTTGAATACTTTAGAAGAATGTTTATCCGCCGCTGAAAATTTACCTTTTAGCGCAGAGGGATATGTTGTAGTAGATAAAAATTATAACAGAGTTAAAATTAAGTCCCCTGCTTATGTGTCCGCTCATCACTTGAAGAATAATGGAGTTATTACCTATTCCAGAGTCTTAGATATGATAAAAGTAAACGGAGATGACGATTTTTTATCTATTTATCCAGAGTATAAAGACTATTTTGACTATGTAAAAAACAAATTTGTCGTGTACATCGATAATGTTTTACATGATTACGAACAATATAAAAATCTAAGTTTTTCAACAAGAAAAGATTTTGCTATGTGGGCTAAAGAAACTTCGTGTCCTTCTCTATTTTTTCTTCTTTTAGATAATAAGGTTTCAAATAATAAAGAATCTATTTTGAGTTGGATTTTGAGTATTGATAGTGAAAAATTACTTGTTTCAATAGGAGCTAAACAATGAGCGTTACTTTTACAATGTTAGTAGGGCTGGTAGGAAGTGGAAAGTCTACATGCGCCAAAAAACTAAAAGACACATACGGATCAGACAAGACTCTGATTATTGAGTCTGATGCTTACCGAGAGATATTTTACGGAAAACCTGAAATTCAGGGAGATAATAATAAGTTGTTTGAAATTATTCATAATGACATTTTAGCCAATCTCTCGAATGGGTTGAACGTTGTTTTTGATGCCACTAATGTTTCCCGAAAACATAGAGTAGCCCTTCTTCAAAAGTTGGGTAATAACGTAGTCAAGGAATGTATTGTGCTTGCAACTTCTTATGGTCGTTGTGTTGAAAACAATCAGAGCCGTTCTCGTGTTGTTCCCAAAGAAGTTATCGACAGAATGTGGAAATCTTTTCAGTTTCCGACTCCGACTGAAGGTTGGGATTTAATTGACATCGAATACAATTATGATGAAACCGTTTATGATTTGGATGAATATTTGTCTTTTGCGGATCATTTTGACCAAATGAACCCTTATCATTCCATGACGCTTGGAATACACAGTCGTAAAGTCGCAGAGTACCTTTCCATGAACAATGTTGATAAGTGGGTTGAACTGGCTGGTCTCCTTCATGATTGTGGCAAACCTATGGTTCAGAGTTTTGAAGAAAAAGAGGACAAAGTAATCGCAAGATATTTCAATCACGAAAACGTTAGCGCGTATGAAGCCATGTTTTATCTTGACACTAAAGTTACAAGAATGGTTGATTTGATTAACGCAATCACTTTGATTAACTACCACATGAGAATGTACGATGTCAAGACGGATAAGGCTAAGGAAAAACTAAAATCTATTGTCGGGGAAGATTTATTCTATTTTCTTGAAATGCTCCATGATGCAGACAAACGAGCGCACTAATGAACACAGACTCTCAGGTTTATTCTATAATAATTAAATGGATGATTTCTGAGTCTACAAACCCAACCTACATTCAAAAATTGAATGAGATATTACAAGGAATTGAAAATAAAAATTTTATAGAAGAGTTCAAACATCCAAGACATCTCAGCCTTGTGATGTTTGGAACCAATTTGTTTCCTTATCGAATTGAACAGTATAGAGAAATGGCAGAATTGATAAAAGGTTGATTTTATGAACAATAGTTTGAGATCACAAATAGAAGAAAAAAGAAAAAACAATCCTGTTCCTATTAGCGCGTTGGATATTGGAAAAGTCGTAAAAGAAGAAAGAGAAAAAACAAATACGAATTATCCTTACACTACATCCTATAATACAAAACCTACAAATTATACCGAACAAAGTAGAATGGAAGAAACAAAAAAAGTATATCCGTATCAACATACACCAGACAAAAGAAAAGATTTAACAGCAAATCTACCAAAGAGTTCTCAATATATTAATTCTCAACGAACTGGTATGTCTGAAACAGCTTGGGGGTGGGTATTTACTGCAACAGAAATTGCCTTGGATATTATAAAAGGAGTAATGATTGTTGGCGGTATTATTGCATCGAACCTTGCGGATTTTATCATGGGGTCTATTGGTATCAGTTTGATTATCAATACAAAAATCAACACCTTAACTTTCGTTAACGGTTTTGGTTTTGGATCAATACTGTCTATGGGGGCATCTGCCATACAAATTTACATGTGGTCTCTTATTCAAAAAAGAGGTATTTCTGCTAAGTGGATATTGAGTCCTAGAATGTGGAAAAACATTCCTAACGATGTTAGGGGTTTTTTGTGGACAGCGTTATTTTTGTGGGTAATCGATACTCTCTTAGACGTTTCCCCTACGCTTGTTCTTTTCACTCCAGAAAACTTTATTGGAATGAAGTGGTTATACAATCTCTTAGTTATAAGCGTTATGATTATTGTTACCATTCTTTGTGGTTTTGCAGAAATCCTTACTAGCAACATGAGATCAATGCTTGCAGGTTCAAAATAGCTCTTGACAATTTAATAGAGATGTGATAAAATTAAACCAAGTTAGAAATCTTGGTTTAATTTATTTAAGGAGAAAATATATGAATAACGAATTTGAAAAGTGGTTTTCCATATTTTCTGAGAAATCAGAGAATTTAACGTCTCTATCTATAAAACAAATGCTTGAGTTGGCATATGTAGAAGGTTTTAAACAATGTGAACAAGAAATGCCATTATACGCTAAACGAGACGATGGAGGGATAGTTGAAGTTCCTAGAGAAGTAAATGAGTCAGTTTTACCAAACGGTGAAAAAATGATTGATGAAGATTTTGACATAGATAATTTTATAAAATCTATTCAAAAGGAACAAAAAGATGTATCTGAGTGAATCTTACGTAATGAATTTGCTCAATAGATATTCTAATTTAGGTGCATGGAAGTTTTTTGAACCGAAAGACAAGAGTGGCAAAACTCTTCCGCAAGCCAAAAAATATCCCAATCTTGACTTTTGGGTGGCGTACCCTGATTTAGAGTTTTATAATGAAAACAAACTTTCTTTACTGGTAGAGGTTAAAGGGTATACAGGATACTTTAATGGAAGACAAAACGCAATAGCAATGAAATTAAAATCTTATAAGAGTTATCAAATTGTAGAGGTTCAAGAAAAAGTTGATGTCAGAATTTGTTTTGTTATAGAAGACTCAAGCGGAGAAAAGAAAATTTTTTGGGAGTCTATTTCTAAGATAAAAGAAATGGAAAACTATATTGATTATCATACCCATTATGAAAAAGATTACGAAACTGGAGAGTGGAAACAAAAAAGAGAAAAATATGTTTATTGGAACTCCGAGGACTTTAGAACAGACCCACAAGGTCTCGCAAATTTGTAAATAAAAGTGATATTTTATTAGGAGAAAATAAATGAGTAAATTTTTATACAGATACCCTGAAAATGCTAGAGTACTTGATCCCCATTGCAATCATATTCCGTTTGAAGTTGAAGGAAGAAGAATTATTTGTGAGGAATGTGACGGTTTTATATGCGATATTTGCGGAACACACTTTTTCATTATTTATGAAGACGAAATCAATAATAAATAAAAGGATAATTTTATGAATGGATATGTTGTTTGTCGTCAAGAAGGTGATGTTTGCTATTATTTAGCAAAAGGACTTTGGTGGTATCGTCATGAAACAAGCAAAGACGCTTGGGTATTTTCAGAGGAAGAGTTCCAAACACTAAAGAAAACCTTTGGTGTTTTTTACGAAAAGCCTACTCATTACTTTACGGCAGAATTTAATGGAAAACAAACTATTGTTCACAATATGTTTATGGTGAATGAATAAAATGGAGTTTTTATGTTGAATCAAAATGAAACAACTAAACGTATTGAATATGAAGCCCAAGATAGTTTTGACAAAAAGTGGTATCCTGCCCACGTTCTCACTGGAGAAGTGGTAAGCGGTAAAATAAAAATCGAATGGACTTCGACTGGTTGGATTAGTTGGGTTGAACCTGAAAGATTGAGAATTGCCGTAACAAATGATTGATAGAACAAGACTTTTATTCATTAAGGAAAATAAATGACAAAAACATTTGATGATAAAGCTAGAAAAGAATATTTAGATAAATCAAATTTTGAAGAATTGAATTACAATAACATTCCAGTTTCTCAGATGTTGGTAAAACAAGTGGACGTAAAATTTGCTAGACCATACATTGCAACATATCATTACTCTAAAACAATGCCAGATAGCACAAAATACGTTTATGCTGGATATTACGGAGATAAGCTTGCTGGAGTAATTGTTTTTGGAATGGGTTCTGGAAAAAATCAATATACGGCACTATTTCCAAATATTGAAAATGGTCAGTATTTGGAGTTAACTAGAATGTGGAGTGCAGATGGGATGCCAAGAAACACGGAAAGCAAACTTATTTCTGAAGCGATTAAACTTCTCCATGAAGAGGTCGAAATACTAGTATCATTTGCAGACCCATCCCAAAATCATGCAGGATATATATCAGGCGACTAACTGGTATTATTGTGGTATGTCAAATGGAGGAAAAGTTTTAGTCACAGAAGATGGAGTAGAAAAACACCCTCGTCTTTTGGGAATATACAAAATGAGACATCCAGAATATAAAAGCATGTCAAACAGTGAATTGATGAAAATATATGGATGGACTTATAAAGAAAGTTCTGGAAAACACAGATATGTTTTTCTAAGAGGGAACAAGAGAGTAAAACGAAAGAATTTTGAATTTATAAAAGATAAGACTCTCCCATACCCAAAAATAGGAGTTATTGCATGACTTTTTTAGAAAATAATCAAAATAAAAAACTATTATGCGACGGTCTTGCTCTTCTATCTTATTTGGAGTCGAATAGTGTAAATCTATCTATCTTCGATCCTCAATATAGGAAGGGGTTAGATAAATTAAAATTTGGAAATGAGGGAAAAAGTAGAATGGTCAAGCGATCAGCACTTGCTCAAATGAGCGACGAGTTGATTGTTCGGTTTTTGCTTGAAATAGGAAGGGTTTTGACTCCATCATCATATTTATTTTTATGGGTAGATAAATTTACTGTTGCTGAAGGTATTCATTTGGATTGGATGAGGTCTGATAAATATTTTTCCGATACATTTAGTCTTGTAGATAAAATTGTTTGGTACAAAGAGTCTTTTGGTATGGGATCAAGAAGCAGGAGAACAAACGAAGAATTACTTATTTATCAGAAATTACCAAAGACGACTAAAAACTGGAAAAACAAAAGCATTCGAGATACTTGGGTTGAAAAAATAGATAATCCAAGGTTAGGTCATCCTCACAAAAAACCTATGTTACTAACAAAGACTTTGATTGAATCGGTTACAAATATTGGAGACGTTATCTTAGACCCCTGTGCAGGATCATTTTTGTCATTAGATGCTTGCGTTGCAACGGATAGAGTTTTTATTGGTGGTGATATTTCACCAGAACACGGAAAGGAAACTCCTATTTTATGAAAAAGAAAAGCGAATGGATAAAAGAACTAACAGAAGACATTATCAGATTGAAAAATAAAGGAAGAAAGAAGTTGTATTTGATTTCAGCCGAAATGAATACCGAAACGGCGAATGGGATTGAAAAACATTTTTCAGATCAAGGATACAGTGTGGAGACCAAAAAGTGCCAATCCTGCAAAAACAATTGGGACATAATTATAGATTGGAGTAAAAATGTCTGATGCAATTGAATTGACAGAATCAGAAAAGAAGGTTTGTCAAGTAGCTAATTATTCTGTTCTACAAGGAATTCCTTATGAACAAATTCATCAAATCATTTGGTTTTGTTTTCAAGCAGGAAGAGATTATCAACGAGAATTTGGAGACAGAAAGGTAGCAGAACCTTTTGATCCATTTGAGAGTGTCGATGAATAGTCTTGAAGAATTGTTTTCAAAAATAAATAGTCGAAAAGTTCTTGTGATAGCAGGGAGTATAAGAGAATTTGAAACATTTATAGATATTGCTCTTTATAAATGGTCACAAGAAGGATTATATGAAGGATGCGAATTTATTTACTACAATAACCCTGACTCTATTAGGGGAATGAGATTTGATAGTTATTTGTATTTCGGTACAGGTGCTTTGCGTAGCGATTTGGATATTTACACTGTGAAGATGTCAATCAGATAATTTAAATGAGGAAAATATAAAATGAAAATTAAACAAGAAGTTCTAAATATTTTAAAAACGTCTACCGTTGAAGAAGAGTCAAATCTTCTTTTTCTTCCAGACATTCAATTGGATCGAAAACTTTATACGGATGTTAACAAGTGTTTGGAGAGTATCGGAGGAAAGTGGAATCGTAAATTGAAAGGTCACTTGTTTGACCATAATCCCTCAGACGATATTGATGAGATGATTAATACAGGAGAATGGACAGATAAGAAAAAAGAGTATCAATATTTCCCAACTCCGAAAGATATTGTCCTCCAAATGATTGGATTGGCAGATATTCAATCGAGAGATATGTTGCTTGAACCTTCTGCTGGACAAGGATCAATTCTAGAAGAATTTCCTAAAAACAACGCTTATGTAGCCGTTGAACTGATGCCAGAGAATTGCAAGGTCTTAAAGGACAAGGGATATTCAGTCGCTCACATTGACTTCTTATCTTGGAGTCCAATTGAAAAGTTTGATAAAATTATTGCAAATCCTCCATTTACGAAACAACAAGACGTTAAGCATGTTTTCCATATGTGGGATTGTTTGAAGAAGGGTGGTCGTTTAGTATCAGTCGTCTCTGAGAGTCCTTTTTTCAGAGAAAATAGTTTGAGTAAAGAGTTTAGATCATGGCTTGAAGAAAACAATGGAAAAATTATTGAATTAGACGCTGGTGAATTCAAAGAATCTGGAACAATGGTTAAGACAAGAATTATTGTTGTGGAAAAAAATAAATAAAACCGCGATTTTATTAACAGGAGAATAGATGGATAAAGAAATGCTTTCTACATTAAGAGCAATGGCGTGGGCAAGAGCAAAAGGAGAACTAGAATCCATGTTATCGACCTTTTACCCAGAATGGTACGAGAACAACAATCATGTTCCAAACGGATATGATGAACTAAAAACAGCCATTGATGATTTTATAAGTCTCGTTGAAAATACAATTGGGATAGATGGATAGAAGAGTGATTTTATGAGGATAAAATGGAAATTAAAAAATTATATCGATTGACATATGATGATAGAATATATTCTTATAGAGAATATAAAGTGTGGTGTAGTGATGGATTGTATACCGTTGAGACAACGGATGGAACGGAAGGAGATTACAATATGCCACAATCATTATTTGAAAGATGTTACGGAGAAGATTTAACTATTTTATTTTCAAACATGGTTGCTTGGTTAAAAGAAGTTGTTCTTCCACAAAGAATCACTTCTTTATCCGAAGTAAACAATGAAATAAAAATTTATCAAGATCAAATTAAGAAATCATTGACAAAAGAGGAAAATAATAAATGAGAGAAATAACTGTTAGTGGATTATTGTTTTATTTTTTTATTCTCATTATGATGGGAATTGTATTTTTTACTAGAGAAAAGTTTTTTAGCCCTCTGTTTTCACCATCGCTCGGCTTCGCCGCATTATTTCACAGTTTGTGGATGGACGAAACAAGTTAATAGAATTGGAGTTTTATGATTACTAATTGTGATTTTTGTTCTACAAAATTATTTCCAGAAGATAGAGAATGTCCTCGTTGTGGCGCACCTATAATCCCCAAAAATATTGAACAAACAAACATTAGAAATCACATAAATTATTATTTAGAAGATTTAATTGCAATCGGTGTTCAAGGGGGAGACACAAGTGTTTATTACGGAAGTAAGAAAGAATTAAAAGTTTTTGGAATTCCAAACTCAAACGCACCTTTTTCACTATTGAATACTTGGTTAAATTTTGAATCTGAAAATTACGGAGTTCTTCTTGTTTCAAATGACGGATGGATTTATGGAAACAGAAAAGGAAAAACAAGACTAAAAATTTACTGTAAAGATAATCCGGGTTTAGAAACATCAATTTTTTTTGAAGTTGTATAGAATGGACATTTTATGAATAATAAAGAACTGCAAGAACATGTTGGGTCGTTTGTCAATATCTTTAATGAAAAGATGTCTCTCTATGGTCTTTTAAAGAAAACAACAACTGAAGGAAGATATAGACTTGATATTTTGAGAGGGGATGGATATTATATTTTCGACAAAGAAGATGTTATTAGTTTATCTGTGCAGAGTTCAGTTTTGATCGCATTGAAATAGGAGATAATATGAGAACTTCAACAACTAAAGAAGTAAAGATTTTTTGTGACAAAGAAACTCAAATCGCTTCAGTGAGAATTTTCAAATACCGAAAATATCTTTGGGAAGGTGGTAAAACGATGGACTTCAAAAAGAATTCTCCAGAACTGGAAAGAGTGTTTAAGACAATTATAAATAATTCAGTTGAACCGCTAAAGGAAGATTTGGATTTATGGGATGACAATAAAGATTTGGCTGTGACTTATGTTTTGGAGATGAAGAAATAAAAGGAAAATTTTATGAATAAAATTGTTGGTATAGATGTAGATGACACTATTGCCAAACTGGTTTCTAGATGGTTACAGTATTATAATTTCGATCACAATGATGTTTTGCAAGAGTCGGATATAAAAGATTGGAATATAGGGGATTATACTAAGATTGGAAGTAAAATGTATGATTATCTAAAACTTCCTAATCTTTATGATGACATTCTTCCAGAAAAAAATTCTTTTTTTGGAGTTAGCACTCTTAGAAATATGGGGTATAGAGTTATTTTCGTAACTGCTTCTACTCCAGAACAAACAAACGCAAAATATATATGGTTACAAAAGCATGGGTTGATTACAAAAAGAGAAGATTATTTTGAAGCTTTAGATAAAAGCCTTATTGCTTGTGATTATCTTGTAGACGACAGACCAGAAAATGTAATAAAAGCGTATGGAAAAGGTGTTATATATACGAAAGAGTGGAATAAATATTTAACTGGGTATCCGAGAGTAAATAATTGGATAGAAGTTGTAGACTTCTTTTCAAAACAAAAGAATGGACAGGAGATTATATCTGTATGATGAGTCATGTAATTTTACTTGCTGGAAAAGCTGAATCAGGAAAGACTCTTGCGGCTAATATTATCAAAGAGGAAATTGAATCTCTAGGTAAAACTGCTCTTATCATGTCTTTCGCTGGTTATTTGAAGTTTATTTGTAAATCCTATTATAAATGGGATGGAAAGAAAAATGAAGAAGGAAGATCGTTACTTCAACGATTGGGAACAGACGTTGTTAGAAAGAAAAATCCTGATTTTTGGGCAAAAACAGTTTTTGATTTTATTACGACTTTTGATGGAGAATTTGATTATTTTATTTTAGATGATACTCGTTTCAAAAATGAAATTAGTATTTTTGAAGAATATAACCCCCTTTGCTATACTTCTGTAAGAATAGGAAGACTTAATTACGAAAATTCTTTAAGTCCTTCCCAAAGACTTCATCCTTCAGAAACAGATTTGGATAATATAAATTTGGATGTTACCGTATATTCGAATACCGGAGAAGAAAACTTAAGAAAAGCCATTGTTAACAAATTGTTTACCACTAATCAAAGCAAGGCACTTTTAGGTCTCTTATGAAATATAAATGTGTTGTAAAAGATTCTCTGGACTTATGGTTAACCGAAGGTAGAATTTATGAGGGTGAACCAGTAATTCCTCCTTTGACTAAAGATGAAAATTGGATAAAAATTTATTCTGCCGATGACGGGCATCCAACATTTGTCAGAGCTTTTCAATTGCAACGAGTTTTTGATAAACCTGACGAAGCAACCATTTAAGGATGGGATTATGTTTTTAGAACCAAAAGCAATCATAAAACCAACCCTTTTTAATAATAAATGCAGACATGAAAGACTAAAAATATATAAAGACTTATTAACTTTTCATGTAACTGAATTGTCTATTAAAAAGAATGAAGATAATTATCATGAGGCAAAGATTGAAAATGATTGGTCTAACGAATGGGATATAGAAAAATACGCTTCTCTCGAAATCGTTTGTGAATGCGGTAAAAAATGGAAGGGTAAAAAAGCGGAAGATTTCCCAATTTGGTTACAGGAAGTTTTAGAACAAGAGGAGCGTCATTTTAGATATGTTTAAATTTATGAATAAAATATTGTTTTTATCAATAACAGTTTTTATTTTATTAGCCTGTTCTCCTCGAATGCCATTGGAAGGATCATATTGGATTTTTGGAGATGGCTTAGGTGCTAAACGGTATTATGAAAACAGATGGGACTGTTTTTATAAAGAGTCTGACAATCAATTTTATGTAGAGTGTTTTCTACAAGATGGTAGTAAAATGGATACTTTTTATACCGACAGAGTTCAATATGTTAAGGAATAAAAATGGCAATATGTCCTCTTATGGAAAATCTTTTGACATTGGTGTAGATTGCCACAATTTTTACCCTATTTCAATTGAACAAGTAATTGAGACAATGAAGGAGTTATAATATGGGCGTAGGAATGCCACAACATTTATTTTTAAATGAATTTGGATCAAAAGTTTGGGACGCTTTTGGAGTTCCTCCTTATCATGTTGGATCATCTTTGGATAATAAAATATGGAGAGACGTTGATGTTAGATTGATTTTATCAGATGATGATTATGAAAAAATGGGCTTTGGAAAACCTGATGAATGTCTAGATAATGCTAAATGGATTTCTTTGTGTATGGCTTTTTCTGCATTAGGAGAGAAAATGACAGGACTCCCGATTGATTTTCAAATTCAGCAACAAACAGATGCAAATTTAAAGTACAGAGGTCATCGTTCTACAATTGGTTTAGTCCCTTTGAGATTTAAAGAATAATAAAATAGCAGTTTTATAAAGGATAAAATATGAAATTTTTCGGAATTGAATTTGTAGAAGGGAATATTTTAGACTCTCACGCAAACATTATTGTTCAATCTGTGAATCATAAAAAAGTAATGGGTTCTGGATTAGCAAAACAAATTAGACAGAAATATCCCAATATATTAGATGATTATATTTTGATGTGTGAAAAATATAAATTCAATGAAATATCGATTGAGGGCTTGGTTTATTGGTTTGGAATAAGCGACGATAAATATAGGGTTCAATACATAGCATCTATTTTTGGTCAAGAAAATTATGGTACAGACAGGAGACACACGAATTATTTCTCTCTTATTAATGGATTAAATTCTGTTTTTATTTACGCCGAAAATCTTAATCTGTCTGTCGCTATTCCTTATGGTATTGGATGTGGGTTGGGTGGTGGCGATTGGGATATTGTTTTATCTCTTATTAAAGATGCTCTAAAATGTTATCCAACATTAGATGTTTATATTTATAAATTGCCCCTTGACAAATAAGGGGTTTTCGTTTATAATTACTTCACTATGACAAACATATTTTTGACTTCAACAGATTTTCACGAAAACGCAAAATGCCTAGACACAAAGCGTTTAGGCAAACAAATCACTGAAGCCTTTCAGGTATATCGTTACATAACTGGTCAAGGGAAGCGTCAAGGCAACATTCATCCATATCTCATGTGGGAGGGTTATCATAAGTGCTTGCTTTCTTATATTTGTGCTTTACACGACGAATGGATTGCCCGTTTCGATGACGGTCGTCGTGGTGGAAAGCGGACTCACAAGAACGGTGTTGAAGCTGAAGCGATTGTTTCTCAAATATCGTTCGAAGATTACAAAGAACCAGATTGGATCAGGCGCGAGGATGTTTTATCTGCTTATCGTTCTGCTTTGCTTTACAAGGATATGGATTGGTACGGCAGATTCGGTTGGAGTGAAGAACCCGCTGCTCCCATAAAAATTGACAAGAAAGGAAATGTGACTTTACCTTATGTGTGGACAAAATAGTATTGACGACATGAACGAAATCCTTTTGAGCGGCGAACCATTTATTTATAATGGTTTTGATATTAGAATGGTTGATAATCGAAGAAATTATGAGATTAGGTTTAATAATATTCTATTAGAGAAAGTTCCCTGTAATTGGTCTACTTATTGGATGATTGAGGATATGATTACAAATGAAAGGAATTAAGTATGAACATTAAATACTTAGAAAAAAATTGTTTTTATTGGGTTAGCATAAATGATTCAAAGTACGTTACCGTAGGTAGATATGATAGTGATGGTCTGTTCTCTATTGTTGGATCAGAAGAGACTTTCGGACTAACTGATGTTTTTGTTTTATCTAAAATATCAACTGAAATTAATTTAGATTCTTATTACATTATAGGAAAAGAGTAAAATATGGGAAAGAACTGGAAAAATTTTACTGCCTTGTTCGTAGGTCAAACTGGGTACGTTGATCTTTACGATTTATCTATTGGTGATTTCTTTATGGAAGATACTTATCCTGAAGTTTATCAGGTTAAAAATATCGTAAATAAGGAAATTGGCGGGAGATTAGGGAGAGTTGTTGAAACATTTAATGTTACAGAAGAAAAGACATGCGACTGGTTTTACGATACTAACCACAGTGCATATGCTCCTGTCTTGGTTAAATTAATTCCAAACGAATAAAAGAAGGATTTTATTCGATGACAAAAAGAAATGTAATATGTCCGATATGCGGAAGTGACTTAGGAAGGTTTCACGATAACGCTTCAGCAAAACCTTTGAGAAATCATATTTTTGAATTCCACAAAGCCGAGTGGAAAGAAATAATTTCTCTGGTTAATGAATATTCAAAAATTCAAGACACATTAAGGCGTAAATATAATATTACTCATTGGGATGTTGTTTTTTACCACAATGGAGTAGCAACAGAAATTGAAATTGACAATGCCCCTCCTTTATCTAAAGATAGAATTTTAGAACTTCAAAATAAAATTATGAAGAGTAAATAAGAGGTAAATTTTATAATGACAAAATATAACTCAATGGATATAGCCCCTAAAGATGGGACTCCGATTCTTGTATGGAGCGAAGAACTTAGCGCAGATGGAAAAGGGGAGTGGGTTCATGTTTCTTGGAACGAAGACTCTGTGAACTATCCCAATGGGTACATTGGTTGGAGATGGTGCAGGATTGGAAGTTGGCAAGATGAACAAGGAGGATACGATGTTGTATATGATCCTAAGTGCTGGACGAGTCTTCCTGAAGAACCAAATTTTGAACCTAAATAAAAGGCAGATTTTATGAACAAAAAACTTATGTTGCAAAGCAGAACTAAGATTGGAAAGATTTCTGAAATAATGTTTCCAGATACCGCTTCTTGTGGAAGATGTCATATCTCTTTTGTTATAGATAATTTCCATTCAACACCTTACAGAATGGGTAGTGGCTGTTTTCCCTTATGTGAATACTGTTGGAAAGATATGTCTCCAGAAGAAAGATTACCTTATTACATGGAACTTGTCGATTCTTGGATTTCTCATGGTGATGATAATTATAACGGAGTCCCTTGGGGAGAAATTAGAGAACTGATTTCAAACGCAGTTCTAGATGGAAAATAAAAGGAACATTTTATGAACACAAAGAAATTTTTAATTCCGAGGCAAATAACTACTTGGCATGAATATTGGAAACAAGTTTGTCCAAATTGTAAAAGCATCGAAGAACTTCACATTGAAACAGATTATGATACAGTTTTTGAAGATCAAAAATATACTGATGAAAAAGTTTATGGGTTTAATCGATTATCTCCAATGAGAAAAGAGTATTTTAACCTCTGCTCTAATTGCGGTTATGTTTTCAACATAGATTAATAAAGGGAAAGTTTTATGATTAAGATTGTAAGAGTAAATCGTATAAATATTGAAATAGCTAACTCCACATTGTCCGAAGTGAAACCAGCAGGAGAGGTTTTTATTTTTGATGGGAAATTTGAGGTCGAACAATGTTGTTCATTTATGTGGGGGAGGGATATAAATAATTATATGATATTTAGAAACGGATATAGGGTAGAAATGACATCTGACCTATACGAACTATCTAATAGATTGAGAGAATTAGAATGAAAAGATTAAAATATATTATTCTTGTAGTCGTAACTGTTTTTATTATAGGATGTCAATCAACTTCCTGTGCTTTACAGGCTGTGGCTGGTGGATCATCCATTTGTTATCAAGAGGAGTCTAAGTGAGTAAAAAATATTTTGAAGTAACAAGGGATCATATTAAGCTAGTAAAGTCTATTTTAGTTTATTGGAACGAAGATACTCAAAGAGTCAATATAGACTCTAAAAGACCATATGGAGACTCTGATATTCCCCGAAGTATCGCTGAAGCGATAGATTTAGACTTTGTTGAAATTGAGGGCGGCGAATTGAGATTAACTTCTCAACAAGAGAAATATTGTTGGAAGTTGCATAAAGATATGGCAATTGTTCTTCAAATAGTTTTATCCACTGGACAATTCAAATCTGGAGATTATGTTTCAGATCAATACTTTCTTGAATGGAAAAAAGTGAAAAAATAAAATGAATAAAGAAAAATTAATTGACATTCTTATATTTCTAACATATAAAAGCGTTTCTGTTCTTATGGTTTTCGCATCAATTGGAGGAATTGGGCTTGCTGTTGAAAAAATATCTTCTTATGGATGGTTCATTATTTTTGCAGTAATTCCTTTGTTATTTATGTCAATTGCTTTTTGGTTTTTCGCTGATACTTTTGTTTTAAAAAGTAAATAAAATTTATCTTTTATTAGAAGGAGAAAAATGTTAGTAGATACAATCAGTATTGTTCCAGTGGTTGAAACTGAAAACGGAAATGAAATATATCAAATTCCATTTCCTAGCAATGCGTCTTTATATGGAGAGGTTATTCCCCGAATTAGAACCTTAGAGAGAAAGTATTCTTCGGTTGAAATATGGGCTGTAAACCAAGATGGAATGAAAATAAGAAAGTTATGGGATCAGTCATGTAGTATGAAAGAGTCCGAGACAAGATTCATTCGATTTAGTCTATCTGGCATTTGGGTGGAGATTCACCCCAAGATGTTGGTTTATGGAGACGTTATTAAAATGTTTGAACCCGATGGGACTCCCGTTTGTCTTTTTTCTACAAACGAAGAGCCTTGTTATGTGGCTGTCGTTAAGAATGTGAACGTGGATTGGAGCGGACAATGCATTTTGACCCTAGAATAGTCTTAGGATTGCCATTTATCGGATGTCCTTTGTCATATCTGATTATAGACGGTTTCATAATTGGAAATAGTACGAGTCCACATTTGGGATACAATGCGCTATGGATAGACGCAATATTTTTAGCAATTGGAATCTTTTTGTTCATACTTGTAGGAGATAAGAATAAATGAAACCCAATTACGAAGAAATGGTAGAAAAAGTAATCAATGACTTGAACCTAGATGTTTCCGAAAAAGGAAAGAGAAACATGGTTTTATTTTTGAATAATACAAATCGGATAGTCAAGGTATTAAATAACTGGGATGAAGGATCGGAGCTTGTATCGACTCAACTCATTGCATACATTATAAATTGGTATCTAATGGAATTGTCGTTATCTGGTGATGCTAAATTTAAAGAATAAAATTGTGATTTTATAAAGGATTAAAATATGAGTTGGCTTTGTGTTGGAGAGGACGGAACTGAAGAAATCTTTCAAGAAAAACCTTTTAGGTGGGACGGGTGGATGATGGATGGAAAATATGTCAGTGGTCATTGGAATTATTGGCATTATTCTAACTACAGTGATAAGGAAATCGAGGAAAAGAATTGTAATTATGTAGTTGTACCAAAAGGAAGTATTGCTAAGTTAATTGGAAGAAATATTAGTTGGATTGACGAACCCGTTGAGTATATATAATATGGGAATTTATATGGGGTAAGTATAATTATGACCAGTTGGAAAATTTAATCCAAGAAATTGAATTGATAAAAGACTAATTTTATTAAAAGGAGTATAATGAGTCAAAATTACGAAGAAGTAGTAAGTAAAGCCATTGAAAAATTAGATGTTATTATATCGGAAGATGACAAAACTTCACTTGTCCTTGTTCTGAAAAATACTAATTCTATGGTGAAAATGTTGAATGACGGTAGAGAGGAAGCGGAGCTAATATCAACGCAAGTTATCGCTCATATAATCGCTTCTTTTTTCCAAGAGTTATATTTGGCTAATCGAATTTCTTTTAAAGAATAATACAAACAAAGGAGACGAAAAATGAGTAATACAGTTTATGCAGTAATCGATAGTTCAGAGGAATTGGAGTTCTCAGAAATTGATTTGGTTGATTTCATGATTGATGGAGGAGTTTCTTATTTTAGAACTCTTCAAGAACTAATGAGTTACAATGAAGTTGAAACAGATATTTCAGATTGTAAAATTTTCATTCTTACAGTCACTTCAAAGGGGACAATTAAAAATAATCCAAAATTTGTAACTTTAGATGAATTGAGTAATTCTAAGAAATCTAAAAAGTAGTTATTAAATCCTGTCAAAATTAGACCTTGACAGGATTTTTGTTTTATGATATACTTATTAAAAATAAGGAGATAAAATGACCAATGAGGTTTCAAACGCATATTGGGATGGTTTTTCGGCAGGATACGACGATTTACCTCCATCAAATCCCTTTAACCAAGAAAATGAGAAAGAGTTACATGATGCTTGGGAAAAAGGTTATGAAGATGGTAGTAGAGACTGCTAATAAAATGACAAGTTTATTCATAAAAGGAAAAGATGGGTAAAAAGAAGGGATTTAATGAATACACAATAAGGGGAAATGTAGTAGAAATATCGATTTATAAAGGCACTAAAAAATTTATAGTCAAAGTTTCTAAAAAACATTTAAAGAGACTTTTAAATTTAGATCAGCATTGGCATATGTTTTGGAATTGGAGTAATAATAAGTATTATGCAAAATGTACAATTCAATTAGGAACAGATAACGGAAAACAAAAGTCAAAACCTCTGCAATTGGGAAGATTTATTACTGAATGTTATGACTATAATTATATAATTGACCATATAAATAACGACACATTAGACTATACGGATGAAAATTTAAGAATAACAACAGATAAGTTCAATCTAATGAATAGAAGCGGAGAAAATAAAAACAACACTTCGGGGTATCGTAATGTTTCTTGGATAAACGGACATTGGAGAGTTCAATTGCAAGTGGATGGAAAGAATAAATTATTCCCTGAAAAGTTCGAGGACGTACATGATGCTGGAGAGTTTGCAAAGAAGATGCGTGAAAAATATTATGGCGAATTTGCTGGTAAGTCAAGAAAACATGAATAAAAGCACAGTTTTATAAATAGGAGAAAACATGGGTCGTCATAGAAAAATTATTGAAGTTGAATTAGAAAAAGATCAATATCTTCCAGAAAAATCCGCTATCAAGCTTTTATCTGGAAAACACATTGCTCATTTCGTAGGAGATACTTATAATCACAGTATCCAAATGGCTTGGGAATGGGTGGAATCATTAGAAAAAAAGATTGTTCTTCGAGATTACTATCCTCAGAAGATGGGTGGTAAAGCTATTCTTGTTTCATATGATATAAAGGAATAGAATGAAAATTCTTATTTGCGGATCAAGAAATATCGAATTAAAAAATAAGGATTTCATTTTCCAGACTCTAACCGACATTGTATCTAAAGAACAGTATTTCAAAGAAATATCTTCTAAAGATATTGAAGTAGTTTCTGGTAACAATCCGAAGGGTGCAGATTATCTAGGTGAACAGTGGGCTAAGAGTCATAATTTGAAACTAACTTTATTCCCTGCTGAATGGACAAATGAAGAACCAAAGAAGCCTGAAAATTGGGGAAATACTCCAACTTGTATTTGGAAACCTGATTTTTATGGTGGCTATAATAGTTTAGCGGGCTACTTGAGGAATCAGGAAATGGCTAATTACTGCGTTGGAGAAATATGTATTGCTTTTGACGCTGAAAGAAAGAAAGGGAACACTGGAACTAGAGATATGATTAAAAGAGCGAAGAAGCAATGGATGAAAGTTTATCATATTAAGTGTTCAAATCTAGAAAAAATTGAAACGAAAATTTACAATGAAGGATTACAGAAAGAATAAAATAGCAATTTTATTGGGTTAAAAGGAGAATAAATGTTCACAATAGTTGTTGATTATGGCGGTTCATTGCTTCAATATGCTTGTGTAACTATGCCAGAACTTCATTTTTTAGTATTCGTGCTTGAGAAAGATTCCGAAGTAAAAGGGTATCAAATTATGCGGTACAATGAGGTTTTTGATTTATCTTCTCAAAGATGGAAAGTCAAAAAGTATCGAAATAATGCTCTCTTCGTTAATTAGGAAAATAAAATGAATATTTCTCCAGAAATAGGAAAACCAATATCTTTAATTCAGTTGAATTTATGGTATATGGAATCACTTCAGAAAAAAGAAACCTTAGAAATTTTCCCATGCAATCCGTTAGATGTTCCTTTTCTTTGGTGTAAAGCAACTATAAACGATAGAGATGATATTGCAACCCTAACTCAATGGCTCGGAGGAGTGCCTTTAGAATGAATGAAAATGAAAATTGGATAAAATCTTTGGACGAAGAAAAAAGATTAAAAGTATTTCAAGTCATGATTGATTTGGGTCAGAAGTGTTTTTTCTACATAAAAAAAGAAAAAGAATTGACTCCGCCTTTTGGAACAACTCCTGTTGGAAACGCTTCTTTCGAATGGTTTTTAAAGCAAGAAGTAACAAGAGATTTTTTGCAAAACATTAGAAACGGCTTATCGCCTGCCGTTGCCGAGGAAAAAACTAAAGAATATTCAAGAGAAATAATCTCCAAAAATAACGAAAAATGGAAGAAAGAAATGTCGGCAATTAGATGGGAAGGCAGTGGAGACGCTACTATCGAATCCTGTTCAGCAATGATTAGAAATTCAATGGTATCATAAAAAATAATTTCGGAGATTACAGATGAATTTTTCATTAAAAAACAACAAAGGACAATTTCTAATTCGAACGGATTACGGATATGGTTTTATTGATCCTGATAGGACTCATAAGCATTATACTGATAATTTTTGGTTTGGGTTTTGGGAATGCTTGGTTATTATTTGGAACAATCCAGAAGACGGATTTAAGATTTGTTCAAAAATAAAATATTAATGCCAATAAAACGACGATTTTATTAAAAGGATAAAATATGAAAACAAATTTACCAATATTTTTTGATAATCGAGAAAAAGGATGTTTTTCTAATCTATTTAAGAAAACAGGAATTCAACCTTTATTGACATATAAACGTTCTTATTGGTACGATAGTAGATATGAAGTTATGGAAAAGCAGGGGGCAGTCGATATAATATGTGGCTGGTGTGGAAAAAATTCTCCTGCGTACCCTAGAGGAAACGGGTTGTATTCTGCATCTTGTCACGAATGCGGTAGAAGCATGGAGGATTCTCAAAAAGACTGGATTTATAGAGCGGAATACTCTGATGGTTGTAAAGTTACTTTATTTCAAAGTGGAGGATCGTCGTCTCAGGGGGTAGATTCTCGTTCTGGATATAAAGGTACTCATGCTCCTCATAACGCTTTTTCAACCGTAGATGAAGTTCCTGTTTTTGAGTTTCTAAACTCTAAGATTTTTGAAATAGACCCAACTCTAAACAAAGTAGAATTATGTTTATTTTTTAGAAATGTTGTTTTTTATTCTAATGGTCTTCCTGAACATCCCTTTTCAGAAATAGTTAAAAAAATTGAATTTGAAGTGTTTCCCAAAATCGAAAAGAAAAAAGACAATTCTTGGGAAAATAAACCATTTGATTTTTCAATTTTGAATACAGAAAGAAACTTTACGGGAAATTCTTTTACTGCGTATTTGATTCCTAAAATTAATCCGACAAACGGTAATGTAAAGACTACAAGTTTGTTTCAAGAGAACCGTCAAAAAGCATACGAGGTTGTTATCAACAATATTCCACAAGAGATTTCTTTGGAAGAATACGACGTAGTAATTTCTAACGGCATTGGGCTTCAATGGGTAGATTAGTTGAATAAAACAATCATTTTATCGGAGATGTAATGAAACAATTTGATCCAGAAGAATATTTACTGTTTAAGGCAACAACTGGTTCTAGGTTATATGGAACAGCCAATAAAGATTCAGACTATGATAAACGTGGGGTTTGTCTTCCCCCGTTGTCGGTATTAATCGATCCATTTCATAATTTTGAAGTTAAAGACTCTTTTGAAGAAGAGGAGGATATGGCTATTTATGATTTGGGAAAATTCTTTAATTTATCTTCGCAAGCAAATCCTAATATAATTGAATTGTGGTTTATTCCAGACTCTCATGTTTTGTACAAAACAAAAATGTGGGAATATATTCTAAATAATAGGGACTTATTTTTATCAAAGAAAATCAAATACACTTTTACAGGTTACGCTTTTGCTCAAATTAAAGCGATTGAGCGTCATCGGAGGTGGTTTATTAATCCACCTAAAAGAAAACCAACGAGAGAGGATTTTGGACTAGGTGCTGTTCCTTTGATCTCTGAAGCCCATCTTCAAAATACTCTTTCTCTTCCTCAAGACTTATTCAAAGAAGAATATTTAGACAACGTTAAGAGGGAGAAAGAATATAGGGACGTAAAAAAGGATTGGGATAATTATCAGTCTTGGTTGAAGAATCGTAATCCCAAACGTAGAGAAACAGAAGAAAAATTTGGATACGATACTAAGTTCGCTTCTCATGTTTTTCGTTTAATGACCGAAGGAAAAGAATTGCTACTTACTGGTAATATTACATTTCCTCTTCCTAATGCAGAATGGATCAAAGCCATAAAAGACGGATTTTATAAATATGAAGAAATCTTAGATATGGCTAAGAACATGGAATCTGAATTTGAAACGTGGTATAATGAAAGTCCACTTCCTCATAAGCCGAACATTAATGGTATCAAAGAATTATATTTTGATATTGTAAGGAAAAGTCTCTAAAATTGACCCTTGACAAACTCACGATAATATTGTATAATTAAAGCATAATCAAATAAGGAGATTGTCATGGAAATTCAAAATGTCGTGAGTGCTTATATCGCGGTACTAAAAATCGGTGATAAATCAGAAAACACTATTCGATCCTACACAAAGGATATTCAGAAGTTCATCAATCATTTTGAAATTAAAGATACATCTGAAATCGAAGAAATTTCTGTGGATAAGTATCATAACTTCTACGGCTCTCTTGGTCTTTCCAATGTTAGTTTGAACGGACTTATTCGAAACCTTAGTGCGTTCTTTGCTTATTTGAAAGAAGGGAAGTATGTTTCTAACGAATGCCCCTTTTTCTTCGTCAAATTCGGGAAGACTAAATTTGTAGACGTAAAGCGAAAGTTTAAGGATATTCTTTCTCCAGACGAGGAAGAATTAGTTATCAACGCAGGTCGCAATCTTCAAGAAAAGTTTATGTTGGCTATGGCTCTAAAGACTGCTCTTCGTCGCTCTGAAATCGCTGGTATCAAAATGTCCGATATTAGTGGTTGTGAGATTACTATTACAGGCAAGGGAGGAGACGAAGCGAAAACTTATTTGAATGACCGTCTTTGCGCTATGCTTCAGGAATATGTTTTGAAGGAACGCAACACAGATAGCGAATATTTGTTTTACGGAACTCGCGGAAAACAGTCTGTGTCAATGACCGGAGACACTGTAAACAATCGTGTAAAAGATGCCTGTGAACGTGCAGGTATTGAAAAGAAAATCACGGCACATCGTCTACGTGCTACTCGTATTACCAATGTAGCATACGAACACGGTGATCGTGCGGCTCAAGCGATTGCTCGTCATAAATCTCATACCACCACTGAGTTATATATCGGTAAGAATGATATGGCAGTAAAGAACATTATGTTATCGGAAAATTAATAAAACATCTATTCTATAAATCAGGAGATTTAAAATGGTAAGGATTTTCAATAAGGAAAATACTTTAAATTCATACAGCATTACCCTAAACGAGATTGAAGTAGGAGATAGATTTGGGTATAAAATTATCGCTGTTGTACATGAAGAAGATAGCTGGCTTGCTTATCGAGGTTTGAGTCATTGGGGCGACAGTGAAGTTGCAGAGCGAGGAGACCCTATTTCTTACGAAATAGCCAAGTTATTATTTCCGACCATTGCGAACTCTATTAAATATTATAGAGACTATTAATAAATAAAAGGTATATTTTATAAAGGATACTGATTATGTCTTTAGGATTTATTTTTTTTACTTTTGGGGCGTTTATAATTGTTCAAAGCGGGAACATGGGTGATTTTTTAGGAGGCTCTGCTGACACATGGCTTAGGATAGGAATTTTACTTTTTGGACTTGGGAGTTTTGCTTTAGTCAATAGTAGGATTGATTATTTATTAAATAAAAACAATTTAAAAAGTTAATTAATAAAATTGTTCTTTTATGAAAGGATATTCGTGGGAAATAAGATAAAACAGTCGGATGTTTGCAGTAAAAATCATAGAAAATTTTGGATTGGTAAATTTGGTTATTTTTGGGTGGACGGAAAAAATACACTCTATTGCTATTGCCCGAAATGTCCTAGAAGATTTCAAATGAGGGTTGATGAAAAAGACTTCACTCAAGGAAGTGCTTTTTATAAAAGTGTAAAAATAGATTACAATAGTGTATAAAATGATTATTTTATGATTGGAGACATAAATGAATAGAACGCAGGAATTGATAAAAATTATAGATGATGCGAGAGAAGAACTTAATGAAATCTATGCGTCTGAAAGATTTGACATAAATGGAAAATGGGTTGGAAAATATTTTAAATATTATTTTGATACTGGAAATCCTTATACTCTATATTTAAGAATAAGATACCAAAATAAACATGGTACTTTAATTGGAGAATATTTTAAGTTATGGGAGGATGAAATTTTGATTAGTAAACCAAACACCGAATTAAACGATGCTGATAGGTTTACATTCTCATATAATCAAATGGACGAAATAAGTAAAAAAGAATATGATAAGGTTTTAAGAAAATCCATTAAAATTTTTATAAATCATGATTAGAATTAAAATAGAACTTCTACCTTTAGGGTTTTCACCAGCCAAAGAAACATGGATTATGGAAATTTGGAACGATATTACTGGTACAAAAAGTTTGGGAAATTATCAGTTTAAAATATTTGAAAAGAATTCTGATAAGAAAATTTGGAAAGGCGGATCAGTAAAAAATTTTCAGAGACTTCGCTGGTCAGTTTGGTATCTATTGTACTTGTGTTTAGACCAAATTTATGGGAGACATAAATGAACCTAATCAAAGAATTAAATAAATTAGCGGATAGCGGTTATTGCCCCGCATTACTTTTTGACGACGATGGCAAGTGGGCTTTGTCTTTCGAATTAACTGTTCAGGTTGAAAATAAGACAGGGGAGAAATATATTTTTCACATCGATTCAGATGACTGGAAAGATACCATTGAAGAAGCGGTAAAATACAGCATTGAAAAGAATGGAGTAAATTATAAATGACTTGGAATCATAGGGTAGTAAAAAAGACTTATCCATCTGGGGAAGAGTCGTATGGAATTCATGAAGTGTTTTATAATGAAAAGGGAGAAATATATGCTTACACAGAAAACCCAATTGATTTAACCTGTGAGACACTTGATGATTTAAAACAATATATCGGTTGGTGTTTGAAAGCTTGCGGAAACCCAATTCTGGTTGACGGGGAGGTAAAGTTTGCAAAAGACGAACTATCCGAAGAAGAAATTTCCGAAATGAAAGAAACTCTAACAAAAGAAGAATTCGAAGAGGAGATGAAATTTTGGAATGAAGAAAAGAACAACAAAAGGGATCATTAGCTTGGAATCTTGGGATGGTAGTAATTCAGAAAACGCGAGTATGCAACCGATACTGAGATTTGTTTCAGATTTTCATGGTACGAAAAATTACTATAAATTCTTCTACACACCAGAGGAAATGAAATATATTTTAAACAACGTTCCCACAAGGAACTTTTCTTTGTTGTATCTGGCTTTACATGGCGATCCTGAAAAAATTCATACGGGCATGTATACAGAATTTGAAGTGACTCTGAATGATCTTGCTGTTATGATGGGAAGGAGATTTCAAGGGTTTGGACTCCATCTTGCTTCTTGTGGGGTAATGTCATCTTCTCAGGAGTCCATTTATGATTTTATGGATAAAACTGGGATTTTATTTATGTCTGGATACACAAAATACGTGGATTTTATTTCTAGTTCGTTAGTTGATATTTCACTTATAAATAGCTGGATGTTTGCCAAAAATTACAAAAGAATGTTCGAAAAAATGTTTAAGTCATCTGTTCGTCAGTTGCTTAATGAAAATGGTTTTACATATTACGCTTAGGAGAAAACATGGATATTACAATTCGACATTATTTAAATGTTATTTCTAAAAATCCAAACAAAAACAACTGGAGGATCAGGAATATGACATCTAAAATTAACACCCTGATTTCAGAGTATAGACTTGAAGCAATGTATAATAGGGGGTTTATCCGAGATTACTGTAACAAAGAAGCAAACTACCTTGAGAATCAATTAAGACTGGCTCTTGGAAATAAGAGGAAGCCAAATTGAAACTAACCGAGACCCTTGAAAAATGCCCAAATTGCTCCTCTTTGTTTTACAAATTCCTACCAAGTCGGGCTGAATTACTTGCTAGACTTGATGGTAAAGAGTCTAGATATATTTACTGTAGTGAGAACTGTTTAAAAACAAAGCTACAAAATATGAACTCTGGTTCGGTTCCTATGGGAGTTACATTGAGAATCAAAAACGAAACGCGGTTTGAAAAAACGAATCAAACTCCTATTATTTACATTATAGACTTTGTAGCAAGTTATCCAAAATTGGAGGGAACACATGTCTCTTAAAATGAAATTTACTCAAGATTATTCTGAAAAGGTTAATGTTCGATTGATTGTTGTAGCAGTTCAACTTCCTAGTGGAGCAATTGAAGTTATTCAAAACACCGATGATTTGGAAAATAAATACATGTATTATCTGGAGACCTACAATAAAGATATGGTTATGGTTAAGAATCCCAATATTAGAATTCTAGACTGGATTATTTTATAATGAAAGAATTCTTAAGTTACGATATTGAAATTTACGAAGACTTACCTGAAGGAGAAAATGTTGATTTATCAAAAATTACTCCTTCAGTAGCGGCTTTTTGTACGGATTATGAAAATGTCCATTACTATGATGATGTTCCTCATATGTCTAAAGTAAAAGCTCAAAACCTTGTTTTAGATTTACAGAAGAAAGTAAATGAGGGGTTTACTTTATTTACTTGGAACGGACTCCACTTTGATCTACGATTACTTGCTCTTTACTCTGGAATGTTGGAAGAGTGTGGGAGATTGGCACTTAATCATATTGATGGAATGTTTCTAGTTGTTGCCCAAAAAGGTTTTTATCTCGGATTAGATAAGGCTCTTATTGGTGCAAAGATGGAAACTAAACTTCATGAGGTTGAACTAAATGATAAAACTAAGTTTAGTCAAATGAACGGCTCCAAAGCCCCGATGTTGTGGAGGTCAGGGGAATACTCAGCAGTTCGTGAATATCTCAAGTACGATGTGATTCAGCCATTAAAGTTAGCAAATCACATTCAATCAAGCGGTTACATTCGATGGAAATCAAATTCTGGAAAAGATAATTACTTAAAAACTCAGATGTTGACTGTGAAAGAATGTTTGAAGTTAGAAAAACCCGATACATCATGGATGACTTCAGCACCAAATAGAGAAGATTTTTATAATTGGATTCCAGAAAAAGTTCTTAGGGAAGAAGGAGTTATTTAGTGACAACAAGTTTAGAGCAATTGCAACAGATCATGGATGATTACGGAAATGTTCGTTATCTTTTGGAAGATTTGAAATCATCTAAGGAAACGGCTCTCCAAAAGATTTTAGAAAAACATCCTGAAGTAGCCCAAGAAATTCAAGATATGGAAGAAGAGTTTAATCCAAAAATTGAAACCGCTGAAAAAGCAGAAAAAACAAAAAAGAAATTACTGGAAGCATATGCTAAAGATTATGCCCAAACTATTATCTTAAAAGATAAAGGTGAAATAAAATCAAAACTAATTAGAATAGGTCTTGATAGAAAAATAGAATATGATGTTGATGCTTTAGAAGGAATGGCGTTAGAGAACCCTAAACTATTAGGTTTACGAAGTGAAAAAATTTCTACTAGAATCACTTTAAATTCAAAGTAAAATACCCTTGACAAAATATAAAATATGTGGTATTATTAATACTGTTGTTGAGCAAAAGAACTTCCTTAAACTTTCACCTTTTGCGAATATATAGTTCTCGCTCAACTTCTGGGGAGGTAGCTCAATTGGCAGAGCAAAAGTCTTATTTACTGCCCGCTAGGCGCACACGCAGTTCCTTATAAACCGGAACTTTGGGTTGCAGGTTCGAGTCCTGCCCTCTCCACTAATTTTGGCAAAGGTGCTTCCTTTAAAACATGACCTTTTGGAGATCACAAGTATAGCACCCGCCAGTTTTATTAGTATGTGGCATAAATGGTTCCTTTTCACAGACTGTTAATCTAATTACCATTCGCCACATTTTTATTATAGGAGACAGTATAAAAATGAGTACTAAAGAAATCGCATTACTTCGACTTTTTAACGCGGTTCAAACAGAAAGTCAATCTGAGTTTGTTTTTCATGTAAATGATATTTTTAGAATGATTAAGAATGGTTATATTCTTGATCCTAAAATTATTCCAAACCAATCTCTTTTTTCTGCAATTGAAGATGTTGTAGGGATTGGTGGAGAAAAACTGAATTCATCTTTTCACAAGACTTGGGGTAAGGTGGCAAACGCTTCGATTATTCAATTGATGGCAGAGCAGATTTTTCACTATATCACCACATACGGTTTTGAATCTCTTGGTGTTTATAATGAAAACTATGTTTATATTCCAGCAGAAAAACTAAATCTTCCAGAAGAATATGATAATATCCCTCTTGTTTTCATTAAATCTTTAAACGCAGAAGAAGTATTAAATGAAGTTGTAAATCTTGGATCATCTGGAATTGCTCTTTCCAAACAAACTCTTACAGATTTAATGACTGTTGTAAAAGAAAATAAATATCAAGAAGGATGGGTTTCTGAAATTCAGAATAGAGAATTTCGTACTCTATTGATGAATCATTATAACATTGTCCCTTCAGAACCTAATGCTTGGTTAAGATTTGTAATTACAAAGTTAACTGGAGAATCTCTTGTAATCAAAAATAATTATTTGATTTCTAAAATCAAGAGTTCTGATTATCGTGTATTAGATTCTTTGCTTGAAAAGACACCGAAAAATTTAGCTTCTATTTTTTTCAGATACAAGCCTCTCTTCTTGGCTATGAAGTCTATTAGTCAAAATAAGACGTTCTTTAATAATCTTCGAAAGAAGGCGAATAAACTTCACAAACCACTCCCTGAAGACTATATGAATTCCATTACTGGAAAAATGAAGAATGGAGAATTTAAGATTCGAGAGTTTAAGAATAAAATTTCCGAGTATTCTGTTTGGCGGAAGGTTCGTTTGGCATATGCTTTAAAGAATCGGCTTTCTGGAATGGAATCAATCGTTTATCGTGTTCGAAACGGTAAAGGGTTTGCTACTGAATTTTCTGACTGGTTTGATGAAAACCAACTTAAAAAAGTTTTGAATTACACCATTCAATCAATCGCTTCAGATATTTCAAAAAATGTTGACGGAAAAGTGTTTCATATTCCTTCTTATGTAAATTACTCACTTCCTCAATCAGAAAAGCAGTTTGTTGGGAATGTTCCTGCAAATACTTCTGTGTCGGTTGGATCAGATGACTTGGTGGTTGGTATTCATTGGTACAATAATCCACATGAAAGAATTGATATTGACTTTTCAATTATTGACGCTACGGGTAAATATGGTTGGGATGCAAAATATCGATCATCTAGTAAATCAATTCTTTTCTCCGGCGATATGACAGATGCTCCTCGCCCAAATGGGGCAAGTGAAATGTTTTATTTCTCTTCGTTCAAAGGAATGTCTGATGCTTTGATTTCGGCTAACTGGTTCAATATGGGTCGCTCTGATGGTCAAGTTGAAAACTGCAAACTTTTCGTGGCTAGAGAAAACGTTGGTAAAAACTTTGAAGGTGGACGAAGAACTGAAGGTGGATATATGGTTAATCCTAACAATGTTTTGTTTTCTCAGAATGTTACAATCGACAAGAAGCAAAATTCAATTGGACTGATTTCCAATAAGGACGGAGAGACTCGTGTTTACTTTTTGATGACATCTGTAGGTAATTCGATTAGTTCAAGTGTTGGTTCTCAATCAGAATTAATTAGAGATTTTCTTTTGAAGACTTCAACTAATACAATTGATCTTCGAGAAATTATCGAACTTGCTGGAGGAACGATTGTGGACGAGAGAAGCGATATTCCAGAAGATGTAGAGATTATTGACTTGTCACTAGAGTCTTTGGATAAAACAACTTTTGTAAAGATGTTTTCATAGATTTTTTGGTGGAATAGTCCGTAATGAGATGCAGTTGAATTGACTACTTTCCTCGTATCTAACCAAAAAATTTATAAAATATGGATTTTATTTAGTACCCTAAGATAATGGTAGTCACTAGGTCTCCAAAACCGAGGGTGAAGGTTCGACTCCTTTGGGTACTGCTAATAACGAGAGTTTGTAATGAAAGGATAGTCAAAGTCACTTTCGTCTTTGTAACTCTTTTGAACGTTATTAATTCTAGCGGTTTTCGTTATCGGATATGATAACGATAAGACTTTTCGGTGGGAGACTCTGAGCGGATCAGAGCGGAGGAGCCGCAGTAAAACCGATAATTCGGGGGTGTGGCGCAGAGGTTAGCGCAGGGAACTCATAATTCTTTGGTCGTAGGTTCGAATCCTACCATCCCCACAAAAAAGCGAGTCCGTACCTCAATTGGCAGAGGACATGCCTTTTAAGCATCGTAGTTGGAGGTTCGACCCCTCTCGGACTCACTAAGAACAAGAGAACAGATAATTTCATTTCACTTTAGGAGGTTATATGTTCACTTCACTTTTTGACAGTTCAATATATTTTAAACGACCTTTTCTTGAAAGATCAGGGTATGCGGCGCAAGAAAAAGACGGTAAGGTTATTCTGAAAGTAAACGTTGCTGGCTTATCTAGAGAAGACCTTACAATTGAAGTTCTTGACGGAGAATATCCATATACGGCTTCAGTCTCTATTCGAGGAGAAAAAGAAGATGATCTTTTTGGGACATTCAAGGTCAACAATCGATTTTTGTTTAGAAAAACCCCTAAACAAATTGACTCTCAACTTGAAAATGGATTTCTAACTCTTTCCATCTAATTTGATGAACCAATTAAACCTGATGTAAAGGTTAATTGGAAGTAATTTAATTTCAATGTTCTCTTGTTCTAAAAATTACCAGTCATGTTTGGCTGGTAATTTTATTTTAGCACTTGACAAGAATAAAAAATTGTGGTAGAATTATATTATTGATTGAGATGCGAACATAACTCAATTGGTAGAGTACTTGATTTCCAATCAAGATGTTGCGGGATCGTTCCCCGTTGTTCGCTCAAATAGATGGATGCCGTTGAAGCGGAACTTCACATTCATCGAAGCGCAAGATTGGCGAACTTTGCGTAGGATAATTATGTGCTGGTTGTGAGAAATCCTAAACTCTCATTTTGCGGGTGTATCCCCTCATGCTTCTAACATGTTGAAAGGGTAACTGGACACATACGGGTTCAAATCCTGTCTCCCGCGCCTATAAAATTAAATTGGAGGTTATAATAATGAAGTGATTTTTAGATGATAAAATCGCAGTAAAAAATAAAATAAAAAAGGAGAAAACAATGAAAAAAGCAATAATTCTCCTGTCAGGCGACCCACAAACTAAAAACAAGTTCATCGATATAGTTGAATCTATGGCATGGATTTGGAATATAAATCCGAAGAATAAACTTAGAAACAATTTAAAATCGAATTTTTATTGGAAGGGCGATAAGACAGAAGAAGTAGAAAAGTTTATATCAGATCAATTGGTTTCATATAATGAACTATTTGATTTTGAGAAGAGTTATTTAGCAGAGAAAATTATAGCATTTAATGATGATGACTCTGAAGTAAAGATTCATGAGAATAAAACGTTTGATAAATTCGTTCTTATTGTGCATGGGGTTTCTAAGAGTTTAGTCCCCTTTTTACAAGAAGAATACGGGGTCTTTAAAATTCATCTTTCAAAACGAGAATATCATTCAAATGAAAATTTAAATGATTATACCGTTTTATATGAGGATGATGAAAATTTTACAATTGAAGTAAATAGAATTGTTGAAGTACTAACAAAATAATTTGGAGGATAAATGAATAGTCAAGTTTTACAATTGAAGAAAGCCGCTCGTCGCAAGGCTTATTTGAAAATGGGCATTACGGCTCCTGCCGGAGGTGGAAAAACTGCCGGATCACTTTTGTTGGCTTTTGGTTTGATGAAAGAAAAATATCCCAATCTATCTGACGAAAAAGTTTGGGAAAAGATTGCAGTTATCGATACCGAAAACGGTAGCGGAGAACTTTATGTAAATTCCGTGATTGCAAATACTAAAATTGGCGAATACAACGCCATTACTCTTACAGCTCCATTTAGTGCAGATAAGTATATCAATGCAATTGAAATTTGCGAAAACAATGGTATTGAAGTTGCTATTGTTGACAGCACTACTCATCTATGGGCTGGAGAAGGGGGTTTGCTTGAAAAGCAAAATACTGTAGCAACGAAGAGCAAATCTGGAAATAGTTATACGGCATGGCGAGAAGTAACACCTGACCACAACCGATTTGTTGACAAGATGCTCCAATGCAACATGCACTTAATCGCAACCATGCGGTCAAAGATGGAGTATGTTCAAGAGAAAGACGAACACGGTAACAGTCGAGTTCGCAAGTTGGGTTTGAAGCCTGTTCAACGTGAAGGTATGGAATACGAATTCACTGTCTTTTTGGACATTGATGACAATCATACTGCCGTAGCAAGTAAAGATCGTACTGGACTCTTGGACGGTAAGACTTTCAAGATTAATCCTCAAGTTGGTCGAGATTTGATGAATTGGCTCGACAGTGGTTCAGATGAAGCACCTGTTGTTTTGGCTGATAATCGAACATTGGCTGATGTGAAACGCGAAGTTGCTCAGTTGGTAAAATCTAATCCTGAAAAGGATTACAAGACTCTTGTTTTTGAAAAACATGGAAATCCAAACGAACTCAGTCTTGAAAAGTTAAAAATTGTTCTTGATGAAATGAAAAAGGTATAAGGAGACTAAATAAAAATGGCTAATCTAAATCGCGTACAATTAATGGGGAATGTAGGAAAAGACCCTGAAGGAAAATATACTAATTCAGGAAAGAAAGTTGTTTCTTTCAGCATTGCGGTAAACAATTCTTACAAGACTCAGGGTGGCGAAACCAGAAAAGAAACCGAATGGTTCAACATTGAAGTTTGGGGAAAGTTGGGCGATGTTATTCAGGAATATGTTCATAAGGGAAGTCAACTCTATGTTGAAGGTCGCTTAAAGACTGATAAGTTTGAAGATAAGAATGGTGATGTAAAGTATTTCACAAAGGTTGTTATGAGTAATTTTCAATTCCTTGGATCAAATGCTTCTGGAAACCCTCGTCAATCTGAAGTAGAAGTTCCTGTGGAAACCCCTGACGAATCAGATATTCCCTTCTAATTAATAATGAAGTGTTCGAAGTGCTTAATAGAAAAAGAAGATAAAGACTTTTACAAAAAATCAAATAAAATAATTCAACCCTGTAAAAAATGCAGGGTTGAATATCAAAAAGAATATCAAATAGAGAACAGAGAAAAAGTAAGTTCCTACAATAAAAGTCTTTATTTGAATGACAAAGATTATTTTTTAGATAAGGCGAAGAGAAACTATAAAGACAATCCAGAAAAATATAAAAACATTCAATCCAACTGGAGAAAAAATAATAAATCTAAAATAAAAGAATATCAACTAAAGAGATATTACCAAAAAGGATTTCATAAAATATCCGATAATCAATGGAGAAATTGTAAAAATTATTTCGACAATCTTTGTTGCTATTGCGGAATCGATATAGAAACTCACTTAAAAATAAATAAACAAGATTTTCATAAAGACCACATTATAAACGATGGCTCAAACGATATAACCAACTGTGTCCCTTCTTGTAAATCATGCAATAGTTCAAAAAGAAAGATGGGTTTTGAAGATTGGTATAACTCATCGCTGGATTTCTTTACAGAAGAAAGAAAAAATAAAATTTTAGAATGGATTATTTTTTCAAAAGAATTAATAGAATAGAAATTTTATAAATACAGGGATGCCAATAACATCCCTGTATAAAAATATGCTGACAGTGGAAATAATTGGAAAAGACGTTTATTTAGATAATCAATTATTAAAGAAAAAGAACATTCCTTGGCGCAATCATTGTAGAGAAATATTCTTACATAAAGATTATGTTGTTAAGGTAGTTTTAAACAAGAAAGATGATTCTTCAATTGAGCAAAATATATTAGAAAGTTTAAAGTGGAAATATATTGTTAAAAACAAGGACGAAGATTATTTTGCACCAGTTGTAAAATGTGATAAAAAAGGGTTATATCTTGTTCAAAAAAGATTGCATTTTACTTCTCATAAAAGAACAGATGAGATAAGAAATATTGTCAAGGAATTTTGTAAAAAATACGATATAGGTGATGTTCCGCATTACGAAAATAGAAATTGGGGAATGATAGGAAAACATAGCCCTATTATATACGACTACGGATCAGACGAATATTGGAGTGAATAAAATGCAAAACATTCTACTTGAAAAGGCAATTGAATATGCTAGGCGTGGGTGGTATGTTTTTCCTGCAAGAGAAAAGCCTAGCAAGCCGTTTGTAAATGAAAAAGGAAAGACAATAATAATTCCAACCAAAGCCCCTTATAACAAGGGTGGTTTTAAAATGGCTACATTAGACATTCAACAAATCAAGGAATGGTGGGGTAGATACCCTGAAGCTTGTATTGGCATTTATTGTGGGAAATCTAATATAACTGTATTAGACATTGACGTTAGGGGCGGAAAAAAGGGATTTGACAGCTTTGCTTCTATGGGAATAAGTGACCAAGGAGCTTTGCATTCTATAACTGCTTCTGGAGGATTACACGTTGTTTATAAAGGGACAATGAATAGCCATGCCAACGTAAAAGCAGGAGTAGATATTAGATCAGAAGGTGCTTATTTTATTGTTCCTCCGTCTTATATTTACGAGGATGGAATTAAAAAAGAATATAAAATGGCTGACGATTGGAGTAGAGAACCAGCAAATTTACCTAAAGATTTAGAGGAAAAATTTGATTGGCTTCGTGGAAAAGAAAAAAAACAGAACTCAAAAAGTAATTACAATGAGAGTTCTGATAAAACATTAAAACGAGTAGCAACGGCTTTAGACAAAATACCTCAATGGGTATGTGAAGATTATTTCTCATGGATAAACGTAGGTCTTGCTTTGAAGACTTTGGGGGAAGAGGGATTTATTTTATGGGATAAGTGGTCTCAGAAAAGTTCTAAATACGATAGAGACGCTTTAGAGTATCGTTGGGAAAGATTTACTCCGAATCAAATAACAATTGCTACAATATTTCATTACGCAAAAAACGCTCCAAAGGAGTTATATGTCTCAAAATAAGAAAGGCGACATTTTAGACGGTATGTTTTATTTTGGAAAAATGGGAAATGATCCAGAACACTTTACCCATTATCCAGAAAGAGTTATTGGGACTCTTCGTTTGTTATATAAGACATTCAATATTCCAGAAGGCGGCATTCCCAATCGAAAACAGAAATCTAATTTTGAAGAGTGGATTCTCCAATTAGACGAACTGAACGCAGTTGCGCCCTCTCAAGAAAAAATGAAAAAAGCAATGAATATAGCAAAAGGACATTATGATAATCTAAATAAAAAATTTATGATTATTCGTCCAGCTTCTATTAAAGGACTTTTGATAAATGCAGTTAGAACTTTAAATGACGAAGAAAAGTCAAGTGAAGAATTCAAAGTTCAACCAGTAGAGAAGGTGGAAGTAGCCTCTGCTGAAGCTAAAAAGAAAACTTTAAAGAATTTGAAGTCTATATTAAAGGAGGATGATGATTAATGGCAAAAACATATAATGAAAACATAGAAGCTCATGTAATTAGTATTTTATTTAAAGATGGATCATTGTTCTCTGTAGTAGAGGACATGTTAGAAAAACCGTCCTTTGGATGGGTTCCTTACGGGGTTTTGTACGAGGCTTTTAAAGATACAGTAGAATCAGATTTGTATCCAGACATTGATACTATCTCTCATTATCTTGAAAGAAAAAGTTTATTGGAAAAAATAAACATTCCAAATACAAAATTATATGGAAGAGATGCTTTAGATTATCTGAAAAATATGGACTCAAGTCCAGAATTAATTGAAAATTACGCTTTTCAAATTTCAGAATTAAGAGCGAGTAGACAGCTAACTGCGTTGGCAGAAAAGATTAAAAAGGGTGTTGAGGAAGGTAAACGTCCAATTGAAATCTTATCCATGATGGACTTTGAATCTGGTAAAATTAGTGCGTATGTTGGATCACCAACTCAAAACACAAGAACATCTAAGGATGTTGCAGAAAAGAATATTCAACAATTTCAAGACACCATCAACGGAAAATCTAGGTATATTGAAACAGGTCTTAAGTTTTGGGATGAATATGCTGGTGGAATTGCGCCTAGATTTTATCTTATTGCTTCAGAACAAAACGAAGGAAAGTCAACCTTAGTACTTAATCTTATTTATAACATCGCAATAAATCCTGAAGAAACTAAAAAAGTAAAAGTAAAACTTTTTACCTTCGAGTCTAGTGCTGAAGAAATTAATAACAAGCTTGTTCAGAGACAAACTGGCATATCTCAAATTCGAATCGAAAAGGGTCAATTATCAGATAGTGAATTAGTTAAGTATCAAGAAGCTTTAGGAAAAATTTCAAAGTCTCCTCTCGTTTATGACGATTCCTCTGAAATGACATTACCACTCCTTAGAACAAAAATCAGAAAAGCTGTTGCTGATGGTGTAAAGGTAATTTTTATTGACCAAATTGAACAAATAATGATAGGTGGAAGCGGTGACTCGCAACCCGAACATATTAAGATTAATTATATTTCTTATCGATTAAAAGCTTATCAGAGAGAAATGGATGTAGCAATCATAGCAGTTCATCAAAATAAAAAAGTTAGTGGTCAAGGCGGATCAGAATATCGTGATAAGATTTATGATTATCAACTTAACGATTTAAGTCAGGCTGGCGGTAAGGCTCCCAATGCAGTTGTTATGATTAGAACAACCAGAAAGCCAGCGGTGTTTTGGGTAAAGAATCGAGAAGGCAAAAAAGGAAAAAGAGAACTTGGATGGGAAGGCGATTTTCTTAGAATGTACGATATGGAACAGGAAGAAAACGGTCAGCCTGAACAACCTTCTTTTATACAAGACGATGAATAAAAGCGATATTTTATCGAAAGAGCAAATATGAAAAAAGAACAAATAGAACATGCTAATAATACAGAAGAAATGAAGTATATAATGAGTCTCTACCCTGTTAGCCTTGTTTTTAGAGATACTGGAAAACACGTTGCTTGGTCAGAGGGTGAAGGTTGGTGCTTCTATATTGATGGAGAAGATAAATATATGATTTGTGATAGCTTTCATCACGCAATGCAAAAATTGCTGGAACCATTATAAAGCATACATTTTATAAAAATATTATGAAAACTCAACTTCAACAAACAGTTTACTTTTGGGACGATATAAATAGACTGATAACAGCAGTCGAATCAGCATATTTATCTTCAAAGAACGGAAGAGAAGACCCTACAGATGGATTTATGGATTTTACTAGACTTTTGAGAAATTATTTTTCAAAAAATTCTCAACACAGTTACTTTTATGAACATGTGAAAAGATATGCTGAAAATTTAAGAAATGTGTTAGGTAATAACTGTAACGAATTGGCTTTTCGGTCTGTAGCAGAAATATTTGATTTCTACGGAAGAGGTTACTAATGAAACAAAGGATTTTTGGTTTAGTGGGATTAGGTGCTTGTCTTATTTATATTTTATTTTTTGGGCTTGATGGAATAATGAGTTCTCTATACTTGAAAGTATCTTTTGCTTTTATGCTTTTAGGATCAGTTGGCTTAATTTCAACAGATACAGATAACATTATAAAATAGGCATTTTATTAAGAGGTGAAAATGACAAGTATAAAAGATAAGATTATAGAGATAGCATATGAAATAGATGATTTACCTTTTCCTCCTAAAAACAAAGAGGAAGAAGAACTTTGGATTAAAGTGTTAGAGCAATTGAACGATCAGCTTTGTCAATTAGATAATGCGTAATATGAAAAAAATAAACCCTGTAATCAAGTGGTCTGGTAGCAAACGAAATCAGGCTGATAAAATAGTGGGCATGATGCCTAAAGAAATAGATGTTTATTATGAACCCTTTGTTGGAGGAGGGAGTGTTTTTGTGAAATTAGCCACATCATCTATAAAGGTCAACAAATTTGTTCTAAGCGACATAAACAACGACTTAATATCTCTCTGGAAAACCATTATTTTAGACGCAGAGGGGGTTTATAAGCACTATAAAGATTTGTGGAAAGAAATGAACTCAATCGATGATTGGGATAAAAAGAAAGACTATTACATTAAAGTCAGAGAAAAGTTTAATGTAGAAAAGTCCCCATACGACTTTATGTTTATCATGAGAACCACATTTAACGGGATGCCTAGATATAATAAAAACGGATACTTCAACAACCCTCTTCACCCTAACAGAAATGGAATTATTCCAGAAAAACTTCTAGATATAATGTTGCAATGGAAAAATGTAATAGAGTCTAGAAATGTTACTTTTATCAATCAATCTTATGAAAACATAACTACTTCAGAAAACGATGTTATATATCTTGATCCCCCTTATGCTGGAATAAAAGGCATGTATTATGGTACTTTAGATAATTACAATACTCTTTGGAATTTTCTTAGAAATCAGAAGGCAAAATGGTTATTGTCTTTTGATGGAAAAACAACTTCTGAAGATTATGTTATAAAAATACCTAACGACATTTATAAATCCCATGAGTTTTTAGAAAACGGTAATTCTTCTTTTAGACGATTGAACGGTAAAAGCAATAAAGAGTATGTATTTGAAAGCTTATATAAAAATTATGAATAAAATGAAGAACTTATAAGGAAAATCAATGACTGAGAATTACGAGTCTAAAGCTATTAAAGAATATATTATTTCACTAATAAAAAAGGCACAAGTTGACATTTATTCTAATTCAAAAAGATTTGGTTCTCCTGTTGAACCAGAAGAAATAATTGAATGGATAGAGAATCTAGATTCAGAATATGTTCTGAACATATTCTATCCTGTCTTGAAACATGAATAAAAACATAATTTTATGAAGACTGAATATTGTATAAAATCCATATCTAAAAAAGAAGCTTCAGAAATCCTTTTGAAACATCATTATCTAAAAGATATTTCAAAAGGATTTAAGAGTGGGTATAATTATGGACTTTTTAAAAATGAAAAGTTGGTCGGATCAATAATTTTTACTGGTTTTCCTGTTCCAGAATTGGTTAAAGGATTGTTTGGACTGGACAGAAGCAATCAGAATGGATTTTTTGAATTAAGTAGGCTTTGCGTTGAACCAGAGACTCAAAAAGAAGAATATAATATAACTTCTTGGTTTGTTTCTCGTTCCATAAAACAATTAAAAAAAGACACAAACGTAAAAGCTATTTTATCGTATGCGGACAGTGATTTTCATTCTGGCACAATTTATAAAGCTTGCAATTTTAAATATTATGGACTAACGGATGAAAAGAAAGATTTTTGGATAAAAAATGTGGATGGTAGTTACACAAAACACTCCAGAGGTAAGATTAAAGGGTTAGAGGGAGAATGGAAACCTAGAAGTAGGAAACATCGATTTTTATTGATTTATGATAAATCTCTAAGTCCTCTTTGGAAAGAGGAAAAGTATCCTTGACAAAATTGAAACCTTGTGGTATAATCTTCCCTTGATTGGGAAGATTTTTATTTAACGGAGAACTCATGAATTACGAAAAAACATATTTTTACGATGTTGAATCTTTTCCTAGCTTTGCCTGTCTGACATTTTTAGACAAAGAAACTCAGGAAGTAATTCAATTTAGTTTCGGGTGTGGACACAACGACCTTCAATCTATGAAAGATTTTTGTTCTCAAAAAATGCTATTAGTTGGGTTTAACAGTATTACTTATGACGACCCTGCATTGCGTTTTATTTTAGAGCAGACTGTTGGAGTCGGTCTCCCAAAAAAACTATTCGCTTTGTCTAAGAGATTGATTTCAGACGCTAATAGACGAGACGATGATCTTGTTAAACTAAGATACCCAAGAGATATTTACTATCCTTGGGATTCTATGGATTTATTCAAGATTATGCACTTTGATAGACTTGGCGTTGGTTTGAAGCAATGTGCAGTAAATCTAAAGCATGAAAGAATTCAGGATTTGCCCTACCCGTATGATTATCCTATTTCAACAAAAGAAGAAGTTAAAACTGTTCTAGAATATAATATCAATGATGTTTTAATTACTCAAAAACTCTTTAATCAAATTCAACCTCAAATCAAGCTTCGAGAAGAAATTGGGGCGTTGTATGATGTGAATGTAATGAACGCTTCGGATTCCAAAATGGGTAATATTATTTTGGAGCATTATTATAGAGAAGAATTAGGCGTAGATGTTAGAACAATCAAAGACCTTAGAACAAAACGTTCATCTGTTGATCTGAAAGATTGTATCCCTGTTGTAATTAGTTTTCAAACTCCAGAATTAATTTCTTTTCATGAAAAAATAAAGAATACTACGGTAATGGGATATGACAACTTCAAATTTGAAGAAGTTATTAAATACAAAGGAACAAGTTATTCTATTGGATCAGGCGGTATTCACTCTATGGAGTCATCTTGTCGTTTTGATGAAACCCCAGAGAAGAAAATTATTAGTTGTGATATTGCTAGTATGTACCCTACTTGTATTATTCTAAATAACATTTATCCTGAACACTTAGATGAAGGATTTGTAAAGGTTTTAAGTATTCTTACTGCCGAACGTTTAGCGGCAAAGAAAGACAATAAAACAAAAGCTGATGGTCTGAAGATTACTATCAATGGGCTTTATGGAAAACTAAATTCTGATACATTTTGGTTGGAAGATGCAAAGGCTATGCTTTCAGTCACAATTGCCGGACAGCTTTATATTTTGATGCTGATTGAAATGCTTGAATTAAACGGCATTCACTGTATTTCGGCAAATACAGATGGTATTGAGTGTGAAGTTCCAATTAAAAAAGAAACTTTGTACTATGAGGTATGTAAAGAATGGCAAGAAAGAACAGGATTTACTCTCGAATATACATATTACAAATCTTATATTAAAAGGGATGTAAATAACTATATTGCAATTGATAATAAAGGCAAGGTCAAAACTAAAGGTGCTTTTATCCCTGACATTGATCTAAAAAAGGGATATAAACACCCAATTGTTGCGAAGGCTGTTTATGAATATTTTGTTCATAATACTCCTGTAAAAGAAACAATAAATGCTTCTAAAGATATTTTTGATTTTTGCATTAGCCAGAAAGTAGGGAAAGAATTTCAGATGCAACTAAAAACGCTTTCTGGAATTCAAGACCTTCAGCGAACAAATAGATTTTATATTTCTAATTATGGTGGTTATCTTCTAAAGAAACACGGAGATGGACGACAAATTGGACTCTTTGTTGGTAAGATGATTCAGATTCTAAACGAATATGATCCGTCCAAATCGTTTGAGTCGTATCTAGTAAACAAAGAATGGTATATCAAAGAAGCCAAGAAGATGATTGAAGAAATTGAACCAAGTGTTGTTCAAACTTCAATGTTCGATAATAGTATTGATTTTGGAAAAAGAACGAACTTTTTAGGTCAAGAAATTACGAAGAAAAAGAAAGGTGTTTCTTCCAGCCCTCTCGATAAGAAAATTACAGAAAAAGAGGTTAGAGAGGCGAATAAAAGAAAACTTACTTATGATGTAAATGCTAAATACGCATTGGTTACAGGAGTTGATTTAAAATATAGTCCAAGTATTACATTTTATTCTTTATCTAAAGGTACTGAACAGAAATTCAAAATTAAAAAAGGACTTTTTGATGGAAATCCTTTGAGATATGGAGACATTGTTTCTCTAAATAATTTTGAAAAGAAAAATAAGTTTGTGAAATCAGGAGAAGGGTTTAAGGAAGTACCTGACGAATATGTTTGGTGGATTGTAGATTACGAAAAAATAAATAATGTTGAGGAGTTTAAGAGAAAATAATGACCGAAACTTTAGGTGATAAAACCGAAATTATCCTTAAAAATATGGATAATATGATGTTTGAAAAAGATAGAGAATATGATCTTATCTTTTCAGATTATGTTTATGAAGACATAAATTTTGAATGGGCTTCCAAATATTTCAAAATGTTGAAAAGAGGGGGTGTCATGATTGCCATGAGCGATTTTCATAGTGATTATAGATATAGAGTTTATATGGAGGATGTTCTCGGTGCTACATTTATTAACGACATTAAATGGCGTAATGAATGGGGTAATTACAAGAAAGATAGATTCAATCAGTGTTTTGACTCTATTATGATTTATACAAATGTGGAATCTGGTTGGAAATTTTATCCTGAAAGAATTCAAGTACCAAAGGCTACGGCAAAAAGCAAAGGACTTAATAAGTTTGGAAAAGATACCAAACCCGCAACAGCATGGATTGATGATATTGTTCTAACGACCGTAGCGAATGAAAGAGTGAGAAAAGACGATGGTAAATTAATTAGATGGCAAAAGCCTCTTAGACTTATGGACAGAATTATTTCTCCCTTTACTGACGAAGGAGATTGGATTCTTGACAATTTCATGGGATCAGGAACTTTAGGAGAATGGTGTAAATTGAACAAAAGAAATTATGTTGGAATTGAGTACGACAAAGAACCATATTATTTAGCAGTTAAAAGATTGGAAGGATAAGCATATGTTGAAACCAAGTGATTTACTAAAAAACACAGCCCCGCAAACACGTTTGTCTACAGTTGAATTTTTGACATGGATGAAAGATATGACGGCATACATAGAAAAGGGCTTGGAAATTGATAGAGATGACTTCAATGATTTTCAAACCTTGTCTGATTGGTTAGAAGAAATAAAATATATGGTGTAGATAATGAATAATTATATTGAAAAAATAGAGTTTGTAGATTTAGTTTTAGAAAATTGTGAAGTATATAGAATAGCGAAAGAAGACTTTCACTCTTTAGTAGTTATAGGAATTAAAACAGATGCTTTTGTTAATGTTTCTGGTCAATTTCATGACCATCAACGTTGCGAAGAAGTTATTATAAAATTAAAGAATAAAGACTATAAAACACTACAAGAAACTGACTATCCAGATTTTCATATTCCATTTACAAAAAGAATGGAAAAATACAGAGATATTACTTCTGTTTGTGTTATAGGCAAAAACGAAAAGGAAGAAAAGGTAGAATTTCAATATAGCGTCCCTTTTTATGATAAGTATGAAGATAAAGAAATAAACTGTGAAAATTTATGGCAGGTTGTTTCTTATGAACGTGATTATATTGTTATCAAAATTAAGAATTTATCAAAAGATCAATAAAAGACACATTTTATAGAGGACATTTATGCAGATACTATGGGAGTCGTTAGATAAAAAAAGAATAGTTACATATTTTCACGGAAAAAGGTTCGGTGAGGAAATATATTTGGTAATGTGTGAAAAGCTGATTGAGGATATAGAGTGGGGTTACGACAATTTAGCTAACGAAAAATTAGTAACTATTTCAGAGCTAATAGAATTAGAAACAGGTTCGAGTCACGGAACATAAACAAAACGCTTATTTTATCGGAAGTGATATAAAATGAACAAATGTTATAATAAAAAAGGACTGTTAAGAATTGACGTTGAGCAAAGTTGTAAACCCCCTCTGGGGTATGGTATATGCTATTGGAGATATGATATTCCAGTTGCCGTTTGTTATCCTCTAATATTGAATTGGGTTGTGTGGTTTTGTAGAGAAACATATTTTAAAATTGCCTATGGAATTCCACATGGATTTCCAGAAGACGTATATAAAGCTGGAATCGAAGAAGGTAGAAGAATTCAAAGAATTTTGGATAATAAGGAATAATAAAATTACTCTTTCATTGAAAGGAATGTTTTATGAAAAATAAAAAAGAAAGAACATTAAAAGATTTTGACAACTTACCCCTTTCTCAAATAGATGGTATTCAGTTTGATAATTCACCAATGCCTAATGTCGATAGAACAAAATTCATATGTCCAAATTGTAAGTCTGAAGATAAATTAGAAAAAGTTGTTCCAGAAAGATTTATTGAAAATAAGATTTTACATGAATGCTCTGTTTGTCATGAAAGGTGTTATATTTAATGAAAAGAATTAATTGTAATCATAAAAATAAGACAATACACCTATATCCAGACTTCGCGGCAACTGGGATGTGGTGCGAGTGTGGGGTGGGGTTTGGTGATCCAGAGTCCCATTTCCCTCATGTGCCATCTGGATTGATTGCGCTTATTTCTATATGGAATTGGAATTGGGATTTTATAGCTTCATCTGAAAACTACAATTACTATAAAGAAAACAACACATTGTCTTATCATCAAGAAGAAATTTATAAATCAGGAAGAGAATTAGAAAAGATATTGATGAAATATCATCCTTGTAAGTTCATAGAAGAAAGCGCAAGAATACCTCCTCCTCTACATATTCCGAAAGGATTTTAATATGGATGAAAATAAATTTAAACGAGAGTATCTAAACCCTTTTCCAGACACCCTATTATCTTGGCTGGAAGGTTTCTGTATGGAACTGGATGCTGAAAAACCAAGACTGCCTACAGGAAATGATAGATATTATACTTTGGAAGAATATTATAAAAGAGTTGGTGCTTGGGAAACACAAGAAATAATCAGAAAAAGGCTTCAGCATGCAATAAACGTTGAAAAAAGAAGGATTGGTAAAAATGATTGAAGAGTACAAAACAATGGATGAATACTTAAAAGAATGTCCAGATTGGATAGTTGAAAAGGCTGTTTCGTATTTAAAAACCCTGTTTACAGAGGGTGTAAAAGAAGATGTCGCCAGACTGCACAAACAAGATCATGAAAATTGGTGGGCTTCATCGCACTTTACTTGGGGTATGAAAATTAGAAGTTTTCTTAGGGAGAATGTTTGTCTTGATGATAAACTCCCAAGTGGAAACTGGGACGACTATTATATTCAACTCGTTGAGATTGCTTGCGGAATTAGGAATAAATCATGACATTCGTATATCCCAAAAAATCAATTGTATTTGATAAATCTTGTCAGCATGTAGCTACGATTATAAATAATAAATTATATATCTGTGACGAATGCGGTTGCATGGAATGTTCAATTTGTGGAACTCACTATTTAACAGAGGAATATCTTCTTCAAGAATATTATAAGAAAATTTTTCCAGAGGAGTTTTAATTTATAATGAGGAAAACATATTTATATCATCTTCAATTAGATTTAGACAATGAAAATATTCCTAGAAATTTAAACAATTATGATAAAATACACTGTTCTTTAACTTCTGGAAAAAGAGTATATTGGTATTTTGAAGAAGACTTAAAGTTCTTTAAAGATGAAGGAGAAGAAATAAAAGACCACAAGAAAGATATTTTTAGTGGAATAGTGGTTGGACGACAAGATGTGGAAAATAATTGGGGAGAGATTGATTGTAATAATTGTGTTGTTGTTATGTATCAATATCCTGTGGAAATGGAATATCCTCAGTTTACATGGATTGCTATGAGAAAGTTAATTGACGATGACAGTCTTGTTGAGATAATTGAATAAACATGAATCAAAACGTGGAATATATTATATTATTAGATAATGAATTATGTCCCATATGTGAAAGCAAAAACATGGTTCTCGGAAAACTTATGGGATTGAATCTCATTGATTGGAATGGCAATTATATAAAAGTAACATCTTATTATAATTACTGTCCCAAGTGCAAATACCACAAATTTATATAAATAAAATTCCGATTTTATAACGGATAATATGAATAAAGTAAAATACGTTATAGTAAACGGAGATGTGGCTTTAGGAATTATTTATGAAAGCCCTGAATATGGAAGAACTATTGTTATAGAAGGAAAATTAGATTTAAATTCTCCAGTTTCCTTATGGGATATTCAAGAAGGAATTTCAATCGTTGATATGGATTTCACAAAATTCATATGGGAAATGTTACCGAAAGGATAATAACATGGAAATAAAAGATGCTTATCCAATTCGACCTTTTCAGACAATGGAATTAGGAAAGAAAGTTCCGTCTTTTAAGAGGGTAGAGGACGCTAAAATATGTCTTTTTTGTCAACATTCTATTTATGATTTGAAAGGGTATATTTGTAAAAAACACGATTTTCCAATTGCTCATAAAGACGAGGGTATCCTAATGGCAGAATTTACCTGTGATGATTGGGAAAAAGAATAATAAAATCATTGCTTTATTAATAAAATATTACTTTTATCAGGAAAAATAAAATGAAAAATGAGGTTGTAAAAACAAAAGATAAGATAAAAATGGAGGTAGAAAGTTGTGGATATATTTATATTGATAATTATATTGAAAATAAAAATAGAATAAAAGTTGTTTTTAAAGATAAAATAGGATATAAGTATGATGTTTATTTACATAACTTAATTAGAGGTCATTCTCCTTATTTTGTGGATAAATCAAATCCTTTTTCTTTAGAGAATATATCCTTATGGTTAAATCTAAATAATAGCCAATTTAAATTATCAAAAGACAATGAATATAAAGGGAGTTTTTCAAAATTAAATTTATATTGTAATAAATGCAAAGATTATCCAAACATGAGTTGGAATAATATATTTCACAAAATTGGTTGTGGAATTTGCGATGGAAAACAAGTTGGGGTATATCACAATCTCGCCTCTCAAAGACCAGACATAGCGAAAGAGTGGCATTCAACTAAAAACGGAAATTTAACTCCAAGAGATGTCACTTATGGAGAAGGAATAAAAGTTTGGTGGTTGTGTCAATTCGGACACGAATATCTTTCTTCAATAAATCACAGAACAAGTGGAAAAGGATGTGGAATTTGTTCCATGAAACAACGCGAATCAAAGGTAGCCACCGAATTAAAAAATTATATTCTTAGTAAATATCATGGAGAAAAAGAATATCCAATATTTATAAATCCTGAAACTAATTTCCCTTTGCCCTTTGATATTTATGTTTTTGGAGGAAAGAATTTAAACTTAAATGGAGTTTATATAGAGATTCACGGAGAACATCATTACAAGATTCATGACTGGCACAAGAGACAATCCAAGAAAAATAAAACATTTCCCGAAGAAGAGTTTGAATACCAAAAACACAAAGATAGACTCAAGCGCAGATTTGCTCGTAAACATGGAATTTACATTGAAGTAGATTTAAGAGAAATAAAAACTACAGAACAAGCGATTAAATATGTAGAAAGCATTTTGAGGAAAAATAAATGAATACTGGAAATTTTAAAGAGCCGTTTTCTTACATGGAGTATAGAACTCTTTGTTTAGCAATGGGAATAAAAAGAGAGTGGGAAATTCAACTTTCTTATAGAATTTATTTATGCTATGAGGATGGAAATTATAAAAAAGGTGTTTTGACACAATATTACAATAATCTATACTATGCAGAAGGAGGATTTAATTAATGCAATTATTGGAGCCAGATGAATATTATCTAATATTGTCCTATTATATGGTTGCTTCTCAAGCACAAGAAGAAGTTAGAAGATATGAAAAATTATTGAAATCCAAATTGGAAGACAAGACTGTTCTAGAAAAATTAAGTGACACAATTTATGATTCTGCAAATAGAGGAACAAAGAAAGAATTTGACGATTTGATTTTCAGCAATGGAATATCTATAAAGTGGAAAGAAACTCAAACAAAATTTGCAAAGGAACCAAAGGAAAACGATGTCAGCGGATAATGCTATATTAATTTTAGAATTGAAAGATCAATTTAGAGTAACTGAAGCGTTTGCGATTGATAATTTATTTTGGTCTTATTTGGATACTAATCACTCTGGAGAAATGGTTTCTGCCAGAGTTTTTGAATATTTTAACAAATCTAAGAAATTTGAAAGCAAATTGGACGCTCTAGACTTTGCTACTAAGTTGTTTGATAAAGCAGGTTATGTAGAATATGGCATTGTTCCTTTAGAAGTGAAAAAGACTTGGGAACAGGTTTTGAAAAAAGCTAGGGACGAGCTTAGTTCTGAAAAGATGTTTGTATTAAACAATGCCGACTTGAAAAATCGAGTCGATATTTTAGAAGAAATAAATTATTCTTACAGTGACGTACTCACTGAAATAAGCAGGGAGAAGTATGCTAAGTAACAATCATGTTCAAATCGTAATGGGGATTATAAAAGCAGTAAATGAAGATAAAAAACTAAAGGGATTCAAATTCAAATCTGAAGAAGAATTGAAGGTTACAGAAAAGAAAATAATTTCTTTCGTGAACTTTTGGAATAAAATTGAAAACTTTTTAGTAAACAATAAAGTTTCAATATTTATAAAAGAAGCATTTTATTTATTATTCGGAGTCCCTTACCCCGAATATCTGTTTAGCGATAATGAGGGCGATTATTTGGTAGATTATCAAAAAGGGAAGACCGAAGAAGACAAAACCATAGTGGAGTTTAGAACGACTCCTGAATTGAGGTTTGCTCTCGACGTTTCTAAAATGTGGTTTTGGAAAAAATATTACATTAGATATGTGGTAAATAAAACAGCCAAAGAATATGGTAGAGGAACATTTCGGTTCAAAAGAATATTGACTTATACTTAACCCTTGACAAATCAAGGGTTTTGTGGTATCATAACAATTATGAAAAAATACAATGATTTGTCAAATAAAATATTCGGAGAATTGAAAGTAGTCAGAATATCAAAGAGAGGTGAAAGCGGAAAACACATTGAATGGGAATGCTTATGTTCTTGTGGAAAAACTTGTTTTGTAAAATCAAATTCTCTAGTCAGAGGTCATACTAAGTCTTGCGGTCATTTAATTCCAGAAACCACATCAAAGTTAAGTAAAAAATACAACGAATACATCATGATAGATGAAGAAACTACGCTAGGAATTTTATCTGAAACCGATGGGTTTTTGATAGATTCTTCCGATTATGAAAAAATAAAACGATATAAATGGACGCTTGACGATGGTTATGCTGTTTCTCATGACACGGAAAATAATTTTAAAAAAGTAAGACTTCATAGGATTATAATCGGAGCAAAGGAGGGAGAAATAGTAGATCATATAAATAGAAATAGGTTAGATAACAGAAAAGAAAATCTCAGACTCGTTACAAGAGAAGAAAATGCCAGAAACGTAAGTATATCAAAAAACAATAAAACAGGAATTATTGGCGTTCATAGGTCTGAAAACAATACATGGAGAGTCTCTATTCAAGGGAAAAATTCCGGGAAAAGGCATAAAGAATTCAGAGAAGCCGTAATTGAAAGACTTTCACTTGAAAAGCAGATATTCGGAATTGACTTTGCCCCTCAAAGGGATTTATTTGAAGAATATGGAATATAAATAAAAGGCGCATTTTATAAAGGAAAATAAAAAAAATGAAACAAATAAGACACGGAACTTTTGAAACCAATTCGTCCAGCACACATAGCTTGGTTTTGACGAATTCGCTATTGAACATTAAAAGAAATATTGTTTTTGAAAATATTGGTTTTGGAGAATATGGTTGGGGATATGAAGAACTAAAGTCCCCCGAAGATAAAATCTCATATTTAATTACCCTAATTCAATATGAAGACGATGGAGTAAAGGCGATTCGTATTCCTGCATGGGATGATCCAAAAAGAGAAGAATTGGAAAAAGAATATTCAGATGCAAAACTTAAAGCGATTTTAAATTCTAAATACTTCATTTGGATAGACGATGTTGTACTCAATATTTCTGGAAAGAAGATTGAATTAGAAAAGAATGTCGGATATTATGATTTTGGGTATATCGACCATCAATCATTAGAGCCAAATATTTTTTATAAATCTGGAAATGATATTTTTTCAATGAATGAAAAGTCGTTTAAAGAATTTATAAAAGAACTAATATTTACAGAAAAGTATTTTATTGCTGTAGATAACGATAATCATTAAAAGGAGAATTAAATGAAGCAGATTAGAATTGGGACTTTTGAAACAAACTCTTCAAGTACTCACACTCTTGTAATTGTGTCTAAAAAAGAATTTGAAAAGTGGAAAAGCGGAGAACTTCTACTTGATGACGAGAAACTAAAAACAAAAGAACAAGTAGAAAAAGACCACTCAGAATCAATCAAAAAATGGCATGATGGAGATATTGAGGAACTTATTTCGGAAGAAAGAATGACCTATAGTGATTTTTTTGATAGAGACATGGAAACTTTTGAACAGGTTCACAAAACTCCTTCTGGAGACGAAATTGTAGCATTCGGTTATTATGGATACGATGGATAATAAATAATGAAAAAAACTAACTTGCTTGGGTCTTATAAAAACGGTAACTATACTGTTTCACTTTATTCAGATGGAACAAAGATTAGAGAAAATGATCTTGATAATTTAACGCCATCTTTTCCAGAAAACATTGATTTAAAAATAACAAATTATTGTGATGCTGGATGTTTGTATTGTCATGAGGACTCAATCAAGTTAGGATTACATGGGGACTTAAATGTAGATTTTATTAATACACTGAGTCCGTTTACCGAATTAGCAATTGGCGGAGGTAATCCGTTAGATCACCCATTTCTAATACCGTTCCTCTATAAACTAAAAGAACGAAATATCATTGCTAATTTAACAATAAACCAAATTCATTTTGAAAGAAAACAGCTTCTAATTAAAGATATTGTCTCAAAAGGGTTAGCTCATGGAATAGGTGTTTCCATGATAAAACCAAGCGATAACTTTATTTCACTTATTGATAAATATGAAAACGCCATTATTCATACAATAAACGGAGTCACCAGTTTGGATCATTACAAAAAATTATCAAATAAAGGAATTAAGATTTTAGTTTTGGGATATAAACATCTTAGAAGAGGGCTAAAATTTTACTCTCCTTCCGTAGAGAAAAACATGAGCGAGTTATCTGAAAACATAATGATTCTATCAAAGGGCTTTCCTATTATTAGTTTTGATAACTTGGCTTTGAATCAATTAAACATGAAATCTAAATTACCTAATCAATATTGGGAAGAGTTTTACATGGGTGATGATGGTAAATACACAATGTACGTCGATTTAGTCACCAGAGAATTTTCAAAAAGTTCAACTTGTATGGAGAGATACCCTATCGCTGACAACATTGATACCATGTTTAAAAAAGTTCTAACAATCCAATAAAAGGGTTATTTTTTATGAAAGCTAAACTCAATCAAATTGGTAATGATTTATTTTGGAACTTTTTTGATATAGACGGAATTGGTAAAGTAGTTACTTGGCAGGGATACGACGATGCTTTTTGGTGGGAAAAAGTATCTAAGTCAGATAATTTTAGAGTAAAAGGAAATCTAAAACTAGACCCATATACAGGAGAAGTGGAGAAAATTCAGTGACAGAACACACGTTAGAATCTTTTTATGAAGTCGCTTGTAATGAATTTGGAAAAGAACATTTTTCAATTAATGGAATTTTGATTTCAGAAGAAAATCTTAAATTATTCAATGAAGAACATAAATGCAATCTTACAATAGAAGATTTCTCAAATTATAAGGCAGTTTGGATAATTGACAACAAATGCCCAAAATGTGGATCAGAATTAGATGGTTTATTTGGTAGTTTTGAATGGGGTTTGGCTCATGGTGTAGGGCGTTGTGGAGAATGCAAAAAAGTAAGTATTCAGTTATATCACTATATAAAAGGATGTAACTTTCCGATTTCTGCGTTTTCTTTAATTGGGTTTTGATAAAATAGAGGTTTTATGGATAAAGAAAAAATTAAAAAAGATTTATTAGACGGTTTTAAATTCGAAAAAGCCAAAGAAATAATGGAGATTTTAGATTGGAAACTTGTACTTCCCACTGGCTATCACGTTCCATCTACAGAAGAGTTGAGAGAGTTTGTTTCTGGATTAGTTGATGATTTTCTTAAGGATGAGAGAGTAACATTTATTTCAAGTGGTGGATTTAGAGTAGAAAAAACATCTATGATAAATGATGAAGAATATGATACTATAAGGTTGGTGTTCGAAGCCATTAAGTCATATTCCGATTTGTAAAGATGAATAAAAGGTCAATTTTATTATGAATTTTAAAATTTTTTATATTTACATTTTCGCTATTTTCTGTATTCTATCCTTAGTAATGGTTCTACACACTGGTCAGGACGGATGGATTGGTAGCACTTGGGGATGGCTATCAGCCGTATTTGCTGAATATCGTCGAATTAATAAATAAAATACAAATTTTATAAAGAGGTCAAATGAATATTTCAGTAGATAAATATGGGTTTCTTCTTTATCGAACAACTAAAGATGAAATTTTTTACGCAAAAGATATTTTTGCAAAAAGATTTTCTTCTTCGCTTTCTTTAAATTCAAGAACGGTTTATGATAGAATGGAAAGCAGATTGGCGGGGATTGTTGGGGAAATAGTATATCAATCACTGTTTCCAATTGCCAAAAAAACTCCAGATAGAGATATTCCTTTTGATTTCCATCATGACGGAATGAAAGTGGATGTAAAGTGTAAATATAGAAAAGTTGACCCAAAAGATGATTTTGAAGCTTCGTTTTTTGAGTATCAAATGCGAAGGTCTCTAGAAAATGTTGATAGATATGTTTTTATGTCTACAAAAGATGATTTTTCTAAGGTTTGGATTTGTGGTTATATTGATAAATCAGATTTTATGAACAGAGCAAAATTATGGAAAAAGGGTCAAACTGATCCAACAAACAGAAAAGTATTTCATGAAAATACCTTAAGCGTTTTCTATTATCAGCTAAATAAATACGAATTGAGGAAATAATGGTTAAGTACGATTTTAGATGTGAAAAATGCGGTAAGCAATTCGAACACGAATCTTCTTATTCTGATGATAAAAAACCAAAATGTCCAGAATGCAGAAGCTCAAAAGTAAGAAAAATCATTCTCCCATCGTCTATAATTTATCGCGGAGAAGGATTTACAAAAAAAGTTGATCCAGACGAATAAAAAGTAAAAATAATAGGGTGACTTTCTTTTAGAGAGCCGCCCTATTTATATCTTAATTTTCAGGAGGATTATGGAAAACGTTTTAGGAGATAATATAGGTTTTGTTTACTACATTGACAGTATGGGAGATGATACAAGCATTGTTAGAAACGCAAGAGTCTCATATGGAAATGATTATTCAAAAACATTAACTGACAGGGATAAAAAACTAATTGAATACTTATTGAAGAATAAACACACAAGTCCTTTAGAGTCTGTCAATTTTACATTCAATATTAAATGTCCTCTTTTTATTGCTAGACAATGGATGAGACATCGAACTTGGTCTTACAATGAAATTTCAAGAAGATATACTAGCGACAATTTAGAGTTTTATATACCAAAGGAATTCAGAATTCAATCTTCTGATAACAAACAAATGTCAACTGGAGAATTGTTGAACAGCGAATCTTCCGATGAATATTCCGATGTTATTAAAATGTTTTGTGAAGACGCTGTTCAAATATACGAAAGCATGATAGAATCTGGTGTTGCGAGAGAAATAGCAAGAGGGGTACTGCCACAGTTCTTATACACAAATTTCTATGCCACAGTTGATTTACATAATTTGTTTCATTTTTTAGAGTTGCGTAGACATCCACATGCACAACATGAAATTCAATTATACGCAAAAGCAATTGAAGATATTATTAAAGAAATTGTTCCTTTTACATATCAAACATGGAACGATTTAATGCAAGAAAAATATAATTTTTAGGAGGTTTGTTTTTTATGAGTTTTTCAGACGATATTATGAAGTTAAGGTATTCTTGGGATAAAGAAGATGGGTCAAAAGAGACTTGGGAAGAAATATCTAGCAGAGTTGTTAAAAACGTTTTTTCTGTTACAAAAAATATAAATTATGATTTCTCAGAAATAAAAGAAAAAATAGAGAAAATGATTTCGGAAAGAAAATTTATTCCGGGTGGAAGATTCTTAGCTCAATCAGGAAGAGATTATCACCAAACAAACAATTGTTTTCTTTTAAGAGTCGATGATACCCGCGAAGGATGGGCTGATGTTGCACAGAAAGCAACTGTCATGTTAATGTCTGGTGGGGGTTTAGGGATTGATTATTCAAATCTAAGACCTAAAAACACTCCTTTGAAGAGAAGCGGGGGAGTTTCTTCAGGGGCTATTCCTCTTATGAAAATGATAAATGAAATCGGAAGAGGAGTCATGGCTGGAGGAAAGCGGAGATCGGCTATATGGGCGGGTTTGAGATGGAATCACGGAGATATTTTAGAATTTATTGATATTAAAAATTGGTCACAAGAAATTAGAAAATTAAAAGAAAAAGATTTTGATTTCCCTGCTCCAATGGATATGACTAATATATCAGTTATATTAGATAAAGATTTTTTTGATGCTTTTGATAATAAAGAAAATCCAAATCATAAATTAGCACATAATGTATACTGGAAGACGGTAGAAAATATGGTTAAATATTCAGAACCCGGATTCAGTGTCGACTATGAAAATAAAAACGAATCTCTAAGAAATGCTTGCTGTGAAATTGTTTCAGAAGATGATTCGGATGTTTGTTGTTTAGGATCGGTCAACTTTTCAAAAATAAATTCTCTAGAGGAATTAAAAGAAGTAACAGAACTTGCTCAATTATTTCTTATTTTAGGGGTAATTTATTCAGATGTTCCTCATCCAAAAGTAAAAGAAATTAAGAATAAAAACATGAGAACAGGACTTGGGATAATGGGTTTTCATGAATGGTTGATTCGCAGAGGATATAAATACGAACCGAATGATGAACTTGCCAATTGGTTAAATGAATGGAAAAATTCATCAGATAAATCTGCTAAAAAATGGTCAAAAATAATGGGAGTAAAAGAACCAATTAAGAAAAGAGCAATTGCCCCAAATGGAACCATTAGCATTGCTGGAGGACAAACCACTTCTGGAATTGAGCCAATATTTTCATTAGCATATCAGAGAAGATATTTGACTCCCGAAGGATGGAAAAAGCAATATGTTGTTGACTTTGTGGCAGAGAAACTTCACGAAGAAGGATATGATTTATCAAATGTTGAAGATGCTCACTCTTTAAGCTTGAAGTCTGAAAAAAGGATTGCTTTTCAAGCGTTTGTACAGGAATATGTTGATAACGCCATTTCATCTACTGTAAATTTACCTTCATATGGAAGTCTTGGGAATAACGACTATAATAAATTTGGCATGGTATTATATAAATATCTTCCAAAACTAAGAGGAATAACATGTTATGCTGACGGTAGTAGAGGAGGACAACCATTAACTCCTGTTGATTTTGATTTTGCAATATCAAAGAAAAATGTTGTATTCGAAGGAAACGAAGAATGTGCTGACGGAATTTGTGGTTTATAAAACTTGACAAAATAATAAAATCATGATATACTAAATACATGAATGATTTTCCAAGTCTTTTTCGTTTAGCAAAAAATATATCTAAACTATCACAGCATCCAAGGCATAAATTAGGTGCTGTTTTGGTAGTAAAGGGAAAGCCTGTTTCTGTAGGTCATAATCAGTATAAAACTCATCCTGAAGCAAGATATACTGGTCTTCATGCAGAAATACAGGCATTAAAGAATAGCGGAAAAGAATCTATAAAAGGATCAACAATATTTGTATATCGAGAAAAGAAAGATGGTTCTTTGGGATTGTCAAAGCCTTGTAAAGATTGTATGAAGGAATTACGAAAATTTGGGATTAGATGGGTTTTTTATACAATTGAAGAATACCCGTATTTTGAAATAATGAGAATTAAGGAGACAAGAATTGAATATTAAAATTAAATATCATGCGCCAATTGAAAAACTATCTATGATTGAGAAGGGGGATTGGTGTGATTTAAGAGCCGCAGAAACAGTAGAGATAAAAAAGTTTGAAAGTAAAATTTTTTCTTTAGGGGTATCAATGGAATTACCAGAAGGATATGAAGCCCATATTGCTCCAAGATCATCTACGTTTTCAAAATGGGGTGTTTTACTTACCAATTCTATAGGTGTCATCGATGAATCTTACAAAGGAAATAATGATGTTTGGAGAGTTAATTTTTATGCCACAAGGGATACTGTAATAAATTTCAATGACAGAATCCTTCAATTTAGAATAATCCAAAAACAACCAAAATTAACATTTGAAGAAGTAGATTTTCTTAACGAACAAAATAGAGGCGGATTCGGATCAACAGGACATACATAAAATACATCTTTTATAAATAAAATAGTAAAAAAATAGCCTTGCATTTACGCAAGGCTATTTTTTATAGATACATACTTTCTCTAAGTATAACGCTCATAGTACCAGACCCATTTGATTTCCAAGCTAATGAAATAACATTTTGATTTATTTTACAAGCTACTAAAGAAGAAAACCAAACAGAGGATTGAGTGAATCTTTGAGTCTGCTTGCTGTTAGCAAAAGATTCAAATGGATGTATATATAATGTTGCGTTTGCCCCAAGAGAGTCTATAATATAAGCTTCGACAAGACCGCCACTTTTTCCATAAAGATTACCGAGAACTATTTCAATGTCATAGTGGATTCCACTTGTTACATATGGAGAATTTGCAGTTATAGTTTGACCAACAGACCAGTTTGAAGATACAGACCTGTCTAAAGTCAAAGAATTTCCCGAACCGTTTGTTATCAACACATAATCATTAGATTTTGAAGAATTGTATAATCTTAATTTTCCTAAGTTGAATTGAGAAGCAGGAAATATTGAATTTGCGTTTCCAGAGATTGTTGTGAAGGTAATAACGTTTCCATTTATTGAACTAATTGTGCCAACCCAACCACTACTTGATGTATTATTACATCTAAAAATATCTGAACTATTTGTCGCAAAATTTATAGTGGAAGAATTACTATTACTTCCTTCCCCCTGAGTTGTTTGGTAAACAATTCCTCCCCCATGACCCTGTAAAAACACCTGTATAGGGTTAGACCATGCTTTTTTATTATCAGAAATTCTGATAACATTTACTCTAACATATTTTTCGTCTCCGTAAATTTTATACGAAGATGATTTCACATTCAATTCAATTTTCGATTTTCCATATTGAGTAACAAATTCTATATTTGAATAATCTGGAGTTTCAACATATACAGTGTCTTTGTCCATAGTTACAGTTAGATTAGCACCATTTGAAGAATAAAAATTTCCTCTTTTTAAAGACTCCATTATACTTTCCTGAGTTAATTCGTTTGCATAAACATATATCCAACCCTTGTTGAAATTAGCACCTGAAATATTATGACAATCATCAGAAGCAATCAGGTAAGTGCAGATATTATTTCTTAATACATAATCAACTTTTTCCTGACTATCTTCGCTTGATGTGTTCGCTAAAGAATTGAAAACTTCTATACCATAATATCCAGATATTTCCAAAAGTTTTTCATTGCTAAAAGGCAACGCAACCCAATCTGGATGTGCCATAACAGAAAAAGCTCTATCATCATTTATTAAATTTATAACATCTTGAGAGACATTTGTTTCTTTTGTATTCACATTTCCTACAGCTATTATATGACCATCAGCCGTACCTTCTTCTGAACCTTTTATATGTAATATTCCTTGAACACTTTGTTGTGATGTCATAAAATCATGATCTGTTGTTACAACAAAAGCATATCCAGCATTCTTATACGCTTGTAAAAGACTTATTGGTGTATCAACTGCATCTGGACTATTGCTTGTGTGACAATGTAATTGACCTTTAAACACATTGTTTTTATTTGTATATGGGTTTACCACTAAAACTTTTTTCCCATTTAAAACTAAAGTATCTGCCTCAAAAAATCTTGAGGCAGATACTCCTTCTTGTTCTACTATTAAATTTTTATTCATTTTTCTCCTGTTTACTCTATATAAAAGCCACTAACAGAAAACTCATCTGTATTTGTCCATGTCATCGGAACTGTTGAAGAAGTTGCTGTTTGAACTCCATATGTTCCAGAAGCATTAAATACATACAAAACCACACTAGACCCACTAGTTAATGGAGTAATGCCATTAAAAAGAGCCGTTCCGGTATCTCTAATTATAGCAGTACCACTAGTGAGATATGTTGATCCATGACTTGCTGGAGTTGTAGGTAAATCCATAGTAACAGGACCACTAACAGAAGAAGTAGAACCTAAAACAAATGTTATATCATAATCAACTCTTCGACCAGTTCTATAGTATCTTCCAGTTAGCGTTCCGTTACCAGCTGTAACATTTGTTAATGTAGGAACATAAGTTAAAACTCTTGAGTACGGAGTCGGAAAATAAGTTATATTTGAATTTGTAAAAGTAGGAACTGTCCATGTGTAACCTGCACCAGCAGATAAAGTAGCTCCAAATTTTCCAATGTTTACATAAGGATCACTACTTGTTGCATTTGTGATTGTTGATATTTTACAATAAGTTTCAGCAGTACTTGTAGTTGAAAAATCTGAATACAGTGTAGCATAAGGAATTGGGGAAAATCCTACTGTAACCCCATCGGTGGCGTTATATCCTAAATACACATACCAATCTTGTTCAATGGTAGCAAACTTGCTTCCCCCTCTTCCAGCCCAATTTGTTGCGGCATTAGCTGTAACAGACAAAGCAGAAGTGATGCTAACATTATTTCCTCCAATAATCACTCCAACTGGACTGCCAGAACTAGGGTCTGATCCAGATAATGTCTTTATTGCAACTGTAAGATTATTTGATGAAACAGTAACAACAAACTTTCCGTTAGATAAAAGGCTGTAATAATTGCTCCCAGATACATTCCCCCATGATCCATCCCCTAAAAGGGCAGTAGAAGCAGAAGGAGTTCCTGTACCAAGAGCCTTGTATAAATTACTAAGAAGAACCTGTTTACTTGCGTATGTGCTTGCGCTATCTCCAATTACAATCGTATCAGCACCAACAGGAGTGGTTTTTGCAGTAAGAGCGTTTATTATAGCACCTAAAGCTGTTCCGATAGCTGTCTTGAAATTAGCCCATGTAATTTTCTTTAGTACATTGGAAGCCGCGCTGTCTGTTATACCAACTGTATCAGCATCAGCAAGGGTTGTTTTCGCAGTTGCGTTATAAATAGCTCCTCCAACGACTGTAGCTGGAGTGGAAGAATCTGATATAGCACCATCAGAAGCCACCAAAACAACATTTCCAGAAGTTCCACCGTGATATATTTGATCTGCCGAAGTAGCATTTACCCAAACCCACTGTGTACCATCATATGTAAAAAGATAATATCTTCCCGATTGAAGTTCTGCTCCAGTAATATTCACTATAGTACCAGAACTATTTACTTTTGTTACAGATTTTGTCCCTAACGAGTTTATGTTTAATGTAACTGTTCCATTGGAATCTGTGTCTAACTTCAACAAAATATTCATATTAGTAGTATATGCAGAAATCGATGAGACAGTTGCTTCATAATAGTTCGCTGATATATATGCTGCGGAAACTGTGATTGCTCCCCTTTGGTTTTGAAGAGTTGATATTGAGCTATTGACTGTTCCAGCCCAAGTATCTATTCTATAAAAATTTGATGTTGTAGCAGTTCCGCCCCATACCGCTCTAAAAGTCGCAAAGGTTACTACCTGATCTGTCGTTGAGTCGTACAGAGTTAAAGTTAAATTAGGTGTAGTTGTTGACATTTATTTTCCTTTCTAAGTAGTATAATCCATTTGACCTAAAGTTAGTACATCTAACGTCCCTAATGTTTGGGGATCATAATAACCCAAAGTAAAGAACTGCGCTAAAATAGGAACGGCTGTAATTGTAACCTTTTTAATAATTATATTTGTTATTGCTTTTTGAATAGCTTTAGTAGTCGCTGTAATTCTTAATCTAATATAATTGATTAATGATAAACTAGCTCTTTCTTTCATTATGTATAGAATTCTAACTCTTCTAGCATTAATCGTTTGTGTTATAGATACCCGAAGTTTCATTTGAGATATAATTAATTTAATTCTTCTTAAGTTGATGATTGATACAAATCCAATTAAAAACTTAGGAGAAAAAGTAAGTGTTATCTTAAAAGCTATTCTAAATAACAATGTTGCCGCATAAGCAAAATTATCTATTATTAAATCAAAAGATTTGGAAATTCGATTTACTAAATTGAATGTTTTTTGATTGACAGGAGGAGTCATTTTAGACTCCTAGCTGTTTGTCATTTGAACGGTTATTGCGCCAATAGCGAATAAAACCGTAGTTGCCGAGGCGACTGTTCGTGCCGGTGATAAAGCATCATAATACCAGACATTTCCTGCTGAAGAGGCATCGCTTAAGAAAACATAAGTTATCGTACCCCATGAAGAGGTGGACTCGGCAAACTGAACCGCTGTTGAATTTGTTAGTACGGCGTTTGAAGCGTTGCCCCAGTTGGTCTTGTTATTAGTCAAAGCAACTCTAGCATAAGCTCCACCCGAAGGTTCAGTTGCCCCCGATCCATCAATATTGATGGTAGTTGTAGATAAACAAAAGTAAAAGGAACTTGGAACAGAGTACGAGGTTCCTCCGAAGTTATAATCTAAAATTCTATTTGCGCTGTAATATGTAATAGCCATTATTTAAAATCCTCCTTAAAATAAAAAACACTATCTCAACTCAGATAGTATTTTCTCTAAAATGTTTTCTATATTATCAAAAGAAAATAAAATTGGTAGAAGAACGTTTGGGATTACGTTCTTATCAGGTCTAGATTCCCTATCTACCAAAAATATTCTACCATAAAAGCATTATTTTGTCAAGGAGTTAAGCCAACGGAGTCTGAGGTACAAAAAGTATAACACCTTGACCGGGACGATACTCTTCACCACTAAAAGAAACAACCACTGGCTGTTGAATATATTTTCCCGAAAGAGTCAATGTATCTATAGTATCTAATTGAACTTCTGCCGTTCCCACTCCTGTAATTACCCCCGTTTTTTCAAGAACACTATAATTTTGACCATATGGACTCAAAACCCATTTAAAAGTTGCACCGCCCATATCTAAAGGAGTAACGCCGTCTTGTTCGTATACATTGTAATTTAATGTAAATGAGGTTCCAGCAATAAAACCAAATTCTTCTAATGAGTTTATTTGGGCATATATTGTGTAAGTTTGAACCATTATTCCTCCTTTTTGAATTCTTTTTCTTTTATAATTTCTTCTTCATCTATTGGTTTCTCTAGAAGTTGTTGAAGGAGCATTCTGCCATTAAATAAGTACATTACAGATTCTCCCTTTACCTCAATTAAAGATAAATTAAAATTTATCTTATCAAGTATTTCTTGAAAACCCTTATCTATTTTTATATATCTACTCATTCTTCAATTTCTCCATTTTTATCCATCCAAATAAAGGCTCTTGAAATAAAGAAAATTTCCAAGCGCAAAGCATATAGTTTCCAATTTCTTGTTTACAATAAAGAATAGTTTCTTTTTTAAATTTATAATAAGATACATTCTCTAAACTATCTTCTGGATACCAATACATATAAGCAACGTCTTCTACTTTTTGTTTTTCTCCATACAAATAGATAAAATTATTTTCAAATCTGTTCTTTATAAATCCAAAAAGACTTAAAATAAACAAAAAACTGAAAATAAAAAACAAAGTTTTATTTTTCATTTTATTAGTACTTCAACTTCCTCTGCCATTTGATATAAAGCTATAAAAAATCCGCCATCATCCATTCTGTATGAATTATTGCAGTTCTTTAAAAAATCTATTATTTTTTCACTAGCTTCTAAAAGATTATCTGCTTCTGCAAATAAAACTACAGGAAAATATTCAATTCCTTCATCTGAAATATTTCTTTTTTTTATTTTATTAACTAAATATATCATTTATTTCTCCTTTAACTAAAACCAACCAGTACTCCGTGTGAAAATGTCATAACTCTTGTTCCTATGGGGGTACTAACGCTTCTGCTTGTCGTTAGTCCAGTCCCACCACTAACGTAGATATTATCTGTTACTTGTAAATTTCCTCCAATAAAAGTTGAAGTTTGAACAATTGGGTTGCCAACATTAATAGAATAAGCTCCTGCAACACCTAACGTTATACCGTTATTAGCTTGAATTGTAGGGACTCCGGTTCCAGTCAAAGAAATAGTCATACCTGATCCGGCTATAGTTCCGCCAAAAACTCTACTTCCAGACATCGAATTAGTTGTAATTCCACTAGCGGAATACCCGCTTCCTGTGTTAAACCTGTCAGTTGGGAGAGGAGCGTTTACAATTTGAGACCAATCAACAGTTCCAACTAATTTATTAGCAAATATATCCCCAGAGAACGTTGCCGTTGATCCTGTAATACTCAAACTACCCCACTTTAAATCTCCGTTACTTCTAATGTAATTATTATTATCTTTCTGTATCCCCTGAGAGTTAATAGTTAATCCACCAATAGAACCTGCTGTCGCGGTTAATGTTCCAGAAAAACTTCCGTTAGCACCACTCAATGTTCCTGAAAAATTCACATTACCACTGTTATCCACCCAAAACTTGTTATTGAATGTTCCACCTTCATTTTTCTGAATTGAAAAAACATTGGTTGCAGTTGGGTCAATATTTATTTTTGTATTGATGGTCTGGATACTAAATTTAGCGTTATTTAATGTAGCTCCTGTTTCGTCAAGAACAAAATTATTAGCCCCATTTGCTATCGTTAATGTATTACCAGCAAGCAGTTTTCCAACAACGACTTCCCCAACGAGACCAAAAGCACTACCTCCACCCTGAAGAGTTATTTCCCCAAGAGCTAGTTTTGCTGTTTGAAATCCATCATCGGAAAAAGCAAGCATGTTGTTAACCATCCACATTTGCTTATCATCATAAGAAGATGTGGATTCATTCCATTGTCTTGCTCTCAATCCATTTTGATTTATTAGAATGTCTTGGTTATCACTACTAACTAAATTATTTACAGCCGCATTTAAAGAAGATGTTATGAAAGTAGTAACTTCGTCTTTATAATCGTTTTCCCAATTACTCCATTTTAAAGAATCAAAAGAAACGGCAGACCCAGTTTTTACAACTTGACCCATTAAATCAGAATACATAAATGAACCGTTATCAAGTCTTAGTCTGTTACTAAAGGTCATTGAGAAATTTTCGGGATTATCCAATTGAACTTCTAACTCCAATAAAACTGCCGTAATATAAATATCATTTTCCAACTCAACAGTTATTTCTGATCCCATTTCAGTTTGACTTGTAAAAACAGAAAACTCTTGAAGGTCTATATAATTTATGGCATCAAGAGAAAACTCATATCTAGATTGAGAAATTCTACTTAAAACGTTTTGCGCTTGATTATATAAGGATTGGGCTTGAGTTTGAATTTCAACTGGATTCATGGAATCTGTTTGAATAATGTTTTCGTTTTTATATGTATTTTCAAACATAAAATTATTTAGTTCAAGTAATTGTTCTGGGGTGAAATTAGTCTCAAACGAAACTAGATTTGTAATAGATTGAAGATCGGATGTAACGTCTGCTATCTGATTTTCTTTATTCGATATAAGCGTGTTTTGATTATCTATTTCTAATTGTTTTGCGGCAAGTTGAGAATTTATGGAAGATAAATCTTCGTTCGCTTGAATTCTAACTGCTTTTACACCTTCAAGAGCAAGATATTCAGATTCTAAATCTGCCAAGTCCGCCTGTAAAACTAATAATTCAGCGTTATATGTTTGAAGAAGAGTAAGCCCATCAGCGTATAAAGGTTGTTGGGTATCAACAACTATATCCCAAGATTCTAAAGCGTCAACAAGCCCTTGAGACATCCAACTTGTATTTTGATAATAAGAAAAGTTATAAATCTTATCTGTACCTAATGGATTTACGTTTCTGATATTTAGAACACCACCACCATATACACTAAGAACGGTTGTTACTTCGTCTGATTTTTCATTGAATTCAGCAGAGGATATTACATTATCAAAACTTAAAAATATATCAGTTTGAGTTGTTGCGTTAGATAATTCGTAAACATTAATTGTTCTGGTGAAAGTATCAAATATAAAAACAGCTTCGAATGCCTTAGAAACATCGTTTGTCAAGAAATTGTAAACATTGGTGTCTGAAACATTGAATGTTCTATAAACACCTATAAAACCACTATCGACATGACCGATGCTCCAATTCGGGGCAAGTTCTATCATGTCACCCAAAACTGTATCCGTAGAGTCTAATGGATTCCATAACGGTTTTGTTCCGCCATATGCCGTCACTCTTTTTGAAACTAATTCTATTTCTAAAGATTGACATTTTGCTTTTTTTAATGGGGTTGCGCCATCGAGGTCTTCGTCTGGATCAATGATTTGAAAATACCCATAATTCTCAATCAAAATTAATCTTTTGCTTTGAATATAGTCATACGCTGTTAGATTTGTTTGACCACCATCAATACTTTTAGGAAATGTAAATGTAAATTCACTAATTGCATTAAATCTTTTTGTTATTTTCGTGTCATATGCAAGACCAAGCGAGTAAAGTTCGCTTTTATCTGGATTACATAAAATTATATAAGGAGTTTCTGGTACGCCAAATTTATCAAATTGTTGTTCCATTTAACCTCCTACCCGGAAATTTTTTTCGCTACCCATTGATTTATCATTACTATTGATTCAACATTTCCTTGAATTCTAAGTCTATTTTTATTGGGAACTAATCGTAGAAACTTTTTATTAAAATTTCCCATTCGTTTGAGTCCTGTTGAGGATTCAATAGTTTGATATAACGGACTAACAGTTAATATTTCATTCGGTTGAACACCAGTAAAACTCATAATTCGATTATTATCATCTAAGTTTGTAATACTAACTTCTCCATCAGTATTGTTCATAGTAATAATTAACTGAGTGGGATATAAATAATCACCAGTATCATCAGACATGTTATAATAAACCTCTGTTGAATCCACAACAGATGAAGTATATGTATATGTCGTTGTTTGAGGATAGCGATATGCAAAAGGACTATCGCAAGTTACTGTACAACTAAATCCTTGAATGAAATTTCCTACACGCTGTATTTTAGGATCATTTAAAATTGCATTAAAATATATATTTTGAATATCAGGTTGATCGATTGCAAATCTCTTATATGTTCGAGAAGAAAATAACCACTTCTGAATTAACTCAAACTGGGTAGCATCTAGCTCTTGCTCTGCAAACGCTGAAAATTCGAATTCAAGCTTCGGAGAGGGCGTGCTTCCATAAAAATATGGTGTAGCTTTTCTAAATATTTTCTTCTCATAAATATCCATAGACGAAGAACCCATAGAAGCATTCACAGCATTTGCGTCAATGTTAGCAATGTACAACCCATATAACTCACTTGGAGTTGAATCATACAGGAAAGACTTTCCGTAAAAGCTCATTTATTTCTCCTTTCTAAAATAAAAGAAGAGATTTTTATATCTCTTCTTTTATTAGGTGTATTACATTTGGAATAAATCTCCGCGTCTATTCCAACCACGTTGATTCATCATTTGTTGAAGTCTAGTCAAAAGTTTTTCTGCAAACTTATCTAAATCTGGAATTATTGAGTCTCCTGCATTTCCGTTTATGTTCACTGGCATGTTTAACTCAATGTTTCCTCCAGCAAAATTAGATGTTCCATCTATCATTTGAGGAAGAGTTTTGTTCATAAATGTGTCTATTTGGTTAGGAGTAGAAACAACTTCACCCTTCAAAAGCTTTGCAAACATTTCATTACTCTTCAAAGACATCCCTTTTCCGACTACACCTCCTTCATGAAAAGTAGGAGTTGTATTGTGATCAAAGGAAGAACCTTTAGGTGGAGTTGAAAGAGATGCCATTATAGAAGACAATTGATTTGCGAAATCTGAAACGCTAGTTGCCTGAATACCTTCTATTTGCTTAATCATAGAGTTTATTTTACTTTCAAAAGAACTGTATTCATCGTCTAAAGCTTTTTTCTGAACCTCAACAGATTGATCGTATTGAATATTTTCTAAATCTTGATTGAGATTAGATAACTCATCTTGAAGTTCAAGTCTTCTAGCGTTAGCTTCTTCCGACGTATCAAATTGAAGAGTCGCTAATTCATTTTGAACCCTGAGTATTTCTTTGTTTTTATTTTCAACGTCTTGTTGATAGGCTCTTTCATCTGCTAAAGTATCTATGATTTCTTTTCTTGCATCAATTATATCTTTATATACATCCAATTGATCTTTTAAATCATCAACTGCGTTTTTACGGGCATCTTCAATTTGCTTTTCTATTTCTTGAATTTGCTTTTCTAAGTCTCTTTGTTGTTCTAATTCTGCGTTTTGAGATGATGTCCCTCCTCCACCACCAGAATAATCAGAAAGTCCACCCGGATATTGATAACCAGAAGGGGCTGGAGTAAATATCCCAAGGTCGGTATCTATGGTTGATTGTTGTGTTGGAATAGCATATCTAAGAGGGTCATAATTACCACCACCACCATAAGCAACTCCTGACATTCCTCTAAGACTATTTTCAACAGCATATGCGTTTTGCTGTGTCTTAAGCAACATCATATTTATTTGTTGCATTATTTGTTGAACACTCATTCCAGTGATATTAGCTGCTTGACGGACAAAATCATTAAATGCCGCATCTCCAGAGGTTAAGTACTTATATATAGCCTCTGTGCTATTCAACGCTTTTCCTTGCATGTCAACAAATGAATTTCCAGACATTGCAGCATTTTGAGCGATTGACCAAGCCAACTGATTGAATGCACCAGCCGTAACTTCGACTCCATTCAACATTATATTTTGACTTTCTTTTAATTGCTCGTAATAAAGACGAAGAACTTCTGTATATTTTTCGCTTTCTCCAGCCGCAACAGCGGATTTATAAGCGGCTTCTGCTTCTGCAACTTGCTTTTCTTTTATTAAATCGACATTCAATCTAAGTTGTCCGTTTTCAACAGACAAAGCATCTAAATATTCTTCAGGTATTTTTTGAATATCTGAAAATTCTAATTGACTACTAGACGATTTCTCAATTAAAGAATTTAAATCAGAAAATTGAGAATTTAGCTTAGATATAGTTTCAGAAAATCCTGCGTACTCTTCTAAAGGAGGAGTTGGATATTCTCCATACATAGCCGCAAGACCAGTTAGCCTTCCTGAAGAAGCCTGATTAGCATAACTTTGATAAAGATCATTTTGATAATCTATAAATAATTGTTTTAAATCAGGATTTTTAAGCCCCTCTATGTACGCTAATTGAGACTGATACCCCATTAATTGAAAAGTGCCTTTTTCTTTTTCCAAGGCTTCTTTATACAACTCTACAGATTCTTTAATTTGTTCTTGTGATTTTACTGCACCAGTTCCTCTTAAGAATTCTGTTTGAGATTCATTATAAAGTTTTTCTAATAATCCTGCTCTTTTAGAGGAAGTTTCTTCGGCTTCAGATTTAAGTTCATCTAGTCTTTTTTGAACTTCAATAAGTCGTTCTGTTTGGTCAATTAAACCGGCTATTGCGTCCGTATCTTGAATTATGAAGTTTCCATACTCATCATAATGACCAATTAAAGAAGGCATCATTTCCTTTAATTGATTTTGAACATCTATCCAATCTTGAGTTTGTTGAGCATCTTTATTTTTTATCTTAGACAACTCTTCAAACTTATTGGCTAACTCGGATATTTTATTGCTTTCTTGAGAAACTTTTTTTATTTCATTCTGAATTGTTTTAAATTTTTCATTTAAAGTATCTAATCTTTCAATAGTTGTCGGAATAGCGTTTGCTATCATAACTATACCACCAACAAGAAGAATAGCCCATCCTACAGGATTACTAATTAGCAATGTGTCAATAGCCACACCCAAATCATATATTGATAAAATAATTCCATCAATAGATATTTTTGACATAGCCATAGCCAAACTTGCAGATGTTATTTTTCCACTAAAAGCTAAATAAGCCGCTCCTACTGTAGTTAGCAGGGGAACGAGACCTCCCATTGCATCTACAGACTCTAATATGGCGGCAGTTATGTTATAAAAATTTTTAATTACATCAGAATTAGTTGTTGTCATCCACAACTTTTCTATTGAACTTTTTGCTCTGTTTTGAGCCGCTTCAACACTATCCAAATATGTAGCATATCTTTCAGCAGCAAGTCCTTCTGATTCCATTTGAACTGTTAGTGCTTTTCTGTATTTAGTTTCGTTTTCAAGTAAAACCAAAAGAGATTCGCGTTGTCTTGTTCCAGCCAAAGCCTTTAATATGTTTGCTTGCTCTACTTCATTAAGAGAATGCCATTTTGGATAAAGGTCATCTAAAACATCTCCGAAATCTCTAAAACCCCCATCAACATCTCTAATACTAACGCCAACTCTCTCAAGAGCTTTTCCTACATTATTAATGCCCATTCCTTCTTCATCAACTTGTCCCGAAAGAATATCTTGATACCTAGCAAACATTGTCTTAAAGCTTTCACCAATACTCTCTGGTGCGCGTCTACTGACATCGGAAACAACAGTAATCATAGAAGCTAATTCTTCCATGCTAACCCCTGCTTGTTGAGCAGAAACGCTTGATCTCTGCATTGCCGAAGCAATTTCTGAAGTTGATGTTGCAAACTCATTATCTAAAGAAACCAGTTTACTAATAACGTCCTGAGTATCTTGTGCTTCTAATTTAAAGCCGTTTATAATACTTGTTAAATACTCAGTAGATTGAGCAGAATCCATATTTGCTAATTTAGACATCATCATAGAAGATTCCATTAATTGACTTGTTTCTTCTATTGTTTTACCTTGTCTAAACCATTCTGTCGATCCTTTAGCTACTTCTAAAGTCGTCGCCCCTAAATCTTTTGCTAATCCATTAAATTGCAAGGATAATTTCCCTATTTGCTCATCGGTGTATCCTGTAACAACTTGAATGGCAGTCATTTGTTTATCCAAATCTGTTAAATATTGAATACCCTCTCGTAATTGACTCAATGCCCCATAAACTAATCCAACGGACGTAGCATATTCTATGGTTTGTTTTATGGCGTTTCGCATACCTTCAGACCAAGAGTCCAATCCTGTTCTTCCAGTTTGTAGAGCCGCTTTTGCTAAATCAAGTTCGTCTTTAAACTTTCTTACTTTAGCAATATCGCCTTCTGAAACAGCATTTTTTAAATCAGTTGCTTTCCCTATTGCCGCTTGAACAGATGGAGTAGATGCTAAATTTTTAGATTTTGCTAAAAATAAATCAGCTTCTTTTCCTGCGCGTTCCATTTCATCTGCTTGTTTTTTTTCAAGAGCAAGAGATTTTGTTTCTAGCGCAAGTATTTCTTTTTTATCTTTAGCAATATTTTCAGTATATTTTTGAGTAATTGCCACTTCACTATTTATTTGAAGATACTCTTGAACAACATTTCCTAAAGCATCTTTATACTCTACGACTGCCCTATTTATTCCTGTTACGCCATCTTTTTCACTACCAAATAATGTTACTTTTCCAATAGAGGAAGCCTTTGTTTTAATTTTTTCTAATTCGGCTTCGAATTTTGCCATATCTCCTTGGGCAAAATCCATTTTTATATTCATAACACTTTTATTACTTAATGCGTTAATTTGTGCTTGAATTTTTTGAGGGTCTAACTGAGCCTCAAGTAAAAGTTTATAATTATTTCCAGCCATTTATCCTCCTTTCAAAAAGAAACCTCCCTGATTGGAGGATTGTTTTATTTTAAGTTTTCAAGACCTGACCATTCCATATCTTTAGCCGTCAGATCGTTGTAAATAGAATACATTTCGGCACTTGACCAACCGAACAAAAATTGAATAAACGCTTGAGGTATTTTTTTTCTAGTTAATTCCGTACATAAAAAATGCCTACAGGCATGGGCGTAAAAAGGTGAACCTAAATATCTATCCATAGACGCTATCCAAGACCTAACTGTACCATCTGTTGCGGGAGACCCGTCGTTTTTAATGAATAAATAATTATGGTCAAGATTATTTTTTTCCAATATTGTTTTTCTATCTTCAAGCCATTTGTAGTAATAAGGAAGAAATTTTTCTTTGAGGATGTATTTATGAAGCATTTTTCCACCTCGTCCTCTTCCTTTTGTTTTTATTTCTTTTACGGTCTCTAAAAATAGTCCCTCAAAAACAGAATTATTCGGGTCAATTAAGTCCGTTGTAAATCTAAGAATTTCAGAAAATCTACTTCCAGAATAAACAGCTAAAGCTAACCAAAATGCTTGTTGAGAGTCTTTTTCAGATAAGTGGTTTAACAAATCTTGAACTTGTTCGTCTGTTAGAATTGTTTTTTCTCTTCTAATTTCTTTAGGGATAGATTGAACAGCTTTCAATATTATATTTCGAAAATTTGGAAATTCATCATCCAAAACTCGTTCAATATACTGAGATAAAGAACTTAAAAAACTTCTCATCCTGTTACACCTAGCAGAACCCCACTTCAATTCTTCAATCGCGTAACTAAAAAAATCAATTATTTCTAATTTCTTCAATTCTGTAAAATGTTTATTATCATTATGCAAAAGATTATAAACAAAGAATATATCAGCATCCGACTGATAATTTTTTATTGTAACTTCGCTAGACCTTGTTGATTTTTCTTTAATAAACCTTGAAACCAGTTTCTTATTTTCTGGATTTATTTGTTGCAATAATTCTTCTGTGACAATCACTTTTCTAAAAGTTTTCCGCGCCATTGATTATTCCCTTCTGTTTGAAATACGCGAGACCTAAAACAAAACTATCCATTTCGTCAAGATTGTTATATTTAAAATCAGGATAATTTTGTTTAACATACTCTTCGACCTGTTCTTTTTTCATGTTTCCGTGTCCGAAAACGGTTTTTCTAACCGATGTGGCGTGTATTTCAACTTGTTCAATATCTGCAAAAATAAGATTCGTTATTCCGTGAACACGAAAAATTTGTTGCGTTGATCCTGCAAATCTATAAAAACCTCTTTCGATTACTATTGTTTTGGGATTTTCTTTTTTTAATTTATTCATCTCTTTAGCGATATGTTTTAGTCTCTTGGGAGTACTATCTTTTCCATTCGTTTCTATACTGCCTGTCATAAAAAACAGACCGTCATCGCTAAATATCGAATACCCAACGTTGCTCATTGATAAATCAAAGCTTATTACACTCATAACAACCTTTCCAATAAAAAAAGAGAACCCGAAATTGGGCTCTCTTTAAATAATTTTTATTCTTGCTTAGATTCTTTTTTTAACATTTTATGTAAAATTTCGCCACTAAATACCGAAACAAAAGCTGACGCAATTACAACAAAGTAAGGAGCGATTGCGAAAAGTATATCCTGTGGAACATATGTTAAAACCAAATGAGACAAAACTCCTAAGACAGCCATTCCCGCAAAAGAAACCCATTTTCGACCTTTTTCAGAAAGAGATTGAAACCAATCAATCTGTTCTAAAATAAAACTTACAACAGTACCACTACCACCAACTGTACCCAACCAAAGCAAAAATCCTTGTAATGTAATATCCATTTATTCCTCCTTAAAATTCAAAACTTGGTAACTCATAAATACCATTTTCAAACTTGATTTCAATAACGTCAATAATATAATCCCTATATGGGTCTATCATTTTTTACTTTCAAAACACTCTCTTCTACATTATCTCCATCCGCTAAAAAAGAATCTTGAGAGTGCTTATACCAAACGTTTATTATAAATAGTTTATTCATATAGCTAAATCTTATAAAATCCAACTTTGGAAAATTCTTCTGATAATATTTTTTCTAATTCTCCATTTGAAAACATACTTTTAATAAAATTCTCCCAGTAGGGTCTTCTAAAGTGAGAAAAATATTTTTTTCCAAACATCAAGTTAGATGTATATCCGTCTTTATAATTATTAAAGGCTAAGTTAAGTATGTCTGCTAAATTATCAACAGCAGACCTCCTTGGATTACCATGAACCCAATCTTCAGGGATATACCTCATATTTCTAGGGTCATAACTCAATTCAGTAACAAGAGCATTTACTTTTTTTTCAACATCAGACCAAAGCCAAGCACGTTCAAAATCCCCTGTTCTTTCGTACCAAGAGTTTTTTTCTGTATAAACATCTTTTTGAATTTGTTCTTTTAATTTTTGAAGAATTCTAATGGTAGCTTTTTTTATAGCCTCACCAGCCAGATTTTCCATCATCTTTTTCAGGTCTTGCTCGTTTTTTATCTCCATGCTTTCTACCCTTTTCTTTGTAACCAATTCTACGTTCCCAAAAGCAATTCGGGCAATATTCGTACTCTTGTTCTTTATTTTCAAAACTTCTAAGTCTAACTTGAAGAGCGGAGTCCATACATTCAGGACACTTTTTCCCCAATGTTTTTATTAACTTACCTAGATGTAATTCAGACATGTTGTTTTATTATTTATCCTTGTAGATTTCAGTTGCCTTACTAAATATTTTAGACTCTTCAACGTCTTTCAATAGTTGTTGTACTTTTTCAATTGATTCTGGAGAAATATCTGTATTCAAAAGATTGGAAATTTTATCAACAAGACCCTCAATAACGTTACCTAAAGATTTTTCAATTCTTTTATTTTCTTTTACCTCTTCAATTGTTCTAGCAAGTAAAGCTCTGAATTCACCGTAATTTTTGATTTTTGCTTTAATGTCTTCCCAAAACTTGTAATTGGCAAGAAGTGAATTTAATGAAATCTTTTCAACATCTATATTTGTGCATAAATCAAGAATTCCAAAAACTAATTTGTATTCAGATTCTAAAATTCTAGTTTGTTCTTTACCAAAATATTCTTCTAAATATATCGATAAAAGTGTCATTTGGTCTGTCAAAGAAAGATATGGTTTTACCTTAATCTTTATATTTCCAAAAACAACTTCTTGTATTTCAGGTTCTTTAAATGCAATTTCTTGTTTATTTTCAAGCATTTTATGTATTCCTCCAGTTATATTTTTCAAAAAAAACGCAGATAAAATGTTGATTTTATTCACGTTTTACATCGTTTTCGTACTGTTTAAGTCTTTCTCTCAATTCAGCTACTTCTTTTTGTAAGTTTTGCTTATCTAATTGAAGTTGATCTATTTTGTCAGAAAGTTCTTTTTTCTCATCTTCGTTCTTTTTTTGAACTTCATAAAGGGCTTTATCATAGTTGTTTTTCAATCTCATGATTTGCTCTTCACAATCCGTTTTAGATTGATTTATTTTAGAGTCATAATATTCTCTTTCTGATTTTAATCGTTCCTCTAAAAGATCAATTACATTTTGAGCTATTTCAACGTTATCTTTAGCAGAGATAACTAGTTTAGTAGAAATCTCTGTGTCAACTTCTTTGGGATTTCTTCTTTTTTTATACCATTCAATAGCAAAAGATGATAAAAATCCAATGAACCCATATAATAATCCTGTTAGTGTCTTTTTTACATCGTCTGGGATTTCTTTAAAATTATCTATAATAGGAGTATACCAAGCCATTAGACACGTTTACCCCCTCTTCGTAATAGTTTACTATATGAATACGAAAGATAACAACCAATTCCAAGAGATGTGGCAATTGTACAACGTAGCCAATATCTAGATAAAGATATTTCAGGATTAAAAATTCCTATCCAAAGATATAATATCATGAATAGAAGCGGTATTACCGATAAACTACTTATTTCCCACTTATTTAAAAATCTATTAATTCTCCGCAATTCTAATAAAATATATGCGCTCATAAACACAAATAGAAAGGGAGAGTAGGTTATAAATTCATCTCCCATATACTTTTTCCCTCTCTAGAAAACGATTGGATCACCAACTTTCAAATGACCATGATCCCTTTCGTTATATTTTACGTCCACACCATTTCCGTCAACATCTACAATAACCCTTTTCCCCTTTATAATAGACGCAACCTTACCTTTTGTTTGTTTTTTATGCTGTTCAAATTTTTGCTTTTTTTCTTCTTTGGGGAGTTCTGATTTTTCTTCAGGTTTCCCCATATCACCAAAGAGTCCCATTTTAACTCCTTTCTAATTCTTGAAGAGTTTCCTCTAATATTTTTTCAATGTTATCGTAATCCCAATAAGGAATTATTAACAAATTTATATCATTGTGATAACAATATTTTTCTTTAATTTTATCTCTTCTTTGGTTTTCTTTAAATTGATTTTTAGCCCACTCTTTACCTTTTCCAGCAAAATCTATAGGTTCGTAATGTTGAATACCATGATATTCTATGAAAAGATTATAATCCGATAAATAAAAGTCAAATCTTAACTTTCCGTTTTTAACAGAAGGAATTTCAGAATATTCGCTTGAAAATTTTAAATTAAAAGACTTAATGAATTGAAATATTCTTTTTTCTCCCTTGCTCATAGAACACTTTTTACACCCTCTATCTAAATTTGTTCTATTGGATATTTTATCAGCCCACTCATTTCCACAAACTGAACACCTCCATAAGACTTCGGAGTGAGAAAATTCGGAGTATGATTCGGGGAGATTTGCATTGTTGTTTGACCATTCTTTTATTAAATCTGGTCTTTGGGTTTTTAAGTTTTTAACTCCCACTTGTTTTCCATTACATAGACCACATCCATGAAATGTACTTATACTTTGCCATCTTGCTAGAAATATATCTTGACATTCATAACAATAACATTTTAAATTCTTATCTGTTGCTGAAGTATATGTATTATTCTCTAAAAGATAAAAATTCATTTTATTTTTCTTTATAAAAAGATTTATGTTATATAAACTATATGGGTTGCTTGGATGAGCTATTGATTTAAATTGATTTTTACCAGATAATATTTTACCTATCGTGGTTCTTGTTCTATAGCCTTCCTTGTTTTCTATATGAATCTGTGAAGAATTTTCTTGGTCAACCATTAAGAAATTAAAACCAAACTCTTTTATTTTTTCTAACATTCTTCCTCTAGAACTCTAAAATTTTTTATATGCGGGAAGTGTAGAGTCTCACTTATCAAATAGTTCATGACATTATTCTATCCCGCATATACCAAATAAATTGGTTATTTATTATATCACAGTTTTAGTAATTTGTCAACACATAACTAACTAGGAACCGTAACGGTTACTTGCGCTTCGATTGTATTCTTATCATCAACAACAACTGTAATAAGAGATGTTCCTGCGCTGACACCCGTGATGAGTCCCGTGTGCAAGCCCGCAGTTGCGACTCCAGTAGTACCCGAAGTAAACGACAAATCCGCATTATCAATAATAAATGGAGCCTCTGACGGATTTGAAGTAATACCATAGACAACAAGAGTTTTTGTTCCTAAAGTTGTAGCTAAAGAAAAGTTGCCACCTTCAACAGCAACGGCAATCAAATCATCATACCAATTAATATTGTCTATAATTTCAATTATCTTTGCATATACAGGCGCATTCGTACAGGCGGCTGTTTCGGTATCTTGATAGGCAAGAGCCATAGCGGTAAGAGGAGTCTGTGCTACCCCATCGCTTGTCATTGATATGGTAAAGCTACCACTCAAAGTTGCCTTATAAACAATAAATTGAACTTTACCAATTTGGTTGCTGGAAACATCGCTTGAATTTAATTGAGCCTCCATAACCAACCGAACAACTTTTGGAATTACATTGGCTGGAATTGTAATGCTTCTAGCGTTAGCATCAGCGGCATAATAACGAACACAAACAACATCTCCAGAAGCACCGGAAGAAGAAGCAAAGGTTGATCCAGAGAAAGTAACTCTTTCAGTTAATCCACTCAATTGAGTAACCCATCCATAAATAGTAGTTCCTGTAACCGCCAAGGGAGTTCCCGTAACTGTTCCAGAACCACTTGCTCCAAGCGTAATTGTTTCTTCGGTATAAACATCAGAACCAACTGCAATGGATTGACCAGTAGTAGCCGCCAACATAGCTAGGTTCCACTGACAATCATTAAGGGTTATATTCATAGCATTGCTATGATAGTAAATATATTGGAGTTGTGACCCTCTTCCTCCGCGAACTTCTGTGTTTCCTAATGTCACTTCGATTGAAGAATCTAACAGAGTTTTGCCTGTAAAGATAAGTTGATTATTGTCATCATATCCATACACATCGGCGACCGAAGTCAAAAACTTTTTAGTTGCCATATTTAATCTTTCCTCCTAAATTATTTTGTTTTAGCTTCTTCAAAATTTGCTTTTGATTGCAGTTGTTCAGGACTCATTTTTACATCAGCGTATTTGTCATCTTCGTTTACATCTGAAATCCAAGATTTTAAAATGCTCTTGTCTTTAAATGAAACAAATCCAGACATACTAGCTGTCAAATAAATATTGGACATAATTATTTGGTTAGCTCGTCTAATTGCAAGAATAAATTTTCTGTAAGTCATGTTGTATATTTCTTCAAGACTCCAACCAGTGTAGGTTGCCAACGCCATCATTTGCTCTTCGAAAGAAGCCATTTTATTATTATTTAATTTTTGTTTGAACCTTCTAGCTTCTTCCAAAGCATCACGAACATTTTTTTGTATTTTTTCGTCAGGAAGGTCTATAAGATTTTGTTCAGAGATTATTTTTCTTATTTCATCAAAATCTTCGGAATAATATTTTTTATTATCTATCATAAAATATGGAATGTTATCTTTTTCGTAGCCATACTTTATATTTTTTTCTTTATCTTTTGTTTTTAATACCAATCGCAATAAGCCGTCAAATAATTGAGTGTAATTATTTTCTTTAGTTGAAATTTCATACATATAAGCAAGATAGCTCATTGAAATGGCTTTGATTGCAAGATTGGGGTCTTTGATACTGTTTTTTTCAAGCATTAAACAAGGAATAAAAAACAAGAACTCATAGTAATCCTGTATTTTTATAGGATATATTAATAAAGATTTATAAGGAACAGGCTGATCGAATGTATAATAAATTTCTCTAAAGGATGACATCTTATCTCCTTTAGTTAGATTTAAACGACATAATCATCCATGACCCCAAGAAAGGAAGTTGTCCGCCCAACTCTTGTCTGTTCGACTCGCTTGCCAACCTATCAAAGAATAACTTCCCAATAGTTCCACTTCCCCCATCAGTTTCTCTAGGAATAATTTTTCCATTAAATGTTTGACGAAGATGTTTCATTATCATATCGTTTCTTGTTCTATAATTACTAAGATGATTTGATTTATAATGAGTATACACTTCAAATATCATAGAAACAGTACCAACAGTTCTGTTATCTGGAAACACAGAATAATTAGCTATTCTTATCTGACAAGTTTCGAATGTTTGAACATCAGGCTGACCACGATCAAGAAAGACACGGTAATCAACTGTGTTATCGGATGTTCCATTATAAACCAACAAGCCTTTTTCAGTAAGTGTCAAATTCGGTTGTTTCCAAGCATCATTTCCATTATATTTTAAAAGCTTCCATATCATTTCATTATTATTCATTAAATATTTTACAAGCGTGTATGGTAAAATATCATAATCATCATATTGAGCATATGAGCCACTATTTATATTTTCACTACCCATATCCCTCCTACCATGCGCCATTCAATGAAACTATTATTGTTTTTGAATATAGTCCTGAAGTAGCTGTTATTTCTAAATTATCAGTTAGGAACATCTTTATATTTTTTATTTTAAAAGAATTGTCTCCTAAAACTGTATAAATATAATTAGAAGATGGAACGGTATTTGAGTCAAGAGAAAAACTGAATGTATCTGCTTGTTGTACATTATTTTTATATAAATAAATAAGCCATGTTTGTTCCTGTCCCTCAAGAATATAATTTTTATCTGGAGATACAACTACCTGATAATTATCGACAGGAGACACTCCTACTGTTACAGATGTGGTATCATAGACAGAAGAGTTGTTAGATAAAGAGCATGTGATTATACAACTTCCAGCAGAAACAAGCGTCACTAAACCAGAAGAATTTACTGTTGCAATGGATGTATTATTTGAACTCCAAATTAGTGTTCTAACTACACTTTCTCCATTCAAGGTAACACTAGCTCTCAACTGAATTGTTTGAGTAGCATTTCCAGATATTGAAGATTGATCTAATGTAACAACGTATTGGTTATCATAAGCATTTGCTATTCCATTAACTAAATCGTCAGTTTGTTTATTTACAAAGTCAACCGCAAGACTGAATCGACCAAGAGCCGCGCTATTATTATCAAATGTTTCTTGATTATTAAAGTTATTAATACCACCACCCTCAACTCTATAAGCAGTCCAATTTGAAGGATTACCGAACAAAAATCTTTGATTAGGTTTTATTTTATTTGTTTTAGAGTTTATTTGAAAATAGCAGTCCACCATACCTGAAGGTACAACAACTGCTGAACCTGCTGTAGCGTAGTCTCTGTTTTCTTTAATCAAATAACCAATCGAACAAGGCACTTCATATAAAGCCCCTGTTTCTTCGTCTAACCATCTAAGAACATTGTTACATCTTTTTACAACGACTGTTTGAAATAACGTTTTTATTTTGTCAACATTTATTGTTAACCAAAAATTACTATCGAATCTATACAGCCGTCCTAAATCAACAGAGTGATTTAATTCTTTAAATAAAATTTTTTTATAGTCATCTTCTACATTATCGCCTGTTGTTGGTGCTACTACATTATTTATTCTTACATCTACATTTTGATAAGTTTCTGATCTAAGAACGGTTTCTTCTTCAACAGTATACCAATCTGTTGAGTTGTAAAATTCTTTATTTAATGTTTGTTGTAAAAGTTTTGTATAAGTTTCTTTTGGGTTTTGATTATTTAAAACACTACCTGCCGCCATAAAGGGATATGACATTTTTACCTCCCTTATGATGGAACATAAAAATTACCGTTTAACCAAGCAGACCAATCGGTATTGTCAAGTCCATAATCAACTAGAAGTTGGGATAATTGTTCTAGCTCTAACGTTAACCTATTCTGCTTCTCTCTCATGTTTTGACTTTCAGAGTAAACTCTAAAATCTCTATCTGTAACATGAAGATTCATTTGGGTTATATCATCAATTTCTTTAGTTAACCAATATTTTTTCATTAACATAGCTAAAATTTTTATATTTTCTTCTGTTAATGTTTCTGAAAATGTCGAGGTACTATAAACTAGAGATTGATTACAACCTTTGAAATCTGTTATTGCAGGAATTAAAAATCCAGACAAATAAGTTTCAAAATCCGGAACACTTGTATTGTATAATTCATTTAGTCTATAATCTGTAACAAACATCATGAATTGATCGTAAATTGTAGAGAATGGAGTTGTCAATGCTTATTATCCCTCCTTTCTTAAACAAAAAGAGACGGTTATTCCGTCTCTTTTTTGGTAAATAATTCTCTTGATTCTTCAGCGTTTTGCTGAATGTTTACCTTTGCGTATCGTGAGATTTCATCCACAACATTCAAGTCTACTGATTTTGGATCAGCCGCCAGTCTCCGTGTAAGCATACCAATAATTGTTTTTTGTTGTTCCTCACCTGAAGATTTGAAAATTTCTACGGCTTCTTTTGAACCATCTAGAATTTTTTCAAGGGCTTCTTTCGGTAGAACTTTTGATTGAATTTCATGTAAACCGTGTCTAGCAATTACTCTTGGGTCTAAAATCATGAATTTACCCGTTTCCATAAAGGAACGATATTGTTCAATGATTTGAAGAATATCTTGATAGATGACTTGTTTGGCTTCACCAAATTTCTCAAAACGGTATTTGGCTCTGCCTCCAGCATTTTGACCTTGCGGTAGCAGGTTTAGTGGATAATCAATCAAGGATACAACCTTTATCAATTCATCGAGTGAAATTTTATTGTTAACAAAATCTTCTTCGATTGGGGCTTCCATAACAACAGTTGCCCTCGTTTGTGACTTTCTTGGCACTTTTACTTTTCTCCTATTATTTTTTCTATTTGTTTTTCAACATAGTTGATAGCCTCATCTACCGTTTTTATTTTTAGTAGATTTACTTCGACGTAATAACCATTTTTATTGCAATATTTTTTCTTAATTTTATCTTTGTACTTCTGATATTCAAATTCTTCTTCGGGAGTTGTGTTTTTGTTGTAGGATTTTTTCTTAGTCCATCCAGATATTTGATAATGCTGTTCACCATTGATTTCTATGTAAAACCCATTTACATCAGGATTCTCTCCATAGGGAATATAAACATCGCACTTGAACCATTGATTTGTATCTGGATTTTTGAATAATTTCTTTTCTTTTTCAGCATTATAGTTTTCAAAAAAGTATTTTTTTAATTCCGATGCTATGAAAGATTCTCTCAAACACCCACAAGATTTAGTTGCTCCCGACTTCAACCTATTTGTTGTTACATATGTAGTGTTTCCACATTCACAAACGCACTCCCACTCAATCTCTTCATTAAAACTTCTATATATTTTTTCAACATGTAGTTTTCCAAAAACACGACCAGAAAGGTCTTCAAAATTTATTCTTCCAAAAGACATTTTATGTTCTAATTCCCCACATCCACAAGATTTAGTTTTTCCAGAAGTTAAATTACTACCAAGAACGACTGTTTTTTCCCCACACTCACAAAAACAAGACCAATAAATCTTTCCGTCTCTGTTTTCATACAAATTATCAACTTTAAGTTTTCCGAAAATTTTACCAGACAAATCTATTATTTTTAACTGTCTTATTTTTTCTATTTTCAAACAACCACAGGAAAGAGACCTTCCGTTTCTAAGATTAGAGGTTCTTGCAACAACAGTGTTTCCACATTCACATAAGCAAATCCAAGTACTACAAGAAACCCCATCTGGAGAAACATAATTTTCACCCTCAGTAATTACCCTTAGTCTTCCGAAAACCTTATCTTTTAAATCCAATTTTTTTGACATTATTTTCCCTTATAATAATTCCCTAAATAAATAATTGAACGGCAGGCGTTAGGGATTACGCTTTTCAGTCTCGATAACCTATCCGTTCAATATTTTATTTTACCACAAAACTAGAATTTTGTCAAGGGTAAAACTACGAAAGTTCTATCGTGGCTCCCACCGAATTTGTGGCGATTCCAACCGCCCATGACTTCTGGATATTGGCGTTTTGCATCAGGTTTGCGTTCTGATAAACACCATCAGTATAAGCGAGAGTAGAGCCTTCGAGAACAGCCTTAACAATTTTATTGGTTGAGGGAGTGATGATCCAAATACGATTATCAGCAAGTTTCAAACCAAAAGGAGTAGTGTAGTCCGCCAATTGAGGAAGAACCATAACGTCTGTATTTTGGAAATTACGAATGTAACCAAGCTTCACATAGTCGTCTTCCAAAGTATAACGATAATTTGCGTCTGAAGGCAATACATTGGAAAGAGCCGCCATAGTACCTATTGCAATGGGTTTGGCTCCTCCGTTCCATGCACTTACAGTCTGTGAAAGTCTAACAAAATCAGCCTGACTATAACCACTAACTCTCAAGCCAGTTGATGCAGTATTATCAATTGCATTCATTGCACTGGCAAATGCGTCATACGCATCATATGTCATCTGAGTTTCAATTGAACGAACAGCCTTCATTGTGAAATCAGCAAGAGACTCTTGACCAGCCAAAACACGATAGAGGCTTACAGAAACAGCAAGCTGACGAGGTTCAGGATTAAGAACCACCTGACCGTTATATTGTTTCTTAAGTTCAGTTTGTCTCTTACCACGACCAACCTTAGAAACAGCGAAAAGGTCTCTTGGTTTCACATCGAAAGCGGCGGAGTCGCCCCAACCGATTGTTTTGACTTCAGTGTAAAGACCGATTGTTTCAATAAGGGTTTGAGGCAGGATCATATCAATCATGCTCGTCACAACCGCGAAAGCCGCCCAATTAAGAACGGGATGACCAGCCCAAGTTTCAAGAGGGAAGTCATTGATATTAGAAATACCAGCCTTACGAAGAATTTCTTTCTTTAAAGCTTGATTAATAACTTGTTCTTTTTCAGCCAAAGAGAAAGGCACAACCTTACCATCAACATTACGAGTCTGATGATAGAAAAGACCTTTCTTGTTTAGCATTTCTGATTGATACTGATTCCAGTAATCAGCAAAGGCTTCGTACACGCCAAGATTCGCTTCGCCACCCGCGAAAGCAATAACATTACTAGGTGCTTTATGAGTAATAGCCATAATTATTTTTATATCCTCCTAAATCTTAAAATTAAAGACCTACAACTTGGAACTTATAGGCTGTGACACGTTGAGAGTCAATAGCACCCGAACCAATAGAGATGTAAGTAGTTTCAATGAGTTTCATTGAGAAAACGCTTGAGGTTTGTGAAGCACCCCAAACCGGTTTTAAGCCGCCTGTTGAATCGGTAGCGTTAGCAAAAGTATTTGTTGATTTTGTTCCAGCAATACCATCGTCGGTCATAGTCACAATATCGCCCAGTTGAGGTTTAAAGCAACTAAACACCTTACCGTCAGGAACGTAGAAGTTACGAGGATCAGGATCAAGACCACGATACTTCTCAGCGGTTTCCACAAGTTCGGGCTGATAAACCATCCATACCCCAGTCAAACCATTTGAGGTTGAAGGAGTAAGTGCTGTCCAAACTTCACCTTCACCAGCAGTTGAAGAGAGAGCCGACAAAATTACAATGTTACCGTTATCTACATTAGTAGCGGCAACGGCAGAACGATTCCAAGCATCCACGTTTTGCGCGGCAATTGCGTTGGGGATTAAAATATTTTGTGCCATAATTAAAAATTCCTCCTATAAATTATTTAGTATCAAGTTTATCCCAAACATTACCTGTTTGTGGGATTTTTATATCTTCAAAACCAAGACCGAATTTAAATGTTTTATCTTCATTTTCTTCTTGATTTTTCTTTGGTTTAAAATCAAAGCAAAAAGCCTTTACATGATTTTTCCAATCTTCAATTTTTTCAAAAGAATATTCTTTTGATTTTTCCTTCATTTCAGAAACCTGTTCTTCAGCCATTTCGACCTTTTCAGCCATTTCTTTCATGAAAGCATCAACAGCCATTTCCTTTTGCTGTGCTTCTTGATCTGCAAAACGCTGTTTCATATCGGCATTTTCAGCAAGATATACTTCTTTGTCTCTTTCCATAGCTGACATTTTTTCTTTCATTGAAGCAAATCTCTTACCCATTCGCTTCATTGCCGAATACATAGCAGACATGACAGTAGAAGGATTCATACCCATCCCAAACTCTTCCTTGGCTTTGGCGTATGATTCTTTTTCTCCCTCTTCTCTCTCTTCCTCTTCTTGATCTTCTTCAACTTCGGCAAACATTTCTGCGAATTTTTCATCTGCAAAAACTTCGGCGTAATTGAATTTTTTGTCTTCTTCGTTAGGGTTAGCCATAACTAATTCAAAACCTCCTCTTATAACATTTTCTTTATTTTCCAAATCACAGGAACAAACGCCCCCGTCTAATTGATATGGTACTCTATAATATTTATCATCTTCGTTGTCGTGAATATATGCGTAGGATTCATCAAATGACTCTACCCAATATTTTCTAAATCCGTCTCCCCACTTATGTTCTCCAAGTGAAGAATTAATAATTTCTAGGATTTGAGAAGAATTATATGAAAAGTTTTCAATTCCAAGATAATTATCTTCTGCAAATTCCTCTTTTTCTTTTTTAATCCACTTTCCGTCTTTTACAACGTGAGTCTTTTTAAAGTTTGCAATTGCAATCGCCCATCCATTTTTATCTTCATCAGAACCAATTGCATCAGCCTCTTTTGCTATCTGATTCGCTTGTGACAAAGTAGGCTCTGGACTAATACCTTTTATAGCAGGATTAACATCTTTTATGCTTTTATATGGCATTTCTTCCTCCTCTGCGAAATAGGACATTTTCTTTTCGTCTAACTCATCCATTCGTTTAACAAGAGAAGTAGACCATTTTCTGCCAGCATCTCCACCCCAGAGTAACCACGCTATCCAACCATTAGATTCTTTATCGTCAAGATTGTCCCCGGCATGGCGCGGAAAGTATTTTGCAATATGCCTAACTTTTTCAGGAGTTGCAACATCATTTCTCACTAAATATCTTGCTGAAGCAAGTCCAACAGATGTCCCACCTCTACCAAATTTTTCTCTTAATTCAAGACCTTGTTTTGCATTGTTTTTAACGGAAGAAGGTATCTTAAAATTTAAATCATCGTAACGACCACCAAACTCTAACTCGTAAGCTTCTTTGTATTCTTGATTATTTTTCTCTGCAAAAGAAAGCATTTCTAACTCAGCATCGGGGGAGGCGGGAGTAACCATTTCGCCTAATACGCATATCGCAGTATATACCCAATCCTTAAGACGCAAGTACTCTCCCTCTTCTTCAGAGTCTCTAACTTCCATCTCAACTGAAACCGATCTTTTTTTTGTACCATCTCTTTTAAAAATGTTAATGAATTGAGGAGCATAACGTTTCCACACCTTCGTTAACACACTTAAACTCGTTCTTCCTGTTCCATCATTTCTCTCGTAAAACTCCGCAGAGTTAGGAACAACAAATCCAGCAATTACTGGTTTTTCAGAGTGTGTTCCGAAATCCGAAAACCTACTGTCATATTCATAAACAAGAGGGGTTTCATATATTGTTGGAGCTGTTCTTTTAAGTGCTTCTACGTCGCAAATAGTGTTATGTCTACTCACCCCGTCACTAAAAGCTGTGATTCTAGCTGTTGCAAATTCAGAGGATGGTTCTTCGGAAATTATTTCCGCACTTTCAATTTCAAAGTTTAATTTTTTAGTCAAATTACCTCCCTTCCAAACAAAAACTCTCCTTGATTAAAGGAGAGTTTGCTCTAAAATTTTTTCTATATATTCAATTGCATCTTGTTCAATTTTTATCTTGCGAAGATCAATTTCTATGTAGGTTCCGTTTTTCTTTGCAAAATTCTTTTTTAATCTATCTTTTCGTTTCTGGTATTTAAATTCTTCTTCTGGACTTATTTTATTTCTATTGGCTACTAATTTGTGCCAAGTACAAATCTTATAGTGTTGTTCGCCGTGAATTTCTATATAAAATCCATTCAATTCAGGATTGCTACCATACGGAATATAAATATCATATGGAAGCCATCTATTTGTTTCAGGATTTTTGTATATTCTATATTCTTCTTTGGCATGATATTTGCTAAGAATATAGAACTTTAACCTATTGGCTATTTTAGATTCCTGTCTCTCATCTGAACAAACTTTACACCCATTTCCCAAATTCGTCCTAGAATTTATTCTTGAAAAATATTCGTGTCCGTCTGGACATAACCACCATGCTTTCTCATGGGATGCGTGAGTAACATCTTGCGGGGTCAAACTTCCGTTTTTTGCTGGATGCCATTCTTTTGCTATATCAGGTCTTTGAGCAGCTAGATTGTGACGTTTTCCCACCTGAAATCCCTTACAAACACCACAGGCTATTCCTGCCAAAACGTTATTCCAACTCATTTTTGGATAATCTTTACATACATTACAATACAAATTCAATTTTGAAAAGGCATTTATATATTCATTATCTTTAACTAATTCAAATTGACTATTGTTAAGCTTTAACCATAGGGAAATATTTTCTAAGGAAAAAGGATTACTTTTATCTACAAAATTAATACCTTGACCACGCAAAATACTATAAATCACAACATCATATTTGTATCCTCTTTTATCTTGAATAATCACCCTTACAATATTCTTATTTCCCAGATAACTTTTAATGTAACTATACTCTAAATTTTCAACAACTTGTTTTATTTCTTTTTCAGTTCTTTTTCTCATTTTTACTTCTCTCCAAATAATTTCTCAACTAAATATAAAATAGATGGAGAACAGTTGAGAGTTACTGCTTTTCGGGAGCGACCCTATCCATCTAGTATAATTGTATCACAGAATAGATTTTCTGTCAATACTAATTACCATATAAATTTAATCACGTTATAATAAAAGGGTAATTCCTCAATTGCCTTTTCTAATTGTTCTGTTTTTGCAAAATACCATTTTCCATCTGACCTATCGTGAGAGAATAATGGTAAATGCTTTTCATATATCAAATAATTTGCAATTATTCCATTGCAAACATAAAGTTTTGATTTATCTATTTTTTGAGGATTTGTTACATACATATTACCCCCAAGGTGGGGCAAATAAGTTTCTATACCAATAAGGCATACTACTTAATGCGTCCGTTAGTTGTTCGGTAACTGTAAAATAAAAATATCTGTAATCATAAGAATCGGGAACAAAGTCTTTTCCTATAAGATAATCCGCAATCGGTTGTATAGCAGAATAAATAGCCATATTAACCTCCCAGTGAAGAATCCCATAAAGCCACTTGCCACCATTCTCTAAGAAGATTTGATCTATCCAAAAACTCTGTAGCTTCAGCATATTCTGTTTGTTGAAGTTTTATCATTTCTCTAATTCGCTCTTCAACAACATAATTGTCTTCATCCATCGACTGTTTCTTTATTTCCCCAAGAGATTCTGTTGTTTGATACTCTCTGTCAAGATACAATTCAGCAAGAGAAACAATATTATCAATTGAAGAAATGTCATATAATTCAATTGCAGGAACGTTAAAGACAATAGATAAGTCAGATAACAACTTATATAAAATTAAAGAATGTTCTGTTTCTTCAGAATGCTGTTCTTCGAATTTTTTTGCTAAATTAGAAAGCCCCTTACCATTTAAGTAAGAGGCTATAGACAAATAGATATTAGCGTTTTTCTTCTCTTCGGCGATTTGTTGTACCAAAGAATCCTTTAATGAATCACTAATAAGTGGTATCATTTTTACCACCTTTCACACTAAGCAATGAAAATTAGCTCAAGTACTTTTGCACCATCAAATGATCCAGCGGCGGCATATACGGACAATGGGGCAGTTGCTCCCGCAGTAACAGTTCCAGCGTCAGTTGATCCATTGAAATTCTTAGCTAACACGCGAGTTGTTTGAGGGATAGCGACAGGGAAACCAACTTTTGCGCCAGTTCCAACAGATATTGTATCACCAGCGGTTGTTCGAGTGGGGACAGTAATTGATGTAACAGTTTTAAACGCTTTAGTTGATGTTACAGTAGTATTATCTACAGCAACGAGAGTTTCAGTGAGAGCCGCATCTGCAATATCTGTGCCAACAATAACGACATTACCTGTAATTCCAGCGGCATTACCTGTGATTGTAATTTGACGAGGAAAGTCAGGGTTTGTAATTGAAGTAGTTACCACAGTTGTTCCGCTAGTGGGAAGAGTAATTGCCGCATGGACACCAGTTGTAGAGGCTAAAGCAGGAGTTATAGAATATGAAATAACATTCATTCCTAAAACTGTTCCAGCAGAAACATCTGGTACACCATCGTATTGAATTTCATCTAGTCTTGTTCCCAAATCCGCTCTTTGAGCGGCGGCGTTCATGTTATTTAGTTGCTTAATTTGTAGTGCTGTTAATCTTGGTTCTGACATTTTGTTTCTCCTTATATGACCTTAATTTTACATAGATATTAAGAATTTATCTATGAGATAAAGAAATAATACTGTCTGGTCAGGACAATATTCAAATCATTGATAAAATTATTATTTTATTATTATTGTCCCGCATTTAGGACAAAAATTATAATTCTTTTTTGATTTATATCCACAGATTTTACATTCTGTCAAATCTGAAGTAAATACGTTTTTTGTTTCGTCCTTGAATCCAATCAATCTTAGAGACATTGTAGTAGAAACATCTTCCATTTCACCTAACCAACCATATCCAAAGTTTTGAGAAATATTACTTCCTTTTACGGTTATTCCATTTTCATTCATCGAATTAGTCATATAATTAGAATAATTTGCGTAGGTGGAAGTCCAAGAAACATCATTAGATACTCCTGCTGATCCCAAAACACTTTTTTCCATTAATGAATTTGAGTCGGTATAAGTTATTGTATATGGAACATATTTCCATTCATACTTAGGATAATAAACAACATAAGGTTGATATTTTGGTTTTTCTTTTTCATATGTAAAAGAAATAGAAATTATTCCATCATCGGGTTTTATTCCTCTATGACTTTCAATTTCTGAAATTCTTTCTATAAACTTAAATTTATTTTTAACTTGACTTCCATCAAGGAATCCTTCTAAATCTAAAATAGATTTAGACCTAAGAATAATTTTGTTTCCAGAAAGAACATCTTCTCCATCTATTAAAATTGAAACTAAAGCGTCTGTCTCATTTTGGTTCTTCATGTAAATACTATATTCTGTTCCAAATGAAATTTTAACTACATCTTTTTCTTCTCTAAAAAACTTTGAATCACTTTTGATTGATACAATCATATTATTACGAAACATTTCTCTCCTTTTATCTGCCAGTTACAGATATATATTTTTTAAACTGGTAATTTTATTATTCTTCCCCTTTTTCGTCGTTGCTTCCAGATTCTCTAGCCTCAGACCCACCCTCAGTTAAATCTTTATCCGATTTAGCAGGACGACCTGCACCAGCGTCTTTAGATGACATTTGATTTGCTTTAAGAATAGGAGTTAGCTTATTTACAAAGTCATTTGATTTTGACTCTTCCATCATTCTTCTAAAATCAAAAGGACTAAGCCCAATAGCAGAGGCAAACTTTTGTTCTAAAATAATTCCTGTGTCAGCGTATTTGAATACTGTATTTAAGCGTTCTTCTCTATCTATTGCGGTATTAAAGCCTTCAAAGATAAATTTAAATTTATATTGCTTTGTTCTTTGATTTACCCAATATTCAAGAATATTTGCAAACTGTTGATAAACTGGACGTAAGATGTTTTGGTCAATATCCATACTTAATTTTGTTTCAAGGATGTTTTGACGATCTTTAGCGTAAATAAGTCTGCTGTTAATACCACTCGCGGCTGACGAACTCATTAAGTATGAATCATACATATTACTATCCCCATTAAATTCAACCGCTGAAAGATTTTGAAGTGGCGCAGAAGCTACCTTTATCATAGACGGTAAAGAAGATTTAATCAAAGCCATGAATTTTCCGAGAAGATCGGGGCTAATGGCAATTGCATCTTTTACTTTTGCCTTTGCATCCAAAAAAGGAACTTCGCCTGCCAAGATTTTCGAGGCTTTTGCTATATTAACATCTAGTTGGAGCGATCTCACGAAAGATTGAATCACGGCATCGGGCATAAATGCCGCTAGAAAACTTATGTTAGTTCCTATTTCTGGAAATAACTTCAAAGCCACGAATCCGTCTTTTGGGTCTGTGTCCACCCAATACACATAAGAAGAGTCCCTTGATCCAACAGGAAGAGATGGATTATATGTTATAGGATTACCTTTTACAAAAGCATCTCTATAAAATCTTTTAAATACTTTTGGAAACATATCTATATTCATACCGCCTTGAAGAAAAACATTCATGTTAAATGAATAAAGTAACCCATAATCAAAACGTCCTGTTAACTTACAATAAGTTCTTTGAAGCTCTTGAATAACATACTTTTCCCCTTCATCTCGTAAAACTCCAAAAAACGTTTCATTCCTTAACATTTCTTTTAATGCCGTAGAAAAAGAATCTTTGACATTAAATTTATCAAAAAAATCTTTTACAATTTCCAAGTCAGCTTTATATTTTTTAGACCTATATTCTTTTTCGTCTTTTATATTCGTACAAACGTAATTCCAATCAAAGGAAAGAAGTCCTGAATAGTAAAGCAATACTCTACGATACATTATAGAGTTTAGTTCCAACCATTGAGAATAAGAAGTTAAAACTTCTTCGTTTTGTTTTGGGTCAGCTAATGCTGTATTTATTTTATCTAGTGTAGCGGCTACTGGCTGAAGGGTAACGTCTTTAAATCTGGAATTTGTTAGGTCAGGTGTCCATATAGAAGGGTAAACTCCCGAATAGATGTTGTTTGCAAATTGGAGAACATCCCATACTTCTTTTTCAGAAATTAATATTTTTTCTTCTGAAGGAGTTTCAGTTTCCTTCTTTGTGTTTTTTCTTTTTGTCGCCAAGTCTCCTCCTTTCTTATATGTTAGGAATATCTGCTAACAGAAGCATTGGTATAGAAACTGCTCATCTCCAAGTGTGTCATTGCTAACGCCTTTTCTCTGGAAACGGGACAGTTTGCATCAATGAATTGAGCGAGTTCAATAAATCTTGTTCTCAGTTCCTCGATTAGCTCCATCTGATTTTCATCTAGTTCATGATATTCAAATCTCTTTTTTAGTTCTTCATTCACATTAACCTCTAACTCTACCTTTGGCTTCAACTGTAGTATGATTACCAGCAGAGGTCGAAGCGATTTTCACACCGTAATAACAAAAAGGGGCTATCTGAATTGAATATGATCCGACAGCACCAGCCGCCAAAGTAGCTGAGTTCTGAACAGTTACACCATCACTTAAGTCAGATGCGTTTCCTGCTATAATTAAATAGTCAACACTGTTTGTCAATCCTGTGTTTTTTACTGTAAAAGATACACTCATACCGTTTGTAGCATTTAAAATAGACCCCGAAACCAAGGTGCTAGTATTTGTACTTGTCGCTGTTGCATTTACCGCATTTAATATATTCATTTATTTTTTCTCCTATCCTATATAACTCACACCAAGCAGAGCATCCCAATCGCTCGTATCATCTGTTTCTTTAAGTAAGTCTTTATCAAATAAAGATGCTATAAAATTAAGATAAGAAACAGATGTATATCTATCTTTATAATTTCCATCTTTTTCAACAAGTTTAATGTTTCCATTTACAAGCATCATATCTAAATTCACACATTCCCCAATAAACAAAGTTGTTTGAAGATATGGATTCAAGTAAAAGGCTCTATAAGATTCATTGTCGTTTGTCATAAAATCTTTGTATGACTTAATAAGAAAATCCTCAATGTCGTTGTCTGATACTAAAAACGACCATAGTTTCTTTTGAAGAGCGTTTCTAAAAGAAACAGCGATTTGAGAGTTCAGAGTACTTGTAGCGAGAATAGGAAATATCACTGGTTTAGCGTCTACTCCCAAGGTTCTTTCTAAAAGTTCTAATCTAAGTTTCTCGTCTATAAATTCATGATCCGCAACAGTCATCGGAGGATAATCAATTCCTCTTTCTTCTGATTGTGTTACTTGGGTCATGGAATCAAAAATGCTTCATTTTGTTATCTATATGACTTTTTATTCATATAATCTAGCAATTTTATTCTTGCTAGTTCGGCATACTTCTTTATCTTTCTAGAAATTCCGTTAGTTGTTCAAAGTTATTATTTATTTTTCCATAAATTCGATGAAATTCAATGTGGCAATCTTGACAAAAACTTATTCCATTATCTACTTCATATCTTAAATCTATATTGTCTTTCCAATTTAATATATGGTGAGCCTCTAAATATTGAGGGTGAACTAGGCACTTTTGGCAAATAAAATTATCTCTTTCAAAAACTCGAAATCTCCACGATTTGTACTTAGGTTGAAGTCTATCCCATCTTTCATCGTGGACTCCGCCTTTCCAAACAGGGCTATTTTCTCCAGAAAACATTTCTTTATATTTTTCAGTTTTCATATGGCTGGTTTCACCATACTTGGAAACACAAGTATTTCTTGTTTTTTCTCTATATTCTTCAGTCTTTGTAAAACTTGTCTCGCCATATTTTTCTAAATTAACATTTCTTATTATTTCTTTAACTGATTCTAATTTGAAAACGTTGTCAACACCGTATTTTTCAATTAAGGATTTCTTTTGATTTTCTTTAAAGTCATCAATTTCCATAGGATTCTTTTTTCCATATTTAACGGTGTTTGTGTCTTCTCTCTTATTTTGACAACAATCATAACAAGAATCTTTATCTATAACAGAATGAGTTTTTATATAATAATTCCATCTTCTCTCAAATATTTTTCCGCAATAATCGCATATTATTTTAATCATTGCTTCACTTGATTGAGGAAGGTGCTCTATATAAACTTTAAGTTCTGTTCCCATTCCTGTATATACATATCCTAAGTTTTCATAATAATGTTTTGTTCTAGAATTCCATTTTGTAATAACTTTTTCATCAACTAACATTTGTCCTCCTAAAAAGATATCGGGGTCTCTTGGAGATATTATTTCAATCTCTATGCTCTGCACCTGACTAATAATAAATATTAGCCTTCGGATCGAGTTGGCATTTCAGCTTTCTCGCTTAATACCCCAATTTATTACTATTCAATCACTTGAATAGAGGACAATTAAATTTATCCCTGCATTTTGTAAATCCAGCACTACCCAATCTGCTTCAAAGTCATGAAATATTTCTTTTATTCTTTTTGCTTGAATAACTGTGTTTTTTCCTTTGTGGGATTCCATATAAACAAGTTGTCTCGCATAACCCTTACCTATATTTGGTATAAGCCTAGCGCAAGATATAATTGTTTGGTCATTTACTTTGTTTGCACGAGTCGCAACGTCAACAGATATGATACGAATTTCCCCTTCAACCTTCTTGATTTCAAATGGGTTTTTCTTTTCGTTATAAACATCTTGTCTTTGAGGATAAAACGCTCTCTTCATATTTCTCTTAAACATAGACATTGAAAAATAACTTTTGCCCGATTGACCAGAGGGAATGTTCTCGTATTCCATTTGGACGGTGATTGGATCAGCATCATCCATTTCGTTTTTTAACATTGTTTCTGTTTTGATATTGTGTTTTAAACTTATCAAATAATCTAACGCTAAGAAATTAGCCGTTTTATCGCCGTTCAACATACGTTTGATAGTTGATTTAACGTAGGTATACCAATATTCACTTTTATACCAAGCAGAAGTAATATATGAGATAATACCTTCTTCTTTCAATCTATCATCATTAGCATATTCGGGTTTCAGTCTATATGGGGGAGTCCTTGAAAACAAAAACGGTTTAATTACAGCTTCAAGAATTTCTTTTGGAACCAGTCGACTTTCTTCTACAATAATATAGTTAGCGCGGTTCCCTCTTGAGTTTTCGGAACTTGGTACAACTTTTATAGTACTGCCGTTTCTAAAGATAGCCTCATTAACGTTCGCGTTGGTAGTAATGTTTACAATTTCTCTTGCAACATTAGGATACGTGTCTCTTAAAGAAGTTAATTTTTCGCTAAGAATAATCGCTCCTTGTTTAATGGTTTTAGCACAAACAATCACTTTAATCCCCGGATATAAAACAGCAAGAGTCAATCCCCAAACCGCAATAATCCAAGTCTTACCAACAGCGCGAGACGCAACAATGTAAGCCAAAGTACTTCTTTGTAACATCCATATCATTAGAACTTGATAAGGGTGAAGATGTATACCAAAGTAATGTTTAATAAAAATAGCGGGGTTTTCTCTAAATAGAGTTATATATCTTTTATATCTTTCTTTTCTTTCTTTCGAAAAGACATCTCTATTAACCATATCTTTTCTTTGTCTAAAAACATCTTGAGTAGAAGAGTCTTTTCTAAATTCATCTTCGTAGTTTTTATACGACATTCTCTGCCTCCTCTGAATTATCGTCAGAAGATTGTTCGCTTTCTTCAGGATTATAATTTAAAGGTTCGTATTCTTCTATTTCCCCTTCTATCTCATCTTCCTCAGCATCAAGATTAAAATCCCTACTGCCAGTAATAAAATTCTTTATGGATCGAACTACATATTTGTAAAAATATTTCTCTATACCTTGAAAATCTTTAAAGGCTTCTCTCTCATCTCCAAATACTTCAGCAGGTTCGTTTTCTTCAATCATTTTTATAAATGCAGAAAACGTATCTTGACTTTTTCCAGCACCAGCAACATTAGCCTTTGCAGGATCAACCGAAGCGGTTTTCATAATATCTTGAAGTTCTTTAATGAGACTGCTAGTAGAAGAATTTTCTTTTCTTGCCTTTTCAATTTCAAATTGCTTAAACACTATTTCTCTAAACAAAACTTCTTCGGCTTTAGTGTCGCATTTGTGAGTTTTCTTCCAGCCATCAAGAGTCTTTTCAAGCCATTCATATTCCGAGGTTTCAAATCCTTCACCCCAAAAGTCAATTACATCCTGAGAAACTTCGTATTCCATTGGTTTATCAAACCCCATATTAATAACAGGGCTGTCTTTATAAGTTAGATCAACGGAAGTATCACTAACGTCTGTTCTATTATTAGTCAAAAGTTTTAGTCTATAAAAACCAAAAAGTTTTGTTTCATCTGCTTCTCTTATTTTAGTATGTTCCAACGCAGATGAGATAGCACTCTCATCATACTTTACATTCAACATTCTGCACATTCTAAGAATCGTCTTAGATATAGAACCGTGTTCGGAGTCTAATATAGAAACGTACATTGTGTTTATACAGTCTTTACATACGGACATATGACCATTAGAATCTAAAAATAAATCCGTTGCTTTATAAAAGTCCTGAAGTTTTTTTATTTTTTGACATTTTCTACATAACCCAAAATTTTGAGGCAACCCTGATTCCACTGTAATTTCGGGGGCAAGTCTTCTTGTTTTTACCATTTTCTCCTCTCCTATTGTTCTCCATAAAAATAAGAAAAAAGAAACGGGGAGACACCGCTTTCAATCAGGTTGCGATCCTAATCTATCTTTTTTCTAGAGCCGCCATCGAGACTTGAACTCGAGACCTACTGTTTACAAAACAGTTGCTCTGCCAATTGAGCTACAACGGCTAGATGCCTGACACATTGTATCAGGCAGTTTTAATGTATTAATAAAAGTCCCATTTTATTTAGAAGGAATCATATGGGTTTTCCATAATTCTTCCGTCTCTCATAATATAAGGATTAGGAACCTTTTCTCCAGATTGTAAAAATCTAACTCTGGATTTTTCTATAATATTACACCAACCAGTAGAGCTTTTTTTATTTTCTACAAAACCCCATATACCCATTTCCATTTTTTCACCATACCAAGAATTAGAAGGTTCTTCGTACCAAGTTTTATAACCGATAGTATACCCCTTAGAGTCCACAACTTTAATTCTCGCTGAATTCGTAGGTCTAAAAAATAACCATCTTTGGTTTTTTGGAGAATAAATTGAATATTGATATTTTGGGTTTATGGCTTCTATAAGCAACGCAGGTTGTCTTTTATATATCATCTCTTCAACAATTTTGACCAAACTCCCACCCATAACCATAGGTTGTAATTGAATGTAAGGTGGCTTATCATTATTATTTATATAATCAGCCCGACTCCAAGAACCAGCAAAATTTGTCATCCATGCGTTATCTCTAAAGCAATTTGCAAAATCTTTTTTTGCTTGAACTTCATTAGTTTTTCCGCCATTCAAGACATAATGAAACCACTCTTGCAAATCTTTGGTAAATTCAACAAATGTATCATCAAGAAATCTGGCAGTAGCGGGAACAGACTGTCCTGAGGGAGCATTATATCCAGAACCTTGCTTTTTACCCATAAGAATTTCATTTCTGGAATTTCTGTCTAATTTTTTTAAAGTCATCATTTTCCCTTGATAGTCGGGAATATTCCAAACTTGTTCATAGTCTGGATTGACAACCCCGTATATTCCAGCGGGTCTACCTGACGATTTCTCAAACTTTACATTTTTAGAATTATAATTTAAAATTAATTGATTCATGAACTATCCCTCTAATACGGTAGGATTAGTCCACTCAATAATTCTTTTCTTTATAGTCCCATCTTGTAATTTAAATTCTTCTATAGTTGTTACTTTTTCAGGAATCCCTAAATCCACTTCGGGCAATGGGTCAGTAATTACTTCGTCTATAACAACAGTCGTAATATAACCGGCAATATATCCAGAAGTTTGAATTCCGTTAACTGTTAAAAGTTTTATCCAATTTTTCCCAAGAGTGTCTTTTACATATTCGCTTCCTGTAAAAGATTGATTTGCAAATATAACCCCTACTATATTTCCTGTTCCAGAAGCATCTGGTGTTGATCTAATGTTGACATTTCCTGTTACATTACCTTTAATCATAAATTTCTCCTATTGAGTTTGTAAGAATTTATCTAAGTCAAGAATTCTATTTCTAACAAGAAAAAGAGTTCTCTTAGATAATTCGTTTGGTTTATTTTTATAAATGCTCTCAATTATCAAATACAATTCACATAAAAAAGAGTATTCTTCTGAAATAGATTCTATTTTCATTATAACCAACTATATTTTATTTTTTTATTTTTATAATCAAAAATAAGATGTTTATTAATTAATTGAACTTTTGGTTCTTCAGGTTCAGGAATGTTTTGAGATTCTCCAAAATATTTTTTGAATTCATCATAACCTCCGTTCAAATAATTCCCGTCTATTTCTAAAGATTGAACACCTGCTTCTTTACCCTCTACCGGAGTACCGTACTGCCATAAAAAAGTCTTTTCCCAAACAGGGGGTATTTTTACAGAACTAGGAGTTAGAGAATAAGAAGCTATCCACAAAGGATATTGAGCAAACCATTCTCTTTTTGCATTTTGTATTGCTTCCATGAAATAATAATAATTTGTATACAATACAATTTTTTCATTTGGAAGACTTGACAATTGTTGTAACTCATATATAAAATTATATAATTGATTCAAGTCATTCCATGATCCACTTTCAAAATCAGCAGATAAAATACCTTCTCCGACATCGTTCTTTATATAAGACCAATACAGTCTTGCTTGATTTCTGCCTGTATCCCATCTATCACAAAACCAGTATGATCCTCTTGGAATTCCTGCTAATTTTGCGTTTCTCCAACTTATTTCAAAAGCAGGGTCTTTATAATTCCACTGACCACACTTAATTATTACAGCAGAGGCTTTTGTTTTCATTACATTAAAATCAATATGCTTTTGCTTTTCTGGAGGCAATGGTTTCCCGTTTTCAGACATGACAGTTTGATATTTACTAACATCATAAATCTTAATTCCTTGATTATCAAATATCATTATTCCCTCCAATTAGTATAGTAAACCCCATTATAATATAAAGGAATATACATTTTATAACCTATTTTTCCCCAAACATTATTAGGACTTAAAGAATCACCTTTTATAATATTGAGAATTTCTACTTGAGAGTAAGGATAAAAAACTCCAACCGTATTTCCGTATATACTGGCAATATCTCTAATGTTTAAATTTTTTCCTTTTCCTCTATATGATATTTCAGCAATAACGCTTTGAAAAGGGGTTGAAGATATAGTTGGTGTAAAAGAAGGAGTGTTTGCTTTTGTTGGGGTTACGGTTTTTGTGTTTGTATATGTTATAACAGGAGTTGATGTAAATGTGTTAGTTGGTATTTGATATGTGGGGGTAATAGAATTTAAATATTGAATAGCCCCTATAGAGTAAACGCTATATCTAGAATTTCCCAAAAAATCATCATCGACATTAACATAAGGAACAGATATTTCTTTTAGCAGAGACCAATTTTCAGGGTATAAATCTGGAGTTTGTTTATATATATTCAAAGATGCTTGTTGATTATTTGAATTAATTACTCCACCAGAAGTATTTTCTACCCATACAGAACCTTTTAAAATATTGTTTGTAATATTAATATTTGTTTGACCTGAAGCGTATTCAACACCAATTGCGGCGTTTCCAGAAGTGTTCCAAAAACTATTATGAGAAATATATAAATTTTTTATTCCATAATTTAAATCTTTCCAATATGATATTCCAGAACATTGATATATCAAATTGTTGGTTATGTAAATGTTACCAAGTATTCCACCAGACCACCCTAAATAAGAATAATCCTCATTTGACATAGCTATGGATGCCGAATAAGTCCCATTTCGCATAAAAGCAGGATCAACACAATAAATAAAATTTTTATCTACTTTAATGTTATCACTATTATCTACATATATCCCAACAGCGTAAGCTGTATCAACATAGTTTTTTTGAATAGTTGCGCCCTTGGTCATTGTTACAGCGATACCTTCGCCATAACAATTTTCAATTTTATTTCCAATTATTCTTACGTCAGTTGCACCTTTTTCTCCCTTTATACAACTGCCCCATTGAACATTTGATATAGGTCTGTTTTCAGTAACAACATCTGTTACATAACTATTTTCTATAAAATTACCTTTTCCCTTCAAGATAACTCCGTGAGAAACAGTTTCATACACTTTTATATTATAAACACCAGAATAATCTCCAGAAACAGAAACACCAGCCCAGCCGCTATTCGACACACTGATATTACTTATTTTAATTCCTGATCCTGTTATATTTAAAACAATTTCTCCGGCTTTATTTAAACCAACAAAATTTACTTGTTCTCCGTTGTAAGAAGATACTTCATAATTGCTTCCTGAAAATGTAAAGGGAAGGTATGTCCCTTGTCGTAAATAAATTTTATCAGGAGAAAGAGACATTGCTTTAGATATTGTTTTACATGGAAAATCTATTGAGCATGAATTTGTATCATTACCAAAAGAAGAAACAAAAACTATTTTTTCTGCCTGATATTCTATTGGACTTAATAAAGAATTTATAATTAATAAAATTCCCAGTAGTATGTTTGTTTTCAAGTTTCCTCCTGTCTTACTAAACAAAAAACACGCCTAGCAAACGCCAAACGTGTTAAAAATTTCCCCCTCAAGGATAAAATGAGAGTTATTGTTTTTTGACCCCATAAACAATAGCGGTTAGTATTTCCCCGCTAAATAAAATTTAATACTAATAACCAGTTAATAAATTCGAAGAAAACTTTTTATCTAAAAGAGTTTTTCTTCCTCTTGTTACAGCACCACAATTTGAACATACATATCGTTCGTATTTTGCTAAATTTGTGTACCAATAAGGATGACTTTTATCACTTACAAACTTTCCGCCACAATTACATTCTTTGGAATTAAGTTCGTTTTTATATGTTGAGAAATTCGGAAGTCCCTTAACATAAGGTTGTATTGTCCAAAACAAATCATCTGTAGCAACAATATCACCTTGATTATAAATCTCCATTTCTTTAAGACTTTTCTTATCGCCCTTCAAGCATTTATCCCACAATACTTGACCATCATTATGAATCTTTCGAGAAATGCCAAAATAGTCATTGATATAATCAAGTTTATAAGAAGGCAGTTTAAAAGTTGATCGGATTAGTTTTAGAGTATCAATCGTTCTAAAATGGAGAGGACTCATTTTGTGGAAAGCTAATTCAGAGTTCATAATTTTAACATCGAACTCATCTCCGTTATGGGCGATTAGAATATCTAATTTATCAAGAAAGGTTCTTGCGCTTTCTACCACTCGAAAAGAACTTCTATCAATGGCTTCTTTTGAAGTCATGACATCAGAATAAACTTTACTGTCTCCAAAAATTTTTCCTGCCCAACCAAGCATTCTCCAAGAGTCTTTAATCATTGTATGAGGAATATACTGATCGTGAATAGCCCATAAATGACCTTCAATTTTCAAAGGTAAAGTTTCAATATCGAAAATACCAATAACAGGTTTTTGTTGCATTGTACGTCCGTTTGATTTACTCAATCCTCTTTTATTCCTTTCACGCTTGAACCATGATTTAATAGCTTCTACAGAATCTCCATATTTTTCAGAAAGATTTTGCCAATAAGGAGTAGTACTATTTCCATTGCTGGATTGCCACATTGACAACATTTCCTGAAATCCTTTTTCATTCTTGTAATCCGTCATTTGTCTCCTAAAATTTAGCTGCCGTTATACGAAACGCCAAAAATATTACTAGCTGTCACCCTGAGACTTGAACTCAGAACCAATTCCTTAACAGGGAAACGCTCCGCCAATTGAGCTAGGTGACAATAAGATAAACGAGTCGGCAATTACATCCTTTCGCATCCGTTAGGGGGGCTTTCCGACTCGTATGTGAAACGAGGCTACCCGTTCCTTAATCTTCAAAAATTATATCATATTTATTCAATTTCGTCAAGGGTTTCATCATCACCAAAATCTTCTTCTAATTGAATGTTTTTTCTTGAGTTAATTGACCCGTATCTTCTAATATTTTCAGCTAATCGAAAGTTGACCTTTATAGCAGGAGGAAGTTTTTTGGGTTCGTGATATACACCTTGCTTATCGGTGTATCCAGAAATGTCTCTGGCGGAAATTGGGATATACGAGAGAAAGCCGAATCCGCGTACTTTTAACGATTCTTGGTTTTCGGCGCATTCTTCGAAGAATTCTACAATTCCATCAAGAATTTCTTTTACGTCCATTTTCGCAAATTTTACTTTCCTACCATTTGCTAAGTATTCAATTAAATCATTTGTTTTTTTCATAAAATTCTTTCGTATATATACTATATATTAGAATCGGGTTCAAATTCGCGCATTTCTTTTTCTGAATTTTTCTTTTTCTGAAGCATGTTCCTCACATAATTTATGAGCAGGTGATTTTCTAATTTCTTCTTTTTGACAAACTTCACAATATACTAAATATCCACCACAGTATTTTTCGTATGTTTTCCCGAATTCATATAATTCCCTATCGTTTTTTATTTCTATCGCTGTCAATCCTTCAAGATACATGTTTAATATCTTTTGATACCCAATTGTTTTATCGTGATTGTCGGTTTCAATCGGGTATATTAAACCTGATTTATAAATCAGATGAAAAAGATGAAATAATTCATTGTTGGTTGTATTAATATTTGCTATCTTTTTTATCTCTGTAAAAAGTAAAGGAACATTGTTGTATCCGCTTCTTCTTGCTAATAACAACAATGTCAAATAAACTTTTTGAGCATCAAAGTTTTTTATTGTTTTTGATTTCTCTATTTCTTCTTTTGTTATAAAAATATTGGTTTTTGCAAAGAAGTCTTTTTTGCTATTTTTAACAAAGGATTTTATAGAAGAGGACTCTGATACTGCATTGAAATAAGGGTCTTTAGAACAGGCTTCAATTATTTTATTTTTTATCTTTGTGTCTCCATATCCCAAAACATGCCTAAAGTATTTTGCAAGTAAAAGAGCCTCTTTTCTATCATATCCGTTTGTAAATCCGTTGTTGTAAATATTAATCGCTAAAACTTTTTCATCATATAGAAAACTTTTCATTATTCTATGCTCATAAGATATATCCCGTATTTTGAAAACAAATAGTCAAATGATCCATTTTTATTTTTTATAGGGACTCTTACTGATTTTTCCTTTTTTCTGTTTTTTATATTTCCAACGATTTCTTCCCCAAAACAATCCCAAGCAAACTTACGAGATGTTTCTCCAAGGACTTTATAACATAACCAGATTGCTAAATTCCCAAGTTCCTCTGAATTGGAACTTATTGTAGAATAAGCCCTTTTATTTATATGACTTTTTATTTGATCCAGATTGGAATAATTTTCTTCTCCATAATCCAATAGATTTTCTCTTAATGCTCGTTTTAAAGACTTATATTCTTTAAATAATAAGGTCATTTTTTCCAAATCGTTTTTGTTTGGTTTATAGTCTAATCTTGATAATATCTTTTTATAATCAAAGTTTTTAGAAATCTCTCTTCTTTCTTTTGACATCTCTTTTATTTTATCTTCCATGTAATGAGACACCCTGTTCATAATAGAATTATTATCTATAAAGAAAGACTTCTTCTTATACGTTTCAATTAAATCTTTTTGATCTTTTGTTGGACGTTCTAATAGCATTAATTCTTTTATTCCAATATCATAAATGGTTCTGGAAATGTTATCAAATGCTAAAAATTCTTCGTTATATCGTTTGTTCATATAATCATATAAGTATCTGAAGAAGTATGGTCTTTTTGTGACTGTTATTGATTTTTCAAACTGAGACATTGACTTTTCAATTTTTGTCCACCATGAAGGAAACTCAGGTATTATTAGCCCCTTTTGTTTATCCAGTTCAAGACCTTGAGCGACTCTAATGTATTTATAGCGATTGTTTAAAATTTTATATTCTTCACTGTCTTCAGGATAATCTGAAAGCATTGTAACTAGTGTGCTTCCGTAATTTGTTAAGAAACCAACCTTTGACCCCATACCTAAAGACTGCTTATTTAAAACAGAATTTTTATCATCTATTTGTTTTTTAGAAGGAGTTTGTAATTCATAAAAAATAGGACTCCCTTCTTGTTTTCCTTTTACGAAAGGTTTATATGAAGTACTAAAAACAATGTCTCCATCAAGATCGCTTCCTCCAAGAATAGCCATATCCAAAGAGACACCATATGGAGGGAACACAATACCAGAATATATATATTTATACCAATCTTTTACATCTTTTGTTTTATTTAATTTAAGTTTATTTATTTCGCTTGAGTGAACATTAGGAGAACGAACTAAGGCTATTTCTTCAGAATTTCTTTCATTCCAAAATTGACTATAACACTCACCCTCTTTCAATAAAGGTTCGAATTCAATTCCAAAAATATGACAACATTGGGCGTATGGATCGCCTATCATAAACTGATAATTACCTTCAAAGACCAGCCTTCCCATACAACTATCTCTTTTTTTCTTTGAAATAGATTTATCAATTTGTTTTAGAAAATGAGAATCTTCCAAAAGAGAGTCTTCTAGCAGAATTCCCTGTATTGACCAATCAAGTCTATTGAACCATCCATCTGAAAAATCTATATCCCCTAGCAGATAAGTAAGGATACTATTTTTGTTTTTACCCAAAGAAGATAACCAGTCAACAGTCGGCTTACAAATATCCTCTTCGTTTTCAACTTTCAAGGATTGTATGAATTGATAAGACGAAAAGGCGTGTGTTTTATCTTCCTTTGGAGAAACCCTAGTTATACCCCATCCCAAATCATTCTTTTCGGAATTATTCAAATAATCACTTGTTGAAGAATAACTAGACCATAATTTGAATTGAGACTCAGATATAACAACATCAACATCCTTTATTTTTATTTTATCCCCGTATATATCTGTGATTTCAAAAATTCCATTTTCCTTTGCGAACTTGTGAAAATCAAATGTAACACAGAGACCTTTTAGAAAACTTGCTCGGATAATAAATGCTGAAGGAACATAGTCTAACTCTAAATCAGACGACCAAGTTTTAGCAGTTTTTGGTGAGACGAGCCCCTGTCCGTCAAAAGAATTAAGTTCAATGAACACATCTTTAGGGGATATTTCAGGATCAATTCCTAGCTTATTATCACCAAAGATTTCCCCAAAATCAACATTTCTAATTTCTTTTGTAATTCTGTCTGGAACAACTGCCATTCTTGGAAAGGTAACTTCCAGAGAGGAGGAAGAATATAAGGAGTAATATACACCAAACTTAACCTCAACCATTTCTTTATCTTTGTTTCTTCCATTGTCAAATATGTTTTCAATTTTGGAATAATATTTTTCTTCAATAAACAACATCGTATTTCTTCTTATCATTCCCGAACTAGCCATAAAAGCAAGATAAAACTTTCCGTTTAAGGTGAACCCATTTCTTACAATTTTATCTGCGTGTTTTTTGTTTGAGAAATAAACGCTAACAATTTCTGGAATGTATAATACATTTTGTATTTCTAAATCCAAAGAAGATATTAATTTTCTATTTTCTTTCGAGTTCTTTTTTGAAGACAATTGTTTTCTTTTTGACAAAAGGTTTTGAAGGTAACTTTGAGAATATTTTGACTCTCTAATTTTATTCAATGTACGGATTAATTGACTGTCCGATAAATGAACCATTTCCTGATTGATAACCGCTTGATTGTAAGATATGTCTAATTCATAATTGTTTTCTCTAATCCTGTCGCTCGATATTTTGAGTACACTGAATTGTTGATTTTTTTTCATTATTATTTATCTCTAATTTTATTTTCTACATATTCGATTGCTTCAAAAATATTTTTTATTTTCTTTAGGTTTACTTCTATATAAACTCCATTTTTCTTGGCAAACTTCTTTTTTATATCATCTAGTTTTTTTCTGTATTCAAACTCTTGTTCGGGTGTTATCCCCTTTTTGTCAGCCATTTTCTTGTGCCACCAAGTTATTTTATAGTGTTGCAACCAATGAACTTCTATATAAACACCGTTTAATTCTGGATTTTGTCCTCCAAAAATATAAATATCAAACGGGAGAGGGCGATTTGTTTCAGGATTTTTTAAAATAGAATATTCTTCTTTTGCCTGATATTTATTTAGAATATACTGTTTTAGTTCACTAGCTATTTTTGATTCTTTTTGTTCATCTGAACATTTTTTACAACCATTACCTTTAGTTCTACTTTTTATAGATGCGTTCCACTTATGACCCTTTTTGCAAACCCACCAAACTTTTTTATTGCTACCATAACTGACATCAAAAGGGGATAAATTTTTATTTCTATTGGAATCCCATTCAGAAATTAATTCTGGGAAATTATTAGAAAGCATATTTTTTTCAGTAACCACTCTTCCAGAACAAGCGGGACATCCATAATAAATCCTATCGTTACATGATTTAAACCACTCTTTATTTTTTCCGTATTCACAAACACCACAAATCCAGAAAATTTTCTTATGAGAGCCAAGAGTTATTTCAGTTGGCTTTATTTCATTATCTGAGTGCCATTCTTTCGCCAAATCTGGTCTTAAATAAAAGACAGTATTTCGCTCACCAATTTGTCTACCACCGCAAACAGGACACCCTCTTCCTTGACGAATATCTATCCAAGTCATTTTAAATTGCTCTTGACATTTAGCATCGTTGTGTAAAATAATTAGTTTCTTATTATTTCCTCTGTATTCGTTATCTTCTAATAATGTAAACTCTGGTTTATTTTTTTTCATCCACATTTTTATATTATATAACGAATATTTATTTTTAAAAGAAAAAATGCCATTTTCTCCCTTTTTATTCATTAAATCAGACAGACATCCATCCCATTTATATCCTTCTTTTGTTTGTACAATAACTCTCTTTGTTTTTTTAGAATACTCATCTAAAAAAATATAACCTATTTCTTCAATTATTTGCTTAATTTCTTCTCTTGTTCTTATGTAACCAGAAGGCATATTTTCTCCTTTATAACACAAAAGAGTCCATCTTATCAGACAGACTCTCACGGAATTTTGTATATGTTTTATCCGTTAAGTTTTCTTCACATAAACAAATTTTCCACCATATTCTTCAACTTCAGAACGGAAAATTTTATTTTCACAATTCTTGCAAACAATGTACTCCCAATCCCCGCGATAAACTCTAATTTCTTCTTTACAAGAACAATTAAATTTCATAACTCTTTGATCTGTATCGGGAATGTTTTTAACTATTTCATAAGGAAATTCTGGATCATAATCATCTTCATCATCTGATAGGTTGTCCATTTCTACTGCGAAGTACGGATTAATTAGCTTTCTAATATCAGTCAATTTTCTAACCGCCCCTAACTCCACAATTCCAGAATATCCAGATTTTTTATCATTGATATATTCAATCAACTCATGGGTGGCTTGAAATAAACTATAAGCCATACAATGTATCGTATCAATTTTTTCTCCGCCTCCAAATCGAATAACGTCAGCTTCAAAAACATAAATATCATTCATTTGTTTTTATTTTCTCCTGATTAAATTCTACCACAATTTCTTATTTTTGTCAAGGGTATTCATCTCCCACTTTTGCCCCTCATCAAATAGGATTCGATAAAGAACAGGAGATAAAAACAGCAAAACGGACATTAGAATAATGTTATGCTTCTTCATGGATAAGTCCTTCTTTCTCCAAATCTTCTACTAAATTTGACATATACCCCCACAATTGTTCGTCGGTAATTTCCCAAGATATCATGGTGTTCTCTCGAATAAATTCATCGTAGAATTTATTTGTTGCTTGACCATATCCGCTTTCAGAAAAAAGTTGAGCGTAATCGTCTATTTCAAAAAAGTCACAGAGTATGGACACCGCTAGGTTTGCGGGGAATACTCCGTGATAACCCCATCCAAACGCATGTCCTAACTGTTTTGTGTCTCTTTCAGGATTAACCATTCTTGAAACCAACGGGGTTCCGTTTACTGTCGCTTCAAAAAATAATGGGTATTTCCAGTTAACTGCGTTTTTTGACAGAGTAGAGTTATTAATCCGTTTTCGCATTTTGTAGATTTTCATAATCTAATTCTCCTTTCAGAATTGATTTTTCATTCATGTATTCAATATATTCCAAAAAATCTGATTTTTCTCTTGTTTTATTGGTTCGCTTCATGGTGTTAAATTTAGGGTTAAATTTTCCAATTAGTATTTCTTCTAAATATCTCATATCAATAAATCTAGAATTTCCTGTATAAAAATCATTTATTGTTATTCGGTTATTTTCATCTAAAATATAAGGTTTACATAGATAGTCTAGACATTCTATTTCAGAGAATTGGTCAATCAGCCATTTTTTAGAATCTGGAAAATTATCAATTATATATTTACCAATTGTACTTGTTCCGTATATTTCTTCAAATCTAAATTTGATATGGGGATTTTGTCCTCCAAACCACCTATTGTAAACGCCGATTTTACTGATACCTATGTATAATATTTCAGTTTCATTTCTAACCACATAGAAACAGTTTTCAGGACAGTCTTTCTCTATCTTTTCCCCTAAAAAATATAAGTATGAGAACGGGGTTGTTATAATCATTCTTCCACCAACTTTTCTCTTTTCATTTTCTTCAAAACATTTAGTATTATTTCTTCAGAAACCTTTTCGTTAGATACTTTATACCTATTGGGGAAGTTTTTTCGATGGTCTTTTTCTACAAAATATCCCCCTCGTTTATAGTCTAAAATCCATCCCTTACTTGCCAACTCTAATTGAGCCGATCTTACTGATTTTGTAGATTTGATTCCTGCTTGTCCAGAAAAAGTTTCATAGCCAAAACTTATCCATCCATCATCTGGTTTCGTTAACTCTTCAGCACCTTTTAAAGCCAGATATAATTTTACAGCAGTACCACCCAATTCCCAATATGAGTTCATAAATTCTTTTGATAATGTTACCTCAACTTCCATTAAGCCTCCTTTTTTCTTAATTCTACCACACATTCATTATTCTGTCAAGGGCTACCAAAAAGTAAAATGCCTTAAGGTAAAAAGTAAAGAGTATCTTTTAATTAATTTAATATATTAAGTACTTAATATTAATTAAAAGTATATAAATATATACTCTTTCTTTTTTACCCTGAGTGGTTTTACTTTTTACCACCCCTTTATGTCCACAGGTAATCCATCTCTAAAATTTTCGGATCACAATATTGTATCACAACATATGACAGACCATGCCCTATTTCAAAAAAAATAACCTCAAATTTCAACGTAAACTAAAGAGTCGAGGAACGCTACCCTACTTTTGTTGTAGGGCTTCCTGTGGTCATTTAGGGGTATATTTCAGAAACAGCAATTGAAATGCTACTTTGTTTATTAGGTCGGAAAATCATATCTCAACAAAAACCTATCTTAGATTAGGAAAACACTTTTATTAACCGTAAAAAGTTGCAAGGCAAACCCTGTCTTAGATTATTCTTTCTTTTTGTTTTCCTTGTGAGTGTGTGAACTAATGTGCTAGATGGGATTTTGCGCTGGTCTCTCTGCCTTACTTGTAAAATACCCCCAGTTATCTGTAAAATGTCATTTATTATTGATAATGTACTATTATCGTAAATAACTTACTTGAGTTGATCCACCACGTAAGCCAGTATAAGAATAAAAATTATTGATAATATCACTTGATTATCTTTGATTTATAAATAAAATAAGTTATAACCTTTTGATTATCACATGTAATATATTTCTTACATTATGTATAATATACTATACACAAGTATATACTACAATATATAATAAATAATGTACACTATTAATAAATTATATATACTTATTGTATTATATACACTAAGTATATATCTATCCTCAGCCAGTATATACTTAAATAAAAAAGACTCCATCTCTGGAGTCTTTCGTTTTATTATTTTATTACTGGTTTATATTCTGATAAATTAGGGTTATTGTCATCTATTTCAACAACTCTAATGTTTTTATTTATTGATTTAAGATATTTGTTTACAAGTTTACTAAGTCCCTTTACTTCCAAACATGATCTGATGCCTTGATAATTGTATGATCCTGTTACAACCTTAGATATATAAATAACTAACGCTTCAACGTTTACTAAGTCATTATCTTTGTCTAAAATAATATCTGTTAACTTGATTTTCTTTGACATTTTTTTATCTCTTTTCTTTGCCTGTTTGGGCTAAAATTTGTTTTGTTAAAACAAATTTTACTTTAAAACAAGAGTAAAAGCAAGGTTTAAACATTGCAGAATCATTACAATTTGTTCTGATTTTGTTCTATAATTCGGGCTGATCCATTGCAAGGTTAAATATAAAAAGTACTCCATTCCTGAAGTACTTTTTATAAGTCACAGATTATTTAATTGTCTCTAAAGTTTTTTTGTATATCTGGTATCTTTCCTCCATGCTAAATCCTACCCGTAATTTATCTGTTATAAATAAACCATATGATCCAAATTTGTGGATTAATTCGATTCTGTCAGTCCCAATAATTTTTATATCGATAACAGTGCGCCATTTGTTATATATATCATCGTGATACTTCATACCTATCTTTACTTGATTAACAGGAATGCTTAAGCATTCTCTAAAATAATTATACTGTTTTAGTCCTAATTGAGTTAATGCTATTCCTTTTCCTTCACATTTAAAACACATGTCGCCCCATTTTTCGCAATAGCTAAATTTACCTGATCCACCACAGCGAGAACATGACTCTTGGGGAAATAAGTCACGGGTTAGTTTTATTTTTTGGAATTCATCAAAAGATAACATTATTGTCTCCTTATTTGATATAGTCACATTATAATCATTCCTTACCATAAGTCAAGCAATTTACATTAGAATCAGATTAGAAAAAGATTAAAAAAATAACTCCCTTATTACAGGGAGTTATTATAAACTGGATAGATATTATCTTTTTATAATATCCATAATACACATTTCAGAGTAAAAATAAGGGTCTAACTTTGTCCACACAGATGAATCGTGCCAAGTGTCTGATCCTGAAACCGTTCTAAAACCGTTATTATAAGCCACTGCCGACATGTGACTCTTAACCATGTCAGAGTCAAAATTCTGAGTGTTCCATGCTACAACTTTATTACCTTGAATTTTTATAACCATATTCAACATTTTAGACTCCTTATTAACTAGAATAATTATAGTATAACCC